AGAAGAGGGGGGGGGCGCCCCTCTTCTTTTGCTCATGTGGCGAAGCGGTCGATCCCGCGTTCGAGAGCTCGCTTGGACGCTGCGACTACGGGACCGACACCGGGTACGGGCACGGCAGCAAGGGGGATTTGTTCGGGGTTACGGATCAACATGCGACCGGCCTTTCGGACCAGCTTCTTTGGTCCCGGAGACCACGACGCCGTTGATGTGTTCAGCTTCCGCTCAAGAGGCGCCTCGACCTTGCGTACTGCGCGAGTGACGCCTTTCTCGAGTTGTGCGAGCTCTTGTGGGCTCCTGGACTTCATGAAGAGCGTGGGGGTCTTCTTGACGAAACGCCGAACACCCGGGAGCTGCTCGACAGGCGTGGCCCCGAGTCGAACCAAACGCTCGATCAACGCCTGCTTGATGGCGCTGAGCTTCTCGGACTCCTTTTCCGGAAGCGGCGGCCTGGCATAGGCGGCGCGTGGCGGACGGTCTACGCGAGGCCGACTCATGAACGTCCTATACTCATCATCTTCCGATGCCGCGTGTTCGAGCACACGTTCGGCGAAAGCACGGAACATGTGCTTGTCGGCTTCTGCCGTCTTTTCCCTGATCAGCTTCGGCAGAGACGGCACGACGTCTTGGATGAAGTGCTGCATCACGGAATGCTCCGGGCTCACCTTGTCTCTGTGATCGATGACGTACTTGCCCTCTGGAGTCACGTAGAGATGGGCAGAGTCGTGTGTGATGTCCTGGCGGTACTGCAACACCGCCCCATGCCGCGGCGCGCCCTTGGTACGGATGAACTCCATACCACGGATACGAACGCGCTCCGGCGGCTCCTCCAGGGAACCAGGAAACTTGCCTCGAAGCGGCTTGTCCAGCCAGTTCACCGCAGACTTGTGCATGATCAACTCGTACGAATGGCGAAATCGATGTTGGGTTCTTGGATCCCGAACTCGTCTTCCGTCACCAATGCGGGGTCAAGAAGATCCACCACATCTCCGGTGGTCGGGATTGAGATGCGACGCACGAAATCAGTCCCGTCTACGGCGAGGTCGACGGCGATACCGCGAAGCAGACGGATCTCAGCGTACCCGTTCCGATCCGTGATCATCTCGGCGTAGTGCCTGAACACGCCCCAAGAGCGCCCAGAAGCCGACACCCGATTGGGGACGAAGATGTTGTGAATGGTCAGCCGCCGCCCTGAGATCGGGCTACCGGACATGTCAGTCAGCCGGACGAAGCACGTGATGGTCTGCGACTTCGGTACCGCCTGGGCCCGGCTTGCCGGAAACGGAACGCCAAGACCCGTCGTAGCTGCCGTTGCCGTGTTGATGAACTCGACACGATACCAAAACTCCTCCGCAGAGTTTTGATCGGTGTAGAAGTACTCATGCGTCCCGGCCACGAGGGTCGTATCGGTATCTAGGCCCACTGCGGCGTCGCCCTCTGTGAACCCCAGGAACGGGTTCGCGTCGCCATCGAGGATCTCGATACTTGCAGCGCTACCGGTGGCCGCCGTAGTGAGCCGGAGGCGCCCGGCATCGTCGCTGGCAACGACTAGCGCCGTGGCCCCTGCGATCGCCGCAATCGTAGAAGCCAGGTCATCGGCAAGAAGCGTGAGGTCGACTTGAGTGACTCCGTTGACGCGAAAGCTGAATACGCGCCCGGTGACGTCGTGCGGGGTCTCATCGGTGCCCCGCAGCGACGCCGACGCCGCAGCAGGGGCTGTAGCGGCTTCGTAGAGCCCATATTGCCCCGTACGGCTACGCCACCACCGCAAGCGGTTATAGGAAGCCACCGCACCCGTGATGTCGGCGACAAAGTAGCTGTGCTGAATGGGCTCGTTGGTGACGACGGGCATGGCCGGAGTATCAGCGGTCGGGACGGAACTGTCTAGGCGGGTCGGGTTGCGGTTCTACGCCCGCGTTATCCGTAGGACGGACAGTACGTCCCAGGGCCTCACGCGGACGAAAGGCCGAGACTTCAGGGCTGAAGCGGTATCGGATCTCGACGACAGGAGTACCGAAGCTCTCAGAGCTGTCGATACCATCGTTGATCCGTACAACTAACTCGAGCTCAGGTGTACCAAACGCTTCAGCACTATCGATCGATACTGGCCTAAGAACTAGGCCGACGACAGGCGTGCCAAACGCCTCCGCACTGTCGATCTCTGGAACAACGACGTAGGACTGACTCGCCAGCGTCGGTACACCAAAGGCCTCAGCACTATCGATCCCAGCGGGTTGTACTCTGACTTCTCCGACAGCGACCTGTGGCGCGCCAAAGATCTCTGCGCTCGGTATGTCTGCGGGACTTACGTACAGCTCAACCCTAGGCGTGCCAAAGGCTTCTGCCGAATCGATCGATTGTAGCTCTACATCACGCTGAGCGCTGATCACCGGCGTGCCGAAGGCTTCAGCACTTCCAATCGCCGGCACCTGAAGTACAGCAACAACGTTCGGCGTACCAAAAGCCTCAATGCTGTCGATCGATCCAGGCTGTAGGGCAACACCGCCGCCGCCTACCACGGCGGTACCAAACGCCTCAGCGCTATCAATCGAAGCAGGCACCACTACCGCAGCGCCCACCACAACAACAGGCGCGCCGAGTGCCTCAGCAGAAGCGATATCGCCGGGCTCTACCGACAACGACAAGGAGGGCGCGCCAAATGCCTCAGCAGAAGCGATCTCCGCAGGGGAAACTACAACGGCGCCAACAGCTACGACGGGAGTACCAAACGCCTCTTCAGAGTCTACAGATCCAGTAGTGACAGAGATTGATAGCGCAGGAGTACCAAACGCTTCATCTGAATCGATCGATACCGGAACTACGATGTCCTCGGTATCAATAATTGCAACACCGAACGCCTCGGCGCTGTCGATCGAATCGGGCTGGATAGTGAGACCACCGGCGTCGATCGTTGGAACCCCAAATGCTTCTTCTGAAGCAACGGGATCTGGCGCTACGACAACGGCGCCACGAAGTACTACAGGACTTCCGAACGCCTCGGCACTATCGATCGTGTCACAGAGAACGTTACGAGATACCGAAGGTGTACCGAATGCTTCGGCACTATCGATCGCTACTGAAGAAACGAAGAGTACGATCGATGCTGTGCCAAACGCTTCGGCGCTGTCGATCGATACCGGAGAGACGAATAGTACGACCGTTGCTGTGCCGAATGCTTCTTCAGAGGCAATCTCACCGGGCTGAACAAGCTGACCGCCTTGTACAACCTCCGGAGAACCAAAGGTCTCTTCGGACGCAATGCCGTAGTCGAGCTCAGTGCCGGCGTTGACAGCAGAAGCGTTGATGTCGAAGGAGTTGATCGCTCCAAACGAAGTAGACAGCGTAATGAACTGCGAACTCGAGGTGTCTACCTCTACAACAGGCGTACCAAAGGCTTCGACGCTATCGATCGCATCGACCGAAATGACAGCAGTTAGTACCGGCGTACCAAACGCCTCAGCGGAAGCGATTCCGCCGTCTTGCGTCCCTTGCTGTCCACTACCAATCGCTGCCGTGTTGACCGCAAACGAGTTGACCGCACCGGAGCCGGTCTCTCCGTTGAGATCGATGAACTGTTCGGGGCCCGGAGGCGCCCCAACGTCTTCGAGCTCGAGCAATCCGAGTTCGTCCAACGCGCCGTCGAATAGAAGACGGCGGGCCATCAGAACTCATCCACCAGCAAGGCGCCAGACGCCTGCGCGTTACCGCCAGCCATGATTGCGATCGGGAACAAGCAGGCATCCGTGGGAACCACGGGTACACCACCAAACGTATTGCCCGTAATGAAGCCCGCAGCGGAAAGCACACTGCTGCTGTCGGACACAGCGATCACATACAGAGGCTTGAACAGCGTGACGCCGAAGTTTCCTACGGTTCCGGTGGATGCCGTCGTCGTGACCGACTCGACGGAAAGAACCCCGAGATCACCCCCTTGGTACGGCAGGATGAACATCCGATGGAGTTCGCGGAAACCGGTTCCACCAAAGACGAGCGGCGGCGTCACGCGCCCGCTGTTGCCCAGATGGTCCGTGTACGATGCACTGATCGTAGACCCAGTGGCTCCTACGGCTGTGTAGACCGTAATGCCGATCATTACACCAATACCGTCAGTAGAACGGGTCAACGCCGGGGTCGGTAGATTCGCTATCTGAGCGCCAATCGCGGCTCCGCTGAGACCACCGCTGTGGGCAAGTCGATCAGCAATGATGTAGCTACCAGGCACCACGCTGTTCAAACGGGCGCCAACGATTCCTGTCTCCAACCCACCGCTGGCGTTGAACTTCACCAGCGCTGCGTCATTGGTGATCGTGGGTACCACGGCCGCAGTTGGTGTGTCCCCGACAGGAGCGAGTGTCTTCCAGCAATCGTACGTGCGGCCTTGGATCGCGACAGTACTGCCGATGTTCACGGGGGCGAACTGCCGCTGATCCTGTAGTGCCTGCTTGTAGGCGTCGAGATCAACTAGCGGCATGTCACTTCTCCACGAGCGAGATGCCACCAAACACATCGGGCGCCACGGTCGACGACGGTACCCAAAGAAACGAGATACAGGCGTCACTATCGATCGTGGGGATACCGGGGAGCCCGGTTACGTAGTCTCGCCACCCAGGAGCACCGCCGGTTCCGACGCCGATGTATCCCAAGACCTTTCCGACGGTGACACCAAACGAACCCGCCGTTCCCGTCGAAACGCCAAGGTCTACGTCGGTGACGCCCTGGACACCGCTATCCCCGGAAGCCAGCGGCAGGAAGATGGCTCGGGTGGCTTCACGGTTGTTGGTGCCGCCAAAGGCAACCGCAGGAGTGACTGCGGGATTGCCGGCTTGGTTGGTGTAGTTCGCGATGATTGTAGTCGCCGTTGTGCCGATCTGCGTGTAGATCTCGACGAACATGAAGTTGCCGAGCCCGCCGGTGTTGCGCGTCAGCGTGCCGCCCACCGTCTGCGCAGTGGCAACGGTGCCACTGAGGCCACCGTTGTGAAGAAGCCGGTCATAGACGATCAGTGTTCCACCGACCAGTGCGGTACCCCAGGCCTGGATCAGATGGAGCTCGCGCCCACCGCCGGGGTTCGTGAACGGCAGAGCACCTGCGGTCGCTGAAGTCGGCACCGCTGCGGCACCCGGAACCACTCCGGCTGTGCACGGAGCACCGTCGTAGCGCCACAGCGAGATAGGCCGGCCCAAAATGGTAGCTGGAGCTGCGGCTCCGCCGACGCGTGAGGTCTTCATAAAGAAGTGCGTCTGCGGCGCCGCGGCCCCACCGCCCGTGGCCAGATTGATCAGGTCAGAGAGGTCTGTGAGCGCCGCCATGTCACCACCGAATCGGTACGGCGAGCTCGGTCAGCGTTGCAGCGCTACCGGTACGCACGAGGTTGTTGGCACCGTCGACGGGAGTCCATGCGCCGCCATTCGGGTTCGAGCCGGCTACGACGGCCCAGGCTTCTTGCGAAGCCGGCATCTGCGGGTCTGGAACGAAGCGGCCGGCGTCGAGGCATGCCCGATACCAAGCCAACGCCAAGTCGTTGCTCATGGTGTCCAGGTGAAAGGCAGCGCCATAGATCAAAGATTCCTCTGCGGCATTACTGGCGCCGGCTCCACCAACCGAGCCGCCAACAGCAAAGCCAGTACCCGACGTGTACGCACCGGTTGCGTGTGTTGCCGTGTCACCAAAGGTACCCGCGACCCACAATGTTCCAACGCCGTCGTTGAAGTGGGCGATTGCGTGAATCACACGCGCGGCTTGTTCTTGCGGAACAACCGTTAGTTGTCGCAATACCGCACCGCTGTCGACCCAGTAGAACGTCACCGAGATCCCGTCGTATGCGATTGCTGCACCGCCGGTCAAAAACTCACCAGCCGTGCTCACTATGCGGCGAAGGTCGCCGTGTTCGACCCGAGTGCCGAAGGCTGCGGAGAGCGTCCATTGTGTCTGGCTTGCCAGAGGATCACCGCCGCTGCGCTCGTAGTAGTCGCGATCGCCTGCGGCCGCTCCCGTAGCAAAGTTCGTCAGGCCTGTGATGCGCCTCGGAAAGCCGACAATGGTAGCCCCGTCTCTCGCGAAGAGCTCGGTATCGCGGATGGCGCCATAGGTCAGCAGCGTCGGACCGCTGGTCTCTCGAGCACCACGAATGTCGGGAGAAGTGGTACTCCCACCAATCTGACCGCCGACCTTCACCGAGGTAGCTGCGGGATCGCCATTCAGCACCAGCCCGGCGTAGCGGTCATCTACGACACTCAGCGACCCCACGAGCGTGAGGTCGTTAGATCCGATGGCATCCTCGAGCGTGGAGGAGACGGCGCCCAGAGACAGGTCAGCAAAACTCCAACGCGAGGTGAACGAGCTGTCAGGAAGATCACCTTGAGCCAAGAACGTGCGAAGGATCTCTTCATGCTCGGAGTCGGAAAGAACGCCATCGGTTTTGGCTGCCAGACCAACAAGCGTCGCCGTTTCCATTCCGCCGCTTGTCGCCGAACCACCAGGACGTCCGACGCGGAACGGATTGGTGCTCGGGGTGTAACCCGTCATTGCTGCCGAAAACAACGTCTGGCCGCCGAGCTTCAAAAATCGAGTGGTCCCGTTGAACCCCATCGAAATCGGAATCAGCCCTTTCTTGAAGGTCACCCCAAGCAACCACTCCTGCACGAAGTTGCTGAGGAAGTTGCTACTTCCGTCCGTGATCGTGTGCTTGGGGCGCGTGCCCTCGAACCAGAGGTGATAGCCCGGACCCACGAACTCCGCCGCAGTCGACGCGATGTACCCAGACACCACGAGGGCGCCTCGATTGATGTCGTCAACGATCACAACACCGTAGATCTCAAAGCCTGGCGTGGCATTGCCATCCAGGTCTCCGCCAGCAGCGCGCTCCAAGTAGTTGGATAGTGAGAAGCCTCGGATGCCTCGGATGCCTCGGCTCGCCTCGAAGCGCGTCAGGGTTCCTGCCGTAAGGCGGAGTTGAACTGGCGTCCCGGCGGCGAAGCCAGCGGCAACGGTTCCCTGCTGACCGCGCACGATCGTGAGGACGTCACCACTACGCGCGGTGACACGTACGATCTCGACGTTTACGCCGTCGTCCAATGTGATGTGGAAGTAGTCACCGCCGGAGGGCGCCGGGAACAACGCGCCCTCACCTGTCGCTACGGTGAGAGACAGGTCTCCGGCAAGAATGCTCGAGTCCAGCGTCGAAGACGCGTTGTTCGCGAAAAGTTCCGGCATAACGCCTCACAGACGGAAGATGCGGTTTGCTCCAGCGGACCACTGGACCGTGATGTCACCACCATTCGGCGTGACCGGTAGCCCAGTCGCCGTGTCGATGTATGCGATCAACCGACTGGTCGCCGCAACACCGGTGTCTTGGTACAACACCACGGCTTCCACTGTGGCACCGGATACCGTGGGGAACGTGACATCTGCGGCGTCAGCGACACCGTCGGTTGTCGTCTTGGATGCCAGGTTCGCTGATGTCGCGACGATCGCGCCACCTGGAATGTCGTCAAGGAACTGATCGGTGTCGAGGTTGACGGTGTAGAGAGCCGTATCGACGAGGATCGCCTTGATGTCGTCCGTGTTCCAAGAGATCTCTCCGCGAAGGAAAGACTCTCGTCCGTTGTCGTAAAGTGCATTGGCCATGGGTGTCTCCTACTGGATGATAGAACGTTCACAGGCTCTTCAGGAACCGCGAGGCGTAACCGTTCTTGCGGATGCCGAACACCCACTTCGAAGACCAGAAACGAATCTCGACGGGGCGATACTCCAGTGCAGCGGCAAACGCGATCTCCATGGCCTTCTCCGGACGGTGCCCCGGCCAGCTCTGATCGTAAGCCGCAAGCCCACACGCCAGCTTGACGTCACGCCCAGAAGCCTTGACGAGCGCCGACGCTCGATCGAGAGTCAGGCGCTGCATACCCCCGGGACCGTACTTGCTGTTCCATGGGATCTGGCCGTTGGTGCGGTTCCGTACACTGTAGGCCTGCGGAAGAACGCGGTGCATGTGACTGGCGACGTCGTTCTCCCTGCTGTTTTCGACGTGGTAGGGATACGTCGTGAGCTCTGACCGGCAGTCGATCGTGGTGCTCAGCTTCTTGACCAACTCGACGAGACGGTCGCCGGCCTTGTCGAGGTTCTTGAAGCCGCGAACCTTCTTCGGCAGCCAGTTGCCTTCGGCGTCGAACTCCAAGGCACTGGCACCGGCCGCGATGAGGTAGTCCTCGATGTTGGCCTCGAAGCTGGCCATGTATTCGATGTCGGGCTCCGGCCACACCGTCAAAACGACCTCGACATCAGCCTTCATGGCATAGGTGCGGAAGCGATAGAGCTGGTCGATCTGATAACGAGGATCGAAGCGACCACCAATGGGCTCCAACATCAGAGCGACTGTCTTGATCTTATGATCGACGATCTTGTCCCAGAACGCCGGTTTCAGCACGTCGCTCAACGGATCATCGACCCAAATACCGATTCGAGTGTTCATCACGATCTCCATGCAAAAGAAGAGGCCCTAGGCCCCTTCTCCCGTGAGGAAGCTCTGGATGTCGTCGATGACGAGCACCCGGGCTTCGGCTGTGTTGCTTCTTGCGAGTCTCTCGGACCCCGTTCGGCCGCGCAAAACCGACTTCATGAAGTCGATCTCGTTTTGGACCTTCTCCTCTTCCTGATCCGCCCATTCGTCGAGAGCTTCCTTGAGCTCGTCGAGGATTTCATTGCGGCGCTCGGTATCGGATTGCGCGGTCATCTCAGCGTCCCTTGATGATCGGAGCCAGCTTGTTCTCGACGAGGCGCTTGATACGGTAGGCCTTGTGCTCCGGCATGTTCAGCTTCTTCGCGATGGCCGCCACGCTCATCTGACGCTCGCCTTCCTCGGGGTAGTGCAGTCGAGCGAACTCCTGCTGCTCCGGCGTGAGCTGCGACTTCATCAACATGAACGCTGAACGTGCCTGTTGAAGCGGTGACTCCGCTGAGATGTCGTGCTCCAGATCGGCCCCCATGTCAGTGAAGACCTCGGCCCCGAACCCGCGCTGCATCTTCTTGATCGAGCGCGCGCCCCAGCCGAGCTGCTGTTGCAGCTCCTGTGTCGTCGGCTCGCGGCCGTGTGTCTCCTTGAACTCGGCAACCGCGTTCTGGAAGGCGCCGTACCGCTCTACGTCGGCCTTCGGCATGTACTTGGTGTTGCGGTTCTGCGCGACGAAGTCGGTGACACGCATGAAGTTGTTGACCACGTGAGTCTGAAGCTGTGTGCCGCGTTCCGGCTTGTAGGTCTCCAGCGCTCGGGTGGCGGCGAGTCGGAGCTGCTGCGTGAGCGCTGGTTTTGAGATCGACCCACCAAGACCAGTAAGCCTCTTGCGTGCCTCGGCACGGACCAATGGATCCAGGCTCTTGAGCAACGGCCCCAAGAGCTCGGGCTTTCGTCCGGAGCGCTCCCACGCCTCCCAGAGCTGAACCTCCTTGCCACGCCGACCACGATACTCGTCGTACCGCTGAGCCGACAGCTCGTCCTTGGCGAGCGCGAAGTTGGCTTCCTTCGTGAACTCCTCGACGTCTTTCTTCTTCATCGGTTCCTCCACGAACTGATAGGAGGTCACACCCGAGTTTTCAGGGTGTTGGCTACGCTGAGTCGAGGATTGATCACGTGACGACTTGCTGCCGGTCCCGGAGGCTTCAGGAAGTTCTGAGACGCCATGCCGCGGAACTTCCCCACACTCTGTGCCGCAGATCGAACCTGGCCCGGCCCCGGTAGGGCATAGGCGAGCTTGGAGAAGAGCTCGGCAAGCGCGCTCTCCTTCTCGCGCTGGTAGGTATCGAACACGTTCTTCTGCGTGCCGGGTTGCTCGACCTGATCTCCGAAGGCCTTCTTGAAGTCCTTGAGGATCCTGCGTCTCCGAAGAAAGGAAGCCACGCCCGCTTTCTTGTCTCGCTCACGCTTCTCCTTGAGCTTCTCGGGATGATCCCGGAAGTATTGCATGTCCCCGCTTGCCTTCTTGGACAGCAGAGTGGGCTTGCCTTTCTCCGCAGGCGCGCGTTCGGGCAGTCGAGCGAAGTCGGTCTTCTTCGCCCACTCCTTGGCCTTGGTCTTCGAGATGCCCGGGATGTGACCGCCGAAGGCCGCGCGCTGCTGGCGTTTGGATTCGAAGGGCATCAGATCTCCTCCGCGGGCCGTGGGTCATACTGCCAGGCGTCCTGGGGCCTGCGGCGCGGGATGCCGCGGCTCTGCGGCGCCGGCTCGACGCCGGCTTGCTTCTTGTGCTGCTCGATGAAGGTGTTGACGGTGCGCTTCGCCCGGCCGAGCTCCACGCCTTCTCGCGATGCCTGAATGACACCACCACCAAGAGCGCCTCGGGCGACATCGCGGGCGATGGAGGGCTTGGTGAACGTCTTCTTGACGGCGTCCACAGCACCTCGTCTGACGCCCTTGGTCGCTGCGGCCTCGGCAAAGTTGCCGCCAAGCGTCACCACGGGCGCCAAGGCCCCGCCAATGGCAGCCGTAGCGCCGTAGCGCCGTGCTCGGCCCTTGCTGCCGTAAGTCAGCTTCTTCGCGGCCTCGAGAGCTTCTTCTTCGTCGACAGCACGTTTCACCTCCTCTACGAAGGCGGACATTTTGGTCGACTCGATCAAGCGTTGAAGCCCGATCGAAGGCGACCCCTTGCGGGTCTTGCCGAGCCCGCGGCTGAGTGTCTTGGATACTCGGTGCAGCACGTGCGGAGTGTACGACGACCGCCGTGTTCTAGCCAAGGACTCCGCAGGAAGATCCCAAGGAGTACAAGTACTTCAACACGGCGATGCGCTTCTCCCGCCGGGTATCGAGGCGAGCTGAGATGTTGGCGTCGCGGTCTTCTCGGCTGCCATCACCCGTTTCGTCGGGGTCTCGTGTCGTAAGACCCAGGATGGTTTGGGGACGGCTGCCGTCGGTGTTGCTGACGAGTTGACGGAGATCGTCGAAGTCTCCGAAGGCTCTGCTGTGGAAGCCCTCGCGCCCGCGTACCACCTCGCCGTCATCATTGATCTTGAGATTCGCGGTACCGAAAAGGTCCACCATGGAAGCGATCGGACGCCAGGTGTATGCCTTGATGAAAGCGTGGGTGTCGAAGTTCCGGAGCTTCACCTGACTGTAGGTCCGTACGATCTCTTCTGTAGCCTCGGCAATCGGCGATCGGGCACGGATAGAACCAATGACCCCATCGACCTCAGAGGCCTCGCCTGGCGGACCGGCGAGTTCGCCGTCAGACAGATTCGGGCCCGAGCTCCCACCAGCCGGCGGGCCGGCGTCGGGGCCACCGAGATTCTCTCGGAGAATGTCGCCGAACCGTCGGATGTACTCGAGGGCGAGAGTACGCCGCTGCTGATCCGGGTCCGGCGGCGTCGTCGCAGCCACAACCTGCGCGGGATCAGTACCGGGCTCCGTGACGTACAACGGATCGGTGATGGCTCCGGTACCGAAGAAGTAGGAGTAGAGCCCACCGATCTTGTTGGTGCGATAGTGCTCTCCATACCACGGCGGGAACGTGAGATCCTCTGGGGCGAGTTCTACGTCCTCTGTGGTGTAGGCGCCGATCTCCTCTACGATCCGATACGCCTTGAAAGTGACCAAGATCTCTCGGTCCGTTGTTGTAGCGGCATCGAAAGCCCCACCGGAACCGACAAGGGCCACGACCTCGGGACCGTACGTGGCCGCCGGCTGTTCGACGCCGACACGTACGCGGGTGCCGCGGCGCCGACGACCGGTGAAGCGGCGGTCAGCGATGAACAGCGGAAGCGTGGTCTGCGAGGATCGCGTATCACCAGGAGACAGTGTGCCCTGCGTCGGTTGTGACCGAGTAGTACGCCGCGGCTGCCGACGCGTGAACTGGTCTGTGATCTCCTGTACTTCTACGATCTTGCCTCCGTAGTATCCGGTAGATCCGATCTGAGGAGACACGAAGCCCGCAACCTCCGTGGTGCGGCGGACATTACGAGTACGGCGAGCCCGGCCTGCCTTCGCAGTGTTGTCGCCGAGGAACTCCGTCTTTTCGTTCGTCGTCCTCGCATACTCCATCTGAACCATCGTGTTGCCGCCGGCACTGGCATCGAGGGTGTGCGTAATCGCCGCAGGCGTACCGATGTAGTGGGTGTTCGGTCTCCCCGCGATGAGCTCGGACTGCACCTCGGCTACACGGGCGTTGTTGGCTTCGCGGATGCGAAGGCGCTCGTCTTCCGGCACAGCACCGAACTCGCCTTCACCCTCTCGAGTGGCTTCGGCAAGACGTGCTGCAAGAGCGGCATCGTAGGATCCTTCCCGAAGCATGTCTTGGGGAAGGTACTTGTCGATCACCAGTGACGGGAACCCAAGGACGGCGTAGGGGTTGAACTTGCCGGAGAGCATCAACTGCCGACTGCGGAAGCGGTACTGGAAGAAGATGTGGTTGCAAGCCAACTGGGCATAGCCAACCCGGACACCATTGACGTTGATCGATCCGCCACGAAGCGCATGGAGGTTGAGATCACTCATCCGCTCGAACGAAGGGATGATGCCGGTGAAGAGCTCGTGCTCTAGCATGTCGCGAACCACCCACGCCGGTGCATCGCTCAGATCAGGCGGGTCGACGTTCACACGTCCTCGAGCGGGAGACCGATTCGTGCGTTGCCCCAGCAGTCTCGAGGGCGCCATGTAGAAGCCGTCGAACAAGATGTCGCTGCCGAAGAACGCGCTGTGGGTGCGCAGCAGCAGACGGGTGACCTCCTGCTGGAAGTTCCGGCTGTAGCTGAACTGGCTGTAGAGCTCGGGGAAGAAGACGTTGCAGCGCGGCGGCGCCACCATCCAGACATCAGGGCGATAGATCTGAGTGAGCAGACGCGGCGGCGGGTCGGGCTGCGAAGTCCGGCGCTGGATACGTCGGTTGTGCCGCGAACCGAGAACCTGGTTCATCAGATCGATGACCTGGTCCATCAGGCGGTTGACCTCTGAGGCACTGCGCGTATCCGGTGGATAGAACGTAGGCGTCGTCGTGTCCGTGCGCTGACCACGACGTGTGGCGTCGAGGAGCTGAGTGAAGTTGTTGCCAGCGACGACGAAGGCGCGGCTCACCTCGGGGATACCGAAGAAGTCAGCAAGTCTGGTGTAGCGCCCGCCTTGAAGACCGACCTGACGAGCTCGGCGAGCTGCCTGATCACATGCCCGCGCGAGCTGTCGCATTTCGGACTGCAACCCGCCACGACGGTCACTCTGCCGTCGAGCCGTTCGGCTGTCCGTGCTGGCGGCCTGCCGTTCCTTCAGCTCTTCCGCGCGCGACTTGAACGTGCGCGCAGCACGGGCGAGAGGACGCGTCTCTTCATCCTCTTCGATTCCAAGAGTCTCGTATCGCGGCAGTGCGGGGTCGTAGAGCGGCGGAATGTATCTCGGAGCATTGATCGGAATGATCTCGTGAAAGATGTACCGTTGTAGCGCGAGGAGGACCGCGCGGACCGTAACGAGTCGACCAAGTCCTGCAAGGCTTCGGCGGAACAGACTACCGAAGCCACGGGCCCGTAGTAGACGGAGCTCGTCGCGTTCTGGGAAGGGGTTTGCTCCGACCATCTGGGTGAGGTGGAGTCGCATCTCGGCAAGGCTGAAGAAATCATTGACGCCACGTACCGCCCTTCTCCCGAAATAGATCCCACCGATGGCCTCGATGATGTGTGTGATCGCCCCAAGGAGGGTGCCCTTGAGCGACGGATACGAACGCGGCGGGGTCTCCATGAGCCGCGTAACGATGTCGGCAGTGCCATCGAGAAAGTCGTTGAACACCGAAGTTGCTGCGCCTGTGAAAGCTGCGCGGATACCGCCGCCACCAAGGCTGAACCCGCTGACCTGGTATTGATACGCGATGTCCCAGTAGCTGCTCCAGTCCAAGCACTGGAGGACGATTCCGCGGCTCTGCGGCTGCTTGGAATACGCCAGCCCGACGATCTCACCACCAAAGATCAACTTGTAGTTCTCGTTCTCGAGGTCTACAAGATCTTGTTCAGGAGACGACTCGAAGCGCTCTGCGGGAAAGATGCCCTCGAGCTCGGGGTCGATACCATCGTCGCGATCGACGACGCGCACACCAGGTCCACCAACAGAGACCTGGGCCTCCGGCGGCTCGCCGTTGTAGATGTCGTACATGAAGAGGTGGACCAAGGTGCGTGGCTTCAGATCCATTGCGAAGTCGTTCGCCGGGATCTGAATGCTGCAGGCCACTGGCGCGTTCTTCTGCGACTGGATCGTCGCCGAGACCACCGGGACTTCTACGCCCTCGAGGAACAAACGCAGCTTGAGCCGCTGACCTACACCAGCCATTCCGGAACCCTAGCGTAAAACCAGCTACGAGCGATAGCCCTCTCAGGTGATCAAATCGATGCCTTCGAGCAGCAGGTTCCCGTCGGCCTGTCGAATACCGAAGGCCCCCATGTACTGCGTTGCTGCGAAGGCTCCGCGGCCAAGCAGCAAATAGCTGGTCTCGCGGCGTGTGGTGTCGATGCCGTACTTCCTGAGTTCGGCGCGTGCGCGGCGTTCGAGCTCCTCTGGAGTGCGTAGCGACTGCTCGGACTTGATGCGGGCGATCTCAGCGTCGTCGAACTTCGGCTTCCTGGGATCCCGTACGACGTACTCATCATCCATCGTGTGAATGGGTTGATTGATCGGCGCCGGCTGGAAGCTCGCTTGGTTCGTCAGCGGCGGCGTATACACCGCAGAACCCAAACCTTCAGGCACCACGATGCGTCGACCGTAGAACGTGTTCTTGATGGTCTCAAGCGTGTTCTGGATGCTGAAGGTCGCGTTCTGATACAGCGCGCCGGCACTGGCCAAGAAGCCGTTCAGACCACCACTACTGCCCTGCCGTGCGGCCTTCGCCGCAGTATCAGCGCCGGTCTCCAGCTTCTCGGGCCCGACACCTTGTGATAGCGTCGCCTCCGCTTCCTGCTGAAAAAACACAGATCCAACGGTCGACAAGATCGCGTAGTTGCAGACGTACATCACGAACTGGAACGGGATGTGGTAGGGCTTGTCGACCTCTTGGGATGTCGCGGCCTGAACGATGTAGCCCTCGACGACGATGTCGTCGAAGTACAGATACAGCCGGGCGTTCTGCTCGACGAGCCGCGTACCGCGGAGGTAGCGCTCGTAGTTCTCCCAGAACTCGGACTTCCAGTTGAAGTCCTTCGTGTTGAGCAGCAGGCCACTGATGTTGAGGAAGCGCGGGCGCTCGCCGAAGAAGAAGATGTAGTCCTCACCGAAGGTCTCTACGATCTGTTGCTTCTCGACACGCTGCTCCTGCACTGACTGCAAGATGAAGTTGGCGTAATGCGTGCCCTTGCCGATGCCGGCCTCGACGGTGGGGCTGCTGCTATCGAACACCGGAATGGGATCTCCAGTTGCCGATAGCACGCGTAGCACGGCATAGGTGTCCTCCTTGATCGTGATGCCTCGAAGAGGACGGCGAACGTTGATCTGCGGCTGACGCTCACGCGTCCCCTCGAGCTCGGCGAAGGGATCTGTCGTTACGCTGATGAAGACGGCCATGGAAATAGCCTATCAGCGAGCGAAGAAGACCACCATGCCGAAGCATCCCGAAAACCACAGGAAGCACTGGTCCGAGACCGACGACGACTATCTCCAGTACTACTGGGGCGAGCAATCTGTTGTAGCGATCGCAGCCCACCTCAAGCGTACGCCGTGGAGCGTGCTGATTCGAGGCGCCAAGCACCTCAAACTCGGACCGATGTACCGCGGTAGCTGGTCGCTGCGCGCGCTGGCTAAGCACAGCGGTTTCAGCATCGAGAAGGTGAACAGCGCGATCAAGAAGCTCGGCATGGTAGTTCGCCGCTCCCACGCCGGTGTCGAGGCCCTGAAGGGCAAGAAGCGCTCCCGCCGAAGGGCACTGACTGATGACCAAGTCGATACGTTGATCAACTACATGCTTGAGCATCCACAGATCTATGGCGACGAACCCGGAGCAAAGCGAACCACCAATGGGGCCTGGGGAGTAGGCACTAAGCCGCCGAGCTGCGTGAAGTGCGACGGTACCGAGCGTCCCCATGAGGCCCGCGGTCTGTGTACGCGCTGCTACATGGCGCCGTACCGCAAAACCCATGTGAAGAGTTCTGGTCCCCGTGGGGGTGGAAAACGCCTCACCGACGACGAAGTCCGTCAAATCCGCCAACTACGCCACGACACCAAGATGCCGCTCGACAAGATTGCGGCCCAGTTCGGCGTCACCAGACAAGCCATCGGTTACATCGTCAACGGCCGCTTCCGGCTCGACGCCGGAGGGCCCATCGAGGAGTGAGAGATGCGATACGACATCAAGAGAAAGCAAAACGGATCGGGGGTTCACCGTCATCCAAGACGGCCGGGCCCTGGGCACCTTCGAGCAGTGGGACGACGCTGTCCTCGGCGTCAGGATCCACGAGTGGTGCCGGAAGGACAAAGTGGATCAGTTTCAAGGACTTTTCCGCTTCCTGTCGAACTTCTGGGTCTCGGGATCTGGGCACTCCGTCGAACCCCACTACCAGGCGAGCAAAACAACGGATCGCGAACTGCGTCAACAGATTCTCAGCGCGACACCCGGAGAGGCCAAGAAGCTCGGAAAGAAGCTCAAGATCGACGTACCCGACTGGGAGACCTCGCGCGTCGGCGTCATGGAGTTCCTGCTTGAGGAAAAGTTCGTCGAGGAGCCTCTGCGCACCTGGTTGCGCTTCACCGGGGATGCCGAGCTCGTGGAAGGCAACAAGTGGGGTGACCGCTTCTGGGGCGTCGACCTTGCCACCGGTGAAGGGGAGAACACCCTCGGACGCCTTCTCATGGGGATTCGAGAGAAGATCACGAGCGACTGGGTGCTCAATACCTACTGTGCCGGGGACTACGTCAAGACCCCCTACGGTACGAAGGAATACATCACCGAGATCAAGACGAACCCCGTATGCGTGATGACGGAAGACGGGCCCGGCGAGATCGAGAGATCGCTGAGCTGGATCCGTGATTGTGGCCTCGTGGGCTGCCTCCTGCCCAACACCGCAGAGAACGTCTGGGGCGGAAGCCCGACGGTGCTCATCGAAGCATCGAACGTGTACGTCTCCGACATCCCGGCGTTGACGAGCTTTCTCCAACGCTGGGAAGAGCTCTGGGGCTGAGCACAGAGAAGGCGTTGCCTTCTCTTTTGCCTAGATGAACAGGTTGGTTCGGATCATGAAGTCTTTGACCTCACGTGGAATCGGCATGGTCAGGTCTTCGCCTGTTGCATAGCGATGAAGCACGCTGCGGAACAGGTTGTCGAAGCAGTCCTCGGGCCCGACGGCGTCGTACGCCTTCACCGTCACCGAACGCTGTCCGACCTGAAATGTGAGCTCGATCTCCTGTCGCGTAGTCATGCGGGTTCTCCAGGTGCCTGACCTTCAGGCTTCTGTCCGCTACGGATGGCGTCGCGGATCTGAGTGAGTAGATCGTTACGTTGGGTGTCCAACGGGTTCTGTGCGCGCTGGGCCTGTTCGAGCCCGCGCTCCCGGATGGCCCGGAGCTTGGCACCGGCTTCGCCGGTCTCGGTCAGTCGGATGAGCTCGTCGGCGTTGTCGATGCCACGGCCTCGACCAGAGACGCCCATGGTCAGGGACTGCACCAAGTTGCCGGCATCGCCTTCGCTGAGACCCTGGGCCTCGAGTTGGGCCTGGAGCTGTTGCTGGACGTCGGCGGCACCGCGACCACCACGGCTGAGAGCGCCACTGAGAACACGATGGATGTCACGACGCGACCCGTCGATCTCGCGGCCATTGATGTTGAACGACATGCTGCCAATCGACCCACCGGTGACCATTCCGAAAGCGGTCTCGATGGCCTGATCTCTGCCGCGGCGTCCGCGGCCCGAGAGCGCTCGACGTAGCTGCCGTTCCTGCGCCACACCAGCAAGGATTCCTGTACCGCCTTCACGCTGGGAGATTGCACGTGCCATCTGGCGGTACTCATCGGACATCGGATCCATACGAGCGAGCTCGGAGCGCGCCTGTGCCATGGTGTCGTTGGCACTCTGAAGGTTGTCTTCTCGGTCACCCTCGGAGCTCGTCATCAAGTCACCGGCACGAGTGAACAACGCGGCAACACCGGAACCTCCGCCGACATCGGAAAGACCGCGGCCCAAGCTGCGGAGCTGCGCGCCTTGCTGACCGAGCTGCATCTCGAGCTCACGGGCCCGTTGTCGTTGCTCCCGTGTCAGCGCCGGACTGAACTCCCGGCCGACGGAACCGTCGCGCCGAACGTTCTCCGACATCTGTTCGATCATACTGAGTGCGGCACGCTGCTGTCCCGGATCCTCGAGCATGGCGGCTTGACGACGAAGAAGACCAATCTGATCGTTGAGACCTTCGCGGTCCCCAGACATGCCCTGCATCGTACGGAGCGCAGAGCTGAACTGCTCGGACTGCATCACGGCAGCGACGCTGCTTTCATCGACGCTGAGGTTCTCTGCGATGCGTCGGGCGCCGTCGACGCCGCCACCAAGACCAGCGAGCGTGGTGCCCCGCGTCGACCCAGAACGCGAAAGAGCTCGGCCAAGATGACCGCCGCTCGAGATGAAGGCGAGACGCCGATTGGTGCCTTGGTCTTCCATCGCGTTGAGCGTTGACAGGCCATCCCCGAACAGCGCACCGATGCCCTGGGTCGCCAAGCGCCCGATGTCACGAGCCACCATGCCGGCGTTGATTCTTCCGCCGCCGCGACCAGCCATCATCATGTCGGCTTCGGAAGGCATGATCCCTCGATTGACGAAACCGTTTTGCGCCATAAAGGCATCCGCCGCATTCGCGGAGACGCCACCACCCATGTAGCGGTAGAAGTCTCCGGACTCGCCGGCTTGTAGCTGCGCACGTTGGATCATACGAAGAGAAACATCGACGTTGCCGTTGAGGCGCCCAAGCATGTCGGCGTCAGCGCCTGAGACCAGTCCGCGACGTGCATCCATCGCCTGCTGCACAAGATCCTGCGCCCGCGCCGCGCCCATGCGGCGGAACCCAGAAACTCCCCGAGCTTCCATGGCTTGAGCAACGGTCGGCTGCGAATGAGCACCGATACCGCCAAGGACTCGTTGAGCAAGAGAAGACTGATCGAACAGTCCTGCGGCTCCGGTACCCGAACTGGCCTCTGCGAGACGGCGGATGTCGTCAGATCCTGCGCGACCCAGCATCAGGTTGTTGAGGGACCGGCGATCCTGCTGCGTCACCTGCGATTCCACAGTACCCAGGATGTCGTTCATCGCGCGCTCAGCAAGCGTGCTGATGCGAGTCATGAACTTGCGACCCATCTCACGCACAGAGGCGACGCCAGTCCCTTCTTCGAGCCCGTGCTGGAGGTGGCGCATGAAGCCGTCGAAGCTGCGATTCTCCGTGATCTCGCGGCGGACGATACCTTCTCGACGAGACTCTCCGCGACTGAACGCTTCTTCCTGCGCGATGGATCCTTGATTGCGCATGAGATTGACCATCATCTCGGACTCCGGGCGGTTCATCCGGAACCGGCGCTGGAGTACAAGACTCGCGAGATCATCGCCTTGGTCGAGAACACGATCACCGACCATGAGGCGCATCATGCCGATCTGAGCCGACATGCCGCCTTCCTCCATCAACGCGCCCCGAAGCATGCCTTCGCGGTTCAGAGCCCGGGCACGGCCCATGCGGTTGACGTTGCGGTGTGCCGTGCGCGACACCTCGCCTGTTGTGAGATCTCCGGCGCGAAAACGCTCCAACATGTCGGCGTCCAGGCCGTTGCCTTCGTTGTTCGACAACGCGAAGAGGCTGAAACGGCCCATGGCCCTGCGGCTGAACGCGCCGGTGCGCTGCATCATGTTCGTCGTGAATGCCTGAAGAGCTGCGTCGCCCGTGAGACCGCCCGTGGCCTCGCTGAGGGCTTCCTGGTTCACGACACCGGCCTGAACCGCTGCTCCAAGCTGCTGGACGCCGCGAAGAGCTCCCATGGCGCCCTGACGACCCACACCACCGTACGCCCGGCTAATCTGGGCGCCTTGAGCCGACAGCGCGATGAGCTGGTTGCGGTCCATGCCGGTGACGGCCTCGGCGCTTCGCACCTCAGCGGCGAAGTTGACCTGGTCGGCCTGACGAAAGATACCGGCCTGTTGTGATCCTCTGACGAACTGAAGTGCATCGGTGAGAGTGCCGCCGAGCTCTCGCTGCACCTCTTTGAGGGTGTTCAGCATCTTGCGGAAGTTCTGCGTGAACTGCTGGACGTCGCGGACCCCGCTGAACTGCCCCATCTCGGCACCACCAGCGATGAGCTGGTTCATCTCCGAGGTCGAGGTGAACGGGTTGCTACGGACCTCACTGCTGATCATCTGACCGATCTGACCCATCTGGGCCTGACCGAAGCCGCGACCGAAGGCGCCTTGGCCACCGTGGAACTGGAAGTTGTTCCGCAGCGTAGAGTTCAGCGACGCCTGATCAGTCATACCGCCGGTAAAAGCGCCGGCGTATACCGACCCGATCTTGCCTGCGGCGTAGAACGGTAGTGCTGCGGCTCCCGCAGCAAGACCACCGACGGCAAGACCGCCGATGCCACCACCAGCGGCAGCGAAGCCCATGCGGCCGGCACCCAGAGCAGCGCTGAAGGGATCTAGCGGTATCCCGGACATCGCGCCCATCAGCCCGAGGCCGGCGGCGCCCATGCCCATCGCAGTGGTGCCCGCATTCGCCATCCGCATCGCGAGCTGTTCGCCGTAGACGCCCCCGCTTCCTCGAGCCGCGGCGCCCATCATGGTCATCTGCGGCATCATCATCGCAGGCGGCGGCATCATGCCGGGGTACATTGCCTGCTGCATCGGGTAGCCGAGCTGCTGGGCGTATCCCATTTGCCCCGAGAACATGCCGAGCTGCTGCCCGATGGCCCCGGAGATCATGTGCGAGGTGTAGATCGTCATGGCGTTGTCGTAGTCTACCGGAACACAGCCCAGCCGCCTAGGTAGCGAAGGAACCTATGCCCGACCAACCCATCAAGAAGCCCATCCTGATTCCTCGACTCGGAAACCTTCAAGCCGTCATCGAGCAACGCGGTACAGGCGTCTCTGCGCGGCCCGTCGCGCGCTTCGCCAAGCTCGTACCTCCGAACGCCGAATCCGACGCCCATCAGGTCTACGAGCTCGAGGAAGTCGCGCTGTTGAAAGAGCTGTGCGAGCGGATCCTCAGCGACGCGTACCGGATGCAGACGCTCGTGGTGCCGGATGCTTCGATCGAGGTACCCGACCCCCACACTGCAATCGACAGATCAGCCAAAACCAAGCCGCGCAAGAGCAAAAAATGATCATCGTACTGGGTGGAGTTCGAGGCTCCGGCAAAGACACCGTAGGTGCTCTGCTGGTCAACTACTACGGGTTCAAGAAGGAGGCATTCGCGAATCCTCTGAAGGAGATGGTACGTCACGCCTTTCCGGCGTTCACCGACGAAGATCTCTACGGTCCCAGCAAGAACCGCGAGAACAGATACAAGCAGTATCCCTTCAGCGGGATCTGCGTGGCTTGTGGCTCTACGTGTAAGGACTACCTCGATCACTGGAAGTGCATGAGCTGTGGGGCGTCGTATCCTGATCACGTCAACCCGCGCATCGCCCTACAGACACTGGGTACCGAGTGGGGCCGGCGACTCACCCCAGATGTCTGGGTCAACGCTGCGTTCCACCGCATCGCGCAGGACCCCGGATCCAACTACGTCATCACGGATTGCCGATTCCACAACGAGGTTGCCGTGTCGCACGATCACGATGCCTTCGTGGTCAAGCTGACCCGAGGACTCAAGAGCTCGAGCGACACGCATCCATCAGAAGCTGAGTTCGGCACGATTCCCGAGCACCTGTTCGACTACGTTCTCGACAACGCCGAGCTCGACCTCGCTGCGCTGCCGGATGCTGTCGAGCACATGATGCACGCAGCAAAGTGCTCGGTATAACGGCTATCAGAACAAGAAAGGGGCGCCTGGGTCTACGGATCCGGGCGTTTTCTTTGGGTCAACATGAAGATCTATTTTCGGCTTAGAGACCAAAGGGCAGCAGACAGGTACAACGATGCATACAGATCCCTTCGGCGTCGCATAACCACCGTGGCACTGGCCGCGGCCAGCGCGAGCATCATCCTGGTGTCGGGAGTCATAGCCGAGAGGGTGTGGGCGATCTGGATCGGTAGTATCCAGTTGTTCGTAGTGCATCTGATCTGCTGGTACGGATCCCACAAGATCGTAGAACCTCTACACCTCGTCTACTTCGACGAGGTGTTCATGCGAAAGCAGACAGAAGAAGCACTGCTCATCGCACTCGCAGATAACAAGGCGCTGCGCGAAGCTATCGACGAGGAGATCAGAAATGAAGTCTGAGTATCGCATCGTCATCGACCGTGATGATGATCCACAGAACCCGCGTACGGAGTACGAACACATCACTCACATGGTGTGCTTTCACCGCAAGTACGATCTCGGAGACAAGCAAACCGAGTTCCGTAAGGACGACTTCGCCGGCTGGGACGCGCTCAAGAAGGCAATCCACAAGGCCCACGACGTCTATGTGATCAGCCCTGTGTATCTCCTGGATCACGGCAACCTGGTACTTTCTCTGACGGATTTCAATGATCCCTGGGACTCTGGACAGGTTGGATTCATCTGGATCAACAAAGACTTTCTGCTGGTCGAAGGAAAGAAAAGAATCTCGACCAAGCGGTGGAAAAGGGCGGCTCAGGACGCCATGAGCGTCGACCTCCAGGAGTACAACGCCTACCTCAGAGGCGACGTCTGGTGCTTCGAGATCTTCAACCAAAAGGGCGTCTCACTCTCGAGTTGCGGAGGATTCTACGGCTACCAAACGGCCGTAGAAGAAGCGGCTTCAGCGTTCTCCTCGGTCGCGGAGTACTGATGATCATCACTGGACGACGGTGGTACGGCCGTTACGGCGAACAACACGCCCGTGGTCGCTTCCTCATGGTCTTCAACAACTACACCACCGGAACACCTTGAGAGCTCCGAGCCGCCGTACGCCACGTCCATCTCCGGCAGTCCGGGCACTTCATGACGGGCTTCTGCGTCCTGACGCTTCGCCGCGGACAAGACTGGATCGAAAACGGGTACACACCCAGAGCCTCGCAGCGCGTATTCGTTTCCGGCACCTACGGCCACGACGGTCTTCCGATCGACGTCGACGCGTCCTACGTCCCAGGCTTCTGGGAAGCGCTAGTACCACTGCCGCCTGAGCTGGTCGAGAAGTTCTGGTCCGGCGGTGGTCACAACTCCGCGGGCACCGAAGCCATGGACATGTTCACGTGGGCCCAGGGGCCCGAGCTCAAGAAACCACTGATCACACGAGAACCCAGCCCAAGAAAGCAATCATGAGCCGCATCAATCTGGTTCCGGCGTACGGCCGAGACTACAAGTCGAAGAAGGAGATCATCGCCGATCTCATCGCCGACAAGGACTTCACCATCGCCGACATGTCCAATCCCTTCGACGGCAGGTACATCAACCTCAGCCAGATCAGGGAGACGCCGTACAAGAACTTCCAAGTCCGCTACGGCAAGTTGCGGAAAATCACCACCATCACCCTCGCCGAGATCGACAAAGCCGCTGAAGCCAAGAAGGAAAGCGCATGACCGCCGCAGAACTCGAAGACCTCGCCCGTCGCATCGCTGGGCTCTACAACAACAGCCTCGTCGCCCCGGCCGCGCTGATGTTCGGCAACGCCGGCCCTCCCAAGCTGGGGATCGACTCGGCGGCTCACTACGCTTACGAGGCGTTGAGCAACGGTACCCTGCATCTCGACTACCTCCGCGGACACCTAATGAAGGTGTCGATCATCCGGGGAAAGTTCGATTCCTTCATGCTGTACGACCGTGATAACGGCAAGGGCGCTGCGCAGCGTGCGATGGAGGACGGGCTCACCGATCCTGCCTACAACGCCGACTGGGAAGCCCTACTCGCCGAGCTCGACAAAGAGAAGGCAGCGAAGATGGCGGAGGCCGCAAGATGATGGCGGCAAAGGGGCTCGCCAAGCTCATCGAAGAGTGCGGCGAGCTCATCCAGGCCGCGGGCAAACGCCTGGCCTACTACACGACAGAGACGCACCCCGATGGTGGCCCGCCGCTGACTAAGCGGCTCAAGGAAGAGATCGGCGATGTAATCGCCGCCTGTAACCTCGTGATCAAGCTCAACAACCTCGATGAGCGCGCGGTCCACAGCCGGGCGCTACAAAAGCTCGATCTGTTCCTCAAATGGCACTTCGAGGAAGAGGCCAGCTACAGCATCGACGCCATACAGAAACGCGCGCTCGAGCTCAAAACCTTCGTCGACAAGGTCGAGCTCATGGCCCGGGATCTCGGGAAAATCGTGGACTCCCCGAAGCCGGCGCAAGAGACCTGCTACGCAGCGTCGGACGGCGAATGCAACTGGAAGCCGTGCCCTCAGCTCCGCGACAACGAACCGGCCACCAGCGGTAGGCATTGCCCACTGGATGTCGACCGCGACGACTGAACAGGAGAAGCATGAAGCGCCTAGTCATCGATGACGGACAGATCATCAAGCTGACGCTCGTCGACGTGCCCAGTATTTACCGGGTGCGCGCCGAAAAGGTCCCCTTGGATGCCGATCAGTGCTCTGCGGGAATCCACAACGAGTGCAACCTTCACGAGCATCCCGAGATCTTGGAGTGCGTCGTACACGAGACCTTCCGCTGCAACAGGTGTGAGAAGATCCACTCCTGGGATTTCGGAATGGCCGATGATGCCCCGGGTCTCTGCGACGACTGCTGGGCCGTCTACTTCGGCAACAACGACGCAGCACCAGCTCAGGAGGCGCCGTGACCGTCTACCGTGTCGCTGTCCTCAAGACCTCTTGGGCGCTGGTCGCGGCCGAAAGCGCAAAGGAGGCACTCGAGATAGTGGAGAACGCCATCACGGACTCCGTCCAGGGTCCGAATGGCTTCGTCACCGAGATCGAAGAGAACGCCACGAGCTGGGTCACTGACTTCGCGGACAAAGAGCCATGACGCGCGAAGAGCAGTTCGAAGCTCTCAAGATCTGGCTGAGTCAGTTCGAGAAGGTACAAGAGGCAGCGAACACACTGATCTCGATCCTGGAGACGGCAGGTGACGCGCTACCCCTCATACCTGTGGTATCGACGGACAACGATCCAGAGACAGAGATCAGCCTCGCCGGGGCCGAGCTCTCAGCGATGTGGAACGTCCCGCACGTCTACCTGCACCTCAACCTCAAGGGCGCAGAGTTCTACGAGTGGTTCGGGATCGACACCCGCGAGACCGTGGCGCCACACGAATCCTACGGCAAAGCAGATGTGAATACGATCGTCGCAGAGCTCAAGCCCTGGTTCGCTCGCATCTCCGAGGTGATCAAGAAGTAAGAGAAACGGCTTCGGCCGTTTCTTTTGCTTACTCTTCGATGTCGATCTCGGAACCCCGAAGCGCCGACTGATGCTTCGGCTGCTTAGCGGCGTGCGTGATGTAGCGCTCGACGATGGTCGTGCAGACGCCGCAGAGGAAGTCGAACTCCGCAACAACCTTGCCGCCCATGCTGACGGCGAGGGCTGGAGGCGCCTTCTGTTTCTTTGCCTCCGGAGACGCCATGCGCACAGCATCCTCTGCTGTGATTTCCGTCTGTTCGACTCGAGGGCAACGCGAGCACTTCCGGTTGACCGTGATGCTGTAGCTCATGTCTTGTCCTTCTGGGCGGCGTACATGATGTATGCCTTGACGATGCCGCGTTCGGCCGCGATGAGCGGACCGGCGTACTCGGCACCGCGGTCACGCTGGCGCTGCATGAACCACTTCTCGAAGCCCGAGATCTCGCCGTCCAGAAGCTCATCCAGCTTTTGAGGATCCGTCGTTTCCAGGGGTCGGATCTTGATGTCCACGTGCAGTTCCACTGGGAGCCTCCTTCTTTCGCTTCTTCTCGGGCTCGGGCTTCTCCTTGGCCTCTGCCTTCTTTGGTACCGGAATCTCGACCGAGAGATTCTCCCACTCGTCGAGCTGAGCACGAAGATCGTCGATGTAGTCGACGTAGTCCGTGATGCTCATCTCGATGTGATCCGCAGGTACCACGGCAAAATCCGCGCGAGTGACCCGCATCTCGGCCTCTACGCTGTCCGTCGGCAGGTAGTTGGTCTTGAGATACAGGACCACGGCCTCCGTAACCGCGATCTTGGAGCGAAGTTTGGAAATCTTCTCGCTGATCTGAGCTACGGTGGCCATGGTCATGCACTCAAAAATGCCCGAATATGCCCCGCCAGCGAAGCGCCTGCTGCGGTGTCTCGGAGGATGTTTCGAAGAGGGTAGATCGTCCACTCCCGTTCTACACGAACTTTCAGCAGCTTCTCGCCACCGAACCGCGTAGTGCTCTGCTCATCCTCCGTGGCGCGTCTGAGGTCGCCCTTGAGCATCCCGATGCGGATGTCGGCGTTGCTTCCGAGTTGCAGCCAGGTCTTGGTGATGAGCTTCGTCCAGTTCTGGACTGTCAGCTTGGCGAGAATCTGCCCCGTGAGCTCTTTGGGATCCACGGCGTTCCGGCACACCGGGCAGACCGCCGCGCGTTTGTGGATCCACTTGAGGTCGAGCGGGCTCCCACACATCCGGGTCTCGCCCTTCTTCTCGACGGCCGCCGAACAGAAGTAGACCACCTCGTCGCCACCACCGTGGGCATAGCCGCCGTTGGTCCACATTGAAATCACGCCGGAGAAGGGACGATGTACCGAGCGGTCCTCGGTGAACGCGACCTCGAGCTTGTACTGCGCCTTTTCGTTCTCTGCGAGCTCACCGCTGAGAATCGAGTCCAGGCGCTTCTGAATCTCGAGGTCCAGGACGACGTTCTCGGCCCCAATGGCGTGATCCACGATTCCTTCCGGAACCGCCGATGTGCCGTCTGCCTTCACGAACCCGCGCATGATCACCTACCCGTAGCTTGAGAAATGAGACTCGCGGCGGTGCTGAGCTCATGTGCCCCGGCCAGCTTGCCCTTCGCGACGTCGATCACGTAGTTCTTGCGTCCCACGAGAGGCATCGACGTGATCTCCACTGAGGCAGCGAGAGCCCGGATGCATGCGTTACCGAGAGCCTCGGCGGCTTGCGAGATCTTGCCGGACAAGATGACGCGCCACAGGAAACGGATGCTCCCTGTGCCTTCATCGTAGTAGTAGGTCTTCGAGACGTCCGCCGACCAGCTCGTCTGTTTGGTCGACAAGAACTCCATCAGAACCGAAGACCACGCTGCTTTTTGCGAAACGCGCAGCAGCAGAATCATGGATCCATCGGGGCGCTTGTCGTACTTGACGACGGAGACCCCTGCTTTGCCAAGTGCATGATCGAGGCGCATGTCAGACTCCGATGTCGATGATGATACCAGCCGTGGCGTCGCTGACGTACGACGTCGGCCCGCCCACCACGAGCAGCTTCATGGGGTAACGCTCGTCGTGATGAAAGATCACGGGGATGCCCATGAAGTGCGTGATTCCGGGATTCTCGTCGAGACCGAAGTACGCCTCGAGCGCCTCAGACGTCGGAGCAAACAACGCCGAGACGATCAGCCGTTGAGTAGCGATGTGCTGCGTTGCTTGTACGAGGGCGATGTAGGGGTGGGTGTCTGGGCTGAAGGGCACTTCCTCGAGCACGCGCAAACGGGTGAGCAAGAAATCGAAGTCGATCTCCACAGCGGTGTCGGCTTCCGGAATGACGGCGGCCTCCGCAGGGTCCAGGAGTCGCGTAACCTCGAACGTGGTGGGAGTGATACGGATCTCCTGAACGCGAGGAAGCTGGAGTACCCGCTTGACCAGCGCGACGACTTTCTCGCTGCTGGCTGGCAGCGGCTCGGAGTGCGTTTTGCGCACCGGACGATCGTCAGCTTCCATGCCCCGCTCCATACCGTCGCTCCTTCTCCTGCACGTGTGCCTTGTAGAGTTCGACGGCGTCGTTGATCACACCGCTCTGACCATCAGGATGCGACTCGGCATAGGCCTTCACGAACTCGTGGAGGTCATGCTTGAACCGCACAGTGGTCGGCGGCGTTTTCTTCGCCCGTCTCGGCACCTATGCAGAATACGTAGAATACAACGGCAACGTCAAGACGGCTCTTGAACCGCGGAGAGGCCCCAGAGGTAGGACCCGAGGCCCGGAAGGCCGCTGAAGCGCTCCTGGAGCCGTCTGGCGACGAAGAGATGGAGCCTGTCGAGGTCGGCTTCGCTCGTGGTGATGCCTTGGAGAAGGCAGACGTCACGGAGCTCTTCTTCGATGCGCTTCAGCGCTGGGTTGACGGCGAGCCAAAACGGCAGCCAGGTCCAGCGGATCGCAAGGGCGTTGTCTTGGATGTGGACGAGTCGCATGTCACTTCATCTGGTTCGTGGCTCGACAGCCGTCGCATATCGGAAACGGCATCAAGCCCCTAACGGTGCTTTCGTAGCATTCCATGCCGCAGCTAACACAGCGGTAGTGATGGCTGACCCATTCTTTCTCGGCTGCGTCCTCGATGGATGGTGCCTGCACGCCGCAGCAGAAGGTACAGGCCGTCACCGTGCGCTCGGCGGCATCGAGTAGATCGCAGGTACATTCCTCAGCGGATGCCTTGGCCATCTCGTTGATGTACAGGACTGATCCCAGAATGTCGACCTCCTCTGCGGTGAGACGCACGCCGCGTCCGTCACGGATCGCACGAGCCAACACGATCCAGGGGTTGCGCATCAGAACACCGCAGGCCTATCGCGCTCACGGCGCTTGGTCTTCACGACGTCACAGACGAAGAAGGGTACCCACAGCGGCGCAGTCACCGCTGCGCCGAACCAATGCCAGAACCAGATCGGTAGTTTCATCGCGTCCTCACCGTTCCGTAGAGCAAGTGAACCGTGGCGTCGAGTAGGTCGTCACCGCTGTCCCAGACGCGCTCGAGCGTCAGCCAGAACGGCGCGTTCGCCGTCAGACCGGTGAGGTCGAAGGCCTGCTCGAACACCGCATTGGCGGCGACGAAGTTCACCGTTGCTTCCACCGAACCCGGGGGCTCGGCGTACGGCGAAGCAGTACCGCTGCCGTAGCGGAGCCGGAAGCGCGCGGTCTTGGTCGGGCTCGAGTTCGCGTCTGCGACGAAGTAGAGACGCACGACGGGATCAGAGACCTGGGTGTAACTGGCCCATTGCGGCCGGATGAAGCGGCCACCGGCACTGACGACGGCGTTGCGGAGGTATCCGATCAGACCGCCGTTGGCGTTGACGTCGCCGAAGCGCATCGTCATGTCGACTGCTGCGGCGCTGCCGAAGAGCCCGTAATAGATGCCTGTGGTGCGAAGCCCGATGCCGCTTCCCCAGACGGCCTCGACGGCGTTGGCGTTGTCGTCGGCGCCTGCGGCTTCGATCCAACCTGGTGCAAGGACATCGCCAAACGGCTGGACATCCACGGTACCGTCGAGACGCACCGCGCTGAGCTCACCGTCGGCGTAGGCCATGCGAACGCCGGCGTACGGGAACATGAGTCCGAGGGAGTAGCGGCCATCGAGTTGGATTCCGTCTCCTGGGCTTCCTCCGGTGATGGGGGTGTTGTCGTCGCGGATCACCATGTAGGCGTGCATCTGAGACGCCGCGGAGCCCAGCACAAGAGTCTGATCCCAGTACGACGGCAGCGCGTTGGTCGTCGCCATGCGAAGGACCCCGCCTTCGACAAGCTGGAAGTCTCCGGGAACACCGGAGCCCCCATGAGTGAAGCCCTGAGCTCCAGGCAGCGACCCCTTTCGGGCGTCGTACTCCAGGACACCGAGGCAGCGATCGAAGGGCACCGAGAGCCGTGACCCGCTTGCGGGCTGTCCAGCGGGGTTCGACGCCGCACCACCAAACAGCCAGGAGCGCGGTGCTCCGTTCAAGTCGGCATCCGACGGCATCAACATCATGGGCTCAGCCTCCAGGTAGATCGTTACGAGGGCAGTGGTATGACCGCTACAGCGATCGACGAGATACACGGTGTAGTCCCCGGAGACCGCCACCTCGGGGAGCTCGGCGCACAGTAGCGTATCCGCCAGCGAAGCTCCCGGAGGCGGTGTATCGATGACGATCGGCGGATACGGCGCAACTACGGCCGCAGGAACTCCAGAAGCCAACGAGAGCTCCGCAGAGAACGTATCGGCGCCGACGAACTCGAGGGCGTAACACGTGGCCGGGCGTTGAACATCCGCGGCTACGACGCAGAGCAACCCGTTCGTGACGTAGCTACCGATGGCTGTGATCCCGCCAAGGCGCTTCGAGCTACGAAGACGCCCGCAACTCTCACACAGCGTTTCGAGCGCCGCCGCCCGATAGGTGGCTTCGAAGAGCCCCCACGAACCCGCAGGACCAGTACCGAAGTACGTACCAAACGGCGTGGAGCCAAGACCACCGCCACCGCTCGTACTGAGCAGCATCCAGCGCTCGACGGTTTGTGTCGTTGACACCCTGCGATCGCGGAAGCGTGTATATCCGCAGGTGCACTTCCGGTTTCGGTACTGGGCGGTCACGGCCCGAGCGTACCAGAACTCGTCGAACCGGTCAGCCTGCGGCGCGGATCAGATTGATGAGACCGATGATGAGGCTCGACAGCGCTGTGACGATCGCGACGACGATGGGTGCCGTGGCCTTCCACTTCTCGACTGCGATCTTCTTCTCTTCCACAGCGATCTTCTTGTCGTCCTTCTTGGTCTCGATGACTTCTTCGACTTGCTTCTCGAAGCGGCCGGTCTGGTCGGCTTGGCGCTCCTTGACATTGTTCAGTCGTTCCTCAAGACGTGCGAAGTCGGTCTGGAGAGCCGTGACCTTCTCGTTCATCTTCTCCATGGCGTCGCCGAACTTGGCCTGCTGCGTAGCCCGCTCCTCGAGCATCACACGCATGGCGGCAAAGCCGCGGGCAACGGCGACCTTCAGATCATCCATGGACTCTCGGTCTTCACTCACGGCTCTCCTCCAAGGCTCTGGAGTACTTCGAGGAGCTCCTGCTCCGGATCAGTGGGTCTCGGTGCCTCTTCACTGGCCGCCCGGATGGCTTCGAGGGCGCGATCAGAGATCTTGACGGTACGACGCGTATGGACGTTCTTGTCCATCCGAAGAAGAGTACGTAGGTCTTGGATTGCGGTGTAGAAGTCGTTGTTCGACAAGATGTGTTCGATGTCGTCCGCGATGGCGGGGTAGTTCTTCTGGATGTACAGACGGATCTGCGTGACCGTCTCGTCGATCTTGTTGACGTGCTCCGAGGCCATCCCGCTGATCGATGGCGGTGGCGTAGAGCCTGGCTTGCTGTCCAGTGTGAGCGTCTCGAGGCTCTTCGCCATCAGCGCCTTTGACGTCGCCGAGCGTCGCGCCCGCTCCAAGGCGTAGAGGATCTCGCGTTCGAGCTCATCAGACGTCAGCTCAGACCGCTTCACGATGAAGTTGTCAGCACCGGCCTCCATGGAGCGCGTCGCAACGTTCAGGTCTTCCTGACCGCTGAGAACGATGATCGGTGTATTCGGCGCCTCTCGACGGACAGCGATCACGGTATCGATGCCATGACTATCCGGAAGAGACAGGTCGAGGAAGATGAGGTCGACCCTCCTGTTCTTCAGGATCATGAGCGCGGTACTCAGCCACTCGGCATGCTCGACGGCGCAGCGAACGCGGGACGCAGATGCCAGACGCCTCATGACGAGCTTGGCATCTGACGGATTGTCTTCGACGAGCAGGATGTGTACGGGGATCATACGCGCCTCGGTAACCTGCACTGCACGAACCAGAAGTCCTCGAGGGAACGGACGAAACTATCGAGTGCTTCGGGGCTTCCTGGCTTCACGGCATACGCATTTGCGCCTAAAGCGTAGCACCGCTCGATGTCAGCCGGCGCGTCGGAGCCCGTCAGTACGATGACGGGCACGTCCTTGAGCCCAGGATCTGTCTTGACGGACTCGAGCACATCGTACCCCGAAACCTTCGGGAGATTGAGATCAAGAAGTACGACGCTTGGGCGCGGGACGGTCGCGTAGGGAACCGCCTGCCGCAAGAAGAGCAGTGCTTCCAAGCCGTCGGATACTGTGTGAATCCGATGCGGCATTCTCATGCGTGCCAGCACCCGGTGCATCGCTCGGACGTCCGGTAGATGGTCTTCGACGAGAAGTATCTGCGGTCTGTTCGGCATGACGTCGTGCCACCACGAAGCGGACTGTAGCACCACCCCCAGGTGTGGACTCAATCCAAATCCGACCACGATGAATCTGAATGATCTTGTTGCAGATAGCGAGGCCGATACCAGTCCCGGGCTTCGAAGTGTCGAGCCGCTTGAAGACACCGAAGACCTGTTGGGTATAGACGGGGTCGATACCGATGCCGTGATCGACGACGGAGAACAACCAGCCCTCTTCTGTCTCTTCCCCGGTGAGGTGAACTACGGGAGCCACTCCGGGACGGGCGAACTTCACGGCGTTCGACAACAGATTGCTAAGGAGCAACCGCATCAAGCTCTCATCGGCCCATGTGATGGGCAACGGGTCCCTAGTGATCTTTGCTCCGGTCTCGCGTACACGAAACTCGTTGTCCAGCACGGCGTTATCGGCGGTGGTATTCATGTCCACCCACTTCATGTCGACAGCACGCCCGACGCGACTGAGCTTCAGCAAATCACTGACGAGCTCACGACCACGCGCGGCGGCGTCAACGATGTAGCCGAGCTGCTCAAGGCCTTCCGGAGGCAAGAGGTTACCGAAGTCTTCCTTGATGAAGGCGGCCCAGTTGGCGATGGTACGAAGAGGCTCCTGGAGATCATGTGACGCGGCGTATGCCAACGTCTCTGCCTCTTCCTTGGCACGCTTGTAATCATCGGCGGTGTGGGTGAGATCGATGACGTACTTTCCGATCTGGTTTTCGATGACCTTCTCGCTCGTGATGTCCTTGGCGCAGCAGTGGATGCTTCCGTCGGCATCTACATCAGGATGACATCGCCAACGCATCCAGACGATCTTACCTGCCTTGGTGATGAAGCGGTTCTCGAAGACACCGGTACAGGAGGCACTGGCACAGGCGTCGAAAGACGCCACTACCTCATCCCGATCTGCCATGTGCGACAGCTCAACAAGATCCCTAGAAGCCAACTCGCCCCTGGTGTAGCCGAGAAGATCACAGAATGCGTCGTTGGCTTCGACCACGACCCCTCGACGCAAAACACACATCGCATCGAAGGCGGCCTCGAAGAAACGCTTGTAGTACGGCATGTGATCACAAGTACGTTGGGAAGTCCATATTCCAGAGATCCCAGACCTCTGTCCGGAGTGTCGCGTTGTGGGCAACGGGATACAGCGCCAGCCTTGAGATCGACGCATCTGCGAAGCTACTGAGCGACGTGAGGGCCGCCAACATCGCACTGCCGCCGACAGCCCGTGGGGTGTATGCCTGATCACTACCGATCTGGGTGCGTCCACGGAAGAGCCGACAGAGGTTGGCGCTCCCGTCGAGTACCCACGTCAGTACCTGAGCATCAGCGAGCGACGCCCCAAACGTTCGCCAAGCCCCATCGAAAAGTGAAACATTGTCACCCTCCGCGATCGAGCTCAGCATGAACCGCAGAGGCCCGGTCTCGACGTCGAGGATACAGGCATCACCTGTACCAGCGTTGTCGTAAAGGGCCACGTAGAGCGTCCAGTTCGTAGAGGCATTGACGAGCCCGGAGATCGCCATGCGCTGTTCGCTTGAAGCGAGGAAGTCAACCGTAGGGTACCCGTCGATGCCGCCGACAGCTAAGTAGAGTGGCTTGTTGAACGCTGCGGACTCTTCGGCATCAGTTCCTGCGGTTCCCTGGTCTTCCCAGATCTCCACATAGTCCAGATTCTCCACGGGATCACCAGGAGCCTCAAGGACTCCAATCGCAGCGTCAAATAGGATCAATGGGTCACCGAGGACATCATCCGAGGTCACTGCGATTCCGTTCGTCACGACCTCAGTAGCGCTGACAGCTTGCCCGAATGTGACACCACGAATCGCGCATGTGATCGTCGTTCCGGCGTCGGCGATCTGTGCCTGGTATGCCTGGTTCGTGGCACCTGCGATGTCGACACCATTTCTGCGCCACTGGTACCTGTACTCCTCGATCGGCAACTCTTGGCCCGCGCTATTGGTCGCCAGTACCCAGCCACCTTCGGCTGCGGTGAACGTGGTCCCGACAACTGCGGGTTCGGCGTCACCCACAATGGAAGGCTCAATGATCCCGGGTGTTGGTGCTCCAGGTAGTTCGGTAGCAAACGTACCGGCGACACGAGAAGCCAGCGCCAACGCATCTGATCGACGGACAACTTGGACATCACCAAGAAGAGTAGCTGCACCCGAAATGGGATCCGGCAACGCCGGCATGCTTACGCGCGTAGAATCCGGATCATCCGTGACCCAGACAACGTAGCCGTAATCGACCGGGAACGGCGCATCTCCAATGAGCGTGGAGTACGAGATGTAGAGCTGTCGGTTGAGTACCGGCATCTCAGATCACCGAGTAGTTGGAGGTGTCGACACCGAACGTGCCGGGACCGTCGTACTGCGCTCCTGTGGGATCAGCACCGTTTGTCGTGACCCATACATGCCAGCCGCCGGCGACGGTATCCCAAACACGGTTGCGCGTCTCTGAGCTCGGGGCTGGTGGTCCGTTGTCGGGAAGCGCGAGCTCGACACGGGCTTCTGCGACAGGCTCATCTGCAATGGGCCATCCACCTGTCCATGCAACAGGCCATCCTGCGGTGCCGTAGAACGCGTGGGCTCCGTAGTCCGTACCGGTGCCCGTAGTGACACCGTGGGGCCACGGAAAGAAGTAGTTGCCCCACCGGATGAAGCTACGTCCTTCGGTGGCGTTGTTGATTGTGTCGTTCGCCGCAGGCGTAGCCGTCGGGAAATAGGCGAAGGAGGTGCCAAGGCCTTTTCGGATTTCACGACCGCCAGTGTTCTCGCCGATGAACGCGGGCTGGATGTCGTACTGCCCGGAATACGGATTGGTCTGCACGCCCGTTGTGTACGGCGCGCCGTTTGTGATCTGAAACGCAATGGCTTCGATCTGTCCCGAAAGACCCAGCAGACCCGATGCCGAGCTGGTCGCACGAAGGCAAATCCAAGGCTCGTAGTCCACGTTCCCGTTGTCGCCGTTTGCGACTGTACTCAGCGCAAACAGCCCTACTGCTGTCTGAACAGTGGTTCCGGCGATCAACTGGATGACGAAGTAGAACTCATAGACATCGCCGGTCTGGCCGCGCCCGACTTGAGCAGCGGCGACGTGGTACTCGTAGGATGCGAAGCTCGAAGGGATGAATGCCGTGTCATACGCACCCGACGTACCTACAAGCTGCACGCGCGTCAGAGATCCAGTAGGCGCTGTGGTGGCCGTTCCTCCTGAGAAGATGTCGCCGTACTGACCGAGATACCAACGCCACGACCGATTGGTCGTACCGCGCTGCATCGTGAAGTCACGGTTACCTGCGGGATCGCGCCAATGCTCCCAGGAGTCAGCGTTGCTCCATCGCGTAGCGTCGTTGCGTGTGGACGCCGACGTCGAAGACCCGTTGCTGGACCGGACAATCACCCATCCCGCGGCCGCAAGACGATCACCGAACGCGATGATCGGGGCGATCTCCGAAGCCAGGGCCTCGTTGACGTCAAACCGCCAGTTGTCTGAGAGATGTAGCGTCATCAGAACCCGAAGCTCACGTTATGGGGCCACGGAATCGTCCAGACTCCAAGGTTGAGGCGACACTCCCCCCCGGTCATCGGAGACAGCACCGCGAGGTTCCCTCGGATCGCGGAGTCTCCGGTTACGTTGTCAAAGATGCCCTTGCGCTGCTCACGCCCGCCAGTCGTTTCGCCAACGAACAGCGGAGGCAGGTCATCGAACAGCGTCAGGGGGTTCCGGCCGGTCCAGGTGCTGGGCTCAGAAGCCTGTAGTGTGGTCGTCTGTAGTTCCCCGGAGAGCCCAGCCTTGTACCAGCCACGAAGGCCGCTCAGGGAGTTCTGCGACGATGCTGAAGCCCAGGGCTCGTTGTCGGGGTCGCCGACAACACCGTCTGCGGTGCTGGTGAGCGAATCCACGAACATGAAACCTTGCGGAGCTGAAGCTGAGTTCGTGGGTTGGATCAGAATCCAGAACGGATAGACATCACCGCTGACACCGCTGGCAACACCTGCGGCGCCGAAGTGGAACCTGAAGTTCGAGATCGTGGAGGTACCGAAGAAGTTGGACGCCGCCGCGCCTCCAGTACCGACAAGCTGTATGCGGCCCGCAGAGCTCGGAAGCACGGTGGCGCTGCCACCGGTCATCGGCTCTCCGGCCTTGCCCTGGTAGAACAACAAGTTCTGGGCCGACGACGGTCGCTGGAACGCGATGTCGCGACCGGATGCGCCACCGGGATCACGGAGATGGACCCATGCGTTGCTGTTGTTCCACTGCGAAGCCGTGGGCACCACCGATGCCGTCACCGCGCTGCCATCGCTCGACTGTACCGCGGTCCATCCGGCGGCAAGGAAGACGTTGACCCAGGCGGCGTAGGCGTCGCCATGTGTGGCGTAGCCTTCGTTGACGTTGTAGTGCCAGTTGTTCGAAATGTGGATCGTCACAGCGAGCCTCCAACGCGGATCCCGGCGTACAGGACATGAAGAAGATCACCGGGGCTACCGGATTCCAAGATGATGCGAACCTCGTACATCGAGACGTTGTCGAGAATCTCGTTGAGGTCCACTCCAGGAGTCGCAGACAGCGTCAGCGGCTGAATCGGGTTCACCGGAACCCCGTCATCTGCGGCATCGATGTAGAGACGGCATCGCCGTACCGGGACGATCGGACTGCCCGGGGGACCGAGATCGTAGAGATCGATATACCCACTGGCGGTCGACGAGAACATCGTGGCGAGTGTGCGGAACTCGTAGGTCAACGTGGCGTAGTCGTATTCATCGGGATCGAAAACGAATCCACCAAGCACGAAGGCTACATCCGGGGTATCGGCTGTGACATTCGTACCCGCGGCGAGCTCGTGTACGGCAGCGATGGGGTAGCCGGTCGGACTCTGGTTTTCGTAGCGGTTGTTGGCCGCCACCCAAGTGAGTACCTGACCGTCGGTCGGCGCTGCGCTGTGGACGTCCCAGCCACGAATCCGAACCACCGAGCTCGCCGCAACGGTACCGGTGACGTCTCCGGCAATAGCAAGCGTTGCCGGGGCGTAGCGGTTGTTGACAGCATCCCAGGACAACACCTGATTCGCCGTAGGCGCCGTGGTGTGGACGGCGTAACCCCTGATGCGCTCGACTACCGTCGTGCCCGAAGGCCCGGTGACGTCTCCGGCGAGCGTGACTGACGCAGATCCCGCGATGGACTCCACGGCCCCGACGAGCTCATAGACCCACTCGGCCCATGCGCGCCAGTTTTGCTCCGCAGAACCAAGACCCGCGCGATCGGCGTACAACGCGTTGTCTTCGGACTCGTCGGGATCGTTGCTGGCAAGAGTCGCCGTAGCCGGTGCTGTTTCCCCGAAGGTCGGAATCCGAAGACCCGTCAGAGGTGCACGCACACTGAACGGTCTTGTAGTCGTGGTGATCGTACCGTTGTCGTCAACGGTCAAGCGGACTCGGAAAGAACACGGCTCTGTGATCTGCCCACTGGGCCCCACGGTGACCACTGCGCCTGTAGATCCCGACAATGCAGCCGTAGAGCCGACCTTGTCCAAGATCTCCCAGGTATACGTTACGCCCGGCCCCGTCGGCGCCGTGGCGGTCAACGTGATGATTTCCCCGGGTACGAGGTCATGCCTGGCTCGGCCGGCGACGCCGACTCCAGGGGTAGCTTGGTCGATCCGGAACTCAGCCATGTCGCGAGGATAGCATCGTCGACTCGCTTCCAGAAACTCCTATCAGGACGTGGAGGAATACATGGACACAGTTCTAACGAAGCGACTCACAGCGCACTACCCGCACCCATGCGGTCCCGGCTGCCCGTGTGGACGGCCATGGGAACGGCCGCAACGCGCTTCGTCAAGTACGACAAGCGAGGGAGCGTGACCGATCCTTATCGCGACTCAGATCACAACCGCTACTGCAAGGACAACGAATGAGTAATGAATCGTCCTCCGAACTGACACATGGAGTACGTCTAGATCTCGCTCTTGAGATCATCGCAGTTCGAGGCCCCGCAGACCATCCCGGCCCCGAGGGCTGGTACGCCGTGGAAGACGCCGGCCTCGGTATCGTCGCCTACTTTCTCAAAGAGACCGACGCGCTTCGCTATCGACTCGATCTCGCAAACCGAATGGTGAATCCGTGAGCAACGAGGATGTCTTCAAGTCGATCCTAGTCGTGTTCCTCGTAGAAGCGATTGGACTGATCGCCTACGTACTCTTACGGCCCAACGACAAACCGCTCGATACCCAGACCGATGCTGTCTTCTGTCTCGAGCAGTGCCACGCCATCGGATGTGGTGCGTGGATCAACGCCCGCTACCCCAACAGCAACGAGACAGGCTGTATCTGCGCCTGCGAAGGACCAGGAGATCCGGAATGAACTACTCCGACGAGATGGATCGGATCATGTCTATCGTGCTCTACAGAGAAGACGAGGTGAAAGACTTGAAAGACGAAGAGGTGCCCCAGGGCTGCGTTTTCGTCCGCGGCCTCGCCCACAACTTCGGGTTCCATCCCGGGCGTCTACTCGACTCGGCGGAAGACGTCAGGAAGATCTTGGGTGCCGTGGTCACCGACGAGTTCATGGGGGGCCGAGGGTGGCTGGAGCTTCCTGAATCTCGTCGTCGGACGCAACGGCGAAATCTGGGGCAACCAGGTCGACGCCGAAGGTCTGATGTGCCTGGCGCTGGGTCTCGGGTGGGCCGAGATCCTGGTACCGCGCTCGATGTGGCAGATGATGCCCGGCGGCGTGCCTTACGTGCGCTTCAACTTCACCGGTGAGCCAAAGCTCACATCCGCCGAACAAGACTGATCACAGACTCAAGCAGAGATAGAACAGCAATGAGCAACTTCAACGCATTCGCCCTCGCAGTCCACAACTCGTTCCAGAACATCGTCAAGTCCGGAGCCGCCCGCGCCGTTGTCGTCGACATCGAACCCGACGATCTCTGGCACAAGTACCTGGCCGCGTTCCCGGAAGGATCGAATCCGGTCTTCCGCGTCCGCACCGAGCACGACTGCGCGTGCTGCAAGCAGTTCATTCGACGAGCCGGCGTCGTGGTCGGTCTCCTCGGCGATAGCGTCCTGACGGTCTGGGACGAAGCCGCAAAGCAGGACGGTACCTACGGCATCGTGGCGCGGGCTCTTCAGGCCGCCGTCAAGGACGCCTCCATCAAGGACACCTTCGTCGTCTCTCGCAACGAGACAGGCTTCGGAGCCAAGCAGTCGCGATCGCTTGACAAGGCCACTCAACGCGCCGTGACCTGGAATCATCTGTACACCGGGGAGATCCCCGTAGCGCTGCGCAGCGCTTCACCCGGCGAGCAGCGCGGCGACGCCCGGACTGCGGTTCAGGTCTTCACGCGTGGTCTCCTTGAGCTCAGCGAAGATGCTGTCTCCACCGTTCTCGGACTCATCGACAACAACGCGTTGTACCGTGGTCAGGAGCATCGCCGTGCCGTCGTCGAGTTCCAGAAGATGCAGAAGGCATTCCTCGGGCTTGGCAGCCACCGGGATCGTCACTTCTTCGTCTGGAAGAACTACACCCATCCGGTCTCTCGTTTCCGCAACACCGTGATCGGAACATTGGTCCAGGATCTCTCCGAGGGCCAAGAGCTCGAACGAGCAGTCAGCAGCTTCGAAACCAAGGTGGCGCCGCAGAACTACAAGCGCACCACCGCGCTCATCACCCCCATGATGGCAAAGAAGGCGCTTGAGACCATCGAGACCCTCGGCCTTGAGCCCGCGCTTGAGCGACGTCTCGCCGTTCTCAGCGACGTCTCCGTCAACGACGTCCTGTGGGTCAGCAACGCCGCCAAGCCGCTCATGAAGGACGGTGTGGCCGGAATGCTGTCGTCGCTGGCCAAGACGGAATCGAAGACCAAGATCGCCGCTGAAGACATCAGCCTCGACGACTTCATGTCCCGCGTGCTGCCGGAAGTCACGGAGCTCGAGCTGTTCTTCAGCGGTGCCCACCTCGGCAACCTGATGGCGCTGACGGCCCCGGTTCATCCGGAACCCAAGCAGCTCTTCCGCTGGGACAACGACTTCGCTTGGTCCTACGCCGGCAACATCACGGACTCCATCGCTGAGCGCGTCCGCAAGGCCGGCGGCAAGGTCGATGGTGCCGTGATGCGGGTGTCGCTGTCGTGGTTCAACTACGACGATCTCGACCTCCACATCCACGAGCCCGAGCGCGGAGCACGAAGCGTCAACAGCCACATCTTCTACGGCAGCAAGATCGGGTGGACCGGAGGGCGGCTCGACGTCGACATGAACGTGGGACCGAACGGCAGTCGGCAAGCAGTCGAGAACGTCGTGTGGTCCTCGAAGCCGGCGGACGGCGACTACAAGGTCGTGGTCCACAACTTCACACACCGCGAGACTTCAGATCCTGGCTTCGTCATCGAGGTCGAGAACGCCGGCAAGCTCTTGCACTTCTCGTACAACAAGCAAGTCCGACAGAGCCAGTTCATCGAGGTCGCCGTCTTGACCGTGAAGGACGGCGTGATCACTGGTGTGAAGCCCGGAAACGGAATCACGGCCAGCAACATCTCCCAGGAGCGCTGGGGTCTCACCACAGAGCGCTACATCCCGGTCACCACGGTGATGCTGAGCCCCAACTACTGGGGCACCAACGCAGTCGGCAACAAGCACGTGTTCTTCGTTCTCGAAGGCGCCCGCGCCGACGAGGAGTTGCGCGGCATCTACAACGAGTTCCTTCACCCCCGCCTCGAGGCACACCGCAAGGTGTTCGAGGTCATCGGAGATCGCACCAAGTGCAAGACCAGCCCGGACCACATGGCCGGGCTGGGCTTCTCCAGCACCAAGCACACCACCTTCTCGGTGCGTGCTCAGCAAGGCTCGCGCAAGCGCGTCTTCAACATCCATGTCTGAACAGGAGAGAACATGAGCGACGACAGCATCTTCCAGTACGCAACGCGCAACAAGCTCCGCTTCCCTTCCGGCCGCGGAGAGCTCACGGTCGAGCAGCTCTGGGACGTGCCGCTGCGTTCCAGCAACGACTTCAACCTCGACGTGATCGCCAAGACCATCAACAAGGCCCTCAAGGAGGCCTCCGAGGAGAGCTTCGTCAACAGCACGCGCTCGCCGGCACAGACGCGTCTTGAGATCATGCTTCAGATCGCGAAGCACGTGATCATCACCAAGCTGGAAGAGGAGCGCCTGGCCGAGAAGCGCGCCGCGAACAAGAAGGAGCGTGAGAAGCTGCTCGAGATCTTGGCCGAGAAGCAGGAGGGCAAGCTCTCCAAGCTCAGCGAGACCGAGCTGCGCCGCCGCATCGAAGCGCTCGAGGTCTGAGGACAGAACGCAAGCAAAAGAAGAGGGGATCACTCCCCTCTTCTTCTTTGCTCAGATTCTGAAGTACACGACGCCAAACACGGGCTCCGAGACTTCCATTGCTTGCTTGCCGAAGAACGCGAGCTTTGTCTTCTCGATGTCCTCGTCCGTAAGCCCTTCGCCGTTGACGTTGGCCAAGCTGATCTGCACGGATTCCGAAGCACTAAGAAAGACGACGCGCAATGCATCCTTCGTGAACGACTGCGCGAAACCGCGTTCCGAGACGATGTACCTGACGCCCTCCGGACTCTGCCAACCCTTCGGTGCCCGCTTCGGCAACAACAACGCGAGGCGTTTGTAACGCGCCGACTCCTCTGCGGTGTACTTGCGCTTCATGCCAAGACTCGATCGATGTCTTCGGGATCGAAGACCACGATGACACTGGATTCCTTGATCTTGACGAGGTCGAAGCGGACGAAGAACTGACGGTTTGTCTCCTGCTCCTTGAGGAACCGGATGAACGCCACCTTGTCTCCGACCTTGAGCCCGCCAATCGGCGGACGCGGGCGTGACTTCGTGTTGGCGAAGCCGTAGGCGACGACCGTGCCCGTGGCCAGGATGCCGGCGTCCCCTCGATCCCCAGCGGTGTCCGGAATGTGGATGCCGCCAGAGGTCGTTTCTCGGAGCTCATCCATCTTCACGAGGATGTCGTCTCCGAGGATCTTGAGAAGACGACCATCGGCCAACTTGTATTCGTTGTGGTTCATTCGACTTTCGTGAGGCGAGAGGTTTCGATCCATTCCTTGTGGTCGCCGAAGTCGACGAGCACGTGGTCTTCGCCGTCGTGGTTGACGTCGACCACGCGTCCCTCGAGCTGGCTGGCGGTCTTTCCGTCGGCGACGACTCGAACGCGATCCTTGGGGAAGTAGGTATTGGCGTGCTTGAACATGGTGTTGCCTTGTGCAGTACGGTACGGGCCGTGTGATGGCGGACTGGATGCCCAGATCCACTTCTCTACATTATCACACCACGAACATCCAGGATCGCAGCGCTTTGTATTGAAGTCAGGGCCCGGAAGGGGATACAGGCACGCCAACCTATGGAGTAGATCGACGTGCCTGTACAACAGGGCCCAGATCAGTACGTAGGCCAGCATCACTTGTCGTCGCCGACCTCGATCTCCATGATGTCGAGCTCCTTGACGCCGGGCGGAGCATCCATCGTGCCGACGTCGACACCCGTGACACCCGAAGGTACCTCGCCGAGCTCACCGCTGTGAGCCGCGAGGAACGCACGAACCCCCTGCTTGATCGTGGGATTCGCGACACGAAGCTGATTCTTCATGTCTTCGGCGTCGGCGAGGATGAACACGCCGGGCTTGCCGTCCGTGTTGTCCTTGCCGAACTGAAGCGCCAGGCACATCGAGCGGCGACCGTCGCTGTCGGTCCATGCCACTGCGAACAGCTTGGCCTCGGTCACACCCTCGACAGCGTTGATCTTCTTGCTGAACTCCGGCGCTGCGGTGGGTTGAATCACACGTCCCATGTCGTCCTCCTAAACCAGAAGGTCCTTGTGGTCCTTCTCTCCTGACAAGATCTCAGAAACCGTCTGACCGCTCACCACCATGGGAGCGCCATCACCGACGCGCATCTTGACCACGGAGGCCTTGTGCGCACGAATCATGTCGATGCAGAACTGTAGCAGACCCGAACGATCAAGTGGTGGACTGCTACTCAGCAGCTTGAGGTTGCCGTCGCGTTCTTCGTAGGCCGCGACATCGACGGCCTCCACTGCGGCGAGTTCCCCAGCAGAGTCGCAGGCGTTGCCCAGCCTGTATTGAATCACCAATACAGTCATCGGCATCAGCCCTGCTGGAAACCGTCTTCATCGACGTCACCCACGACGTCCTGAAGCGTTCTCGCGGCCTGTGGCGCCGTCTGCGGTACCTCGGGATAGCCCATCTCGTCTGCGGACACCCGCCGAGGCGGAACCTGTCGGGCTCGCCGCTTCATGTCTTCCTTCTGGGCGTGCCGTAGCCGAAGAGCCTCGGTTTGCTTCGCCTTGATCTGCGCCTTTCGCGTCTCCTGCGCCGTGGGCTCGTGCTCTTGTTCCGGAGGCGTGAACGCGTCCTCCGGGAAGGAGGCGAAGGGAGAAGGGGGATCGGAGACAACACCCTCGTCTTCGTCTTCGAGATCGGGGAACGTCTCTACCACCTCGTCTTGTACTTCATCCCTGGATTCGATCCATCCAGCCGAGTGAACCATGCCAAGTGCGCCGCCCACGACTTGGAAGTCACCATGAACTGCCGAGGCGACGACAGCGGCGACGTCTTCTTCGGCGCACTGCACCTCGAACTCTCGGTCAGCGATCCGGATGACCAAGCAGTTGTGCTGCTCACGGGTATCGGGATCCCATTCCTGGCGAACGCGCACCAGGTCGACGACGATCTTCATGAGCGTCCTCCAAAGGGATTGGGAGGCGGGGGCGGTGTGCGGGGGTCATCCATCTTCTTCGCCAGGCGGATGACGGCGAGCGCGCCAGAACCAATCTGGCCCGCGTACTTCAGGATCAAACACTTGTTCGGTGTATCCAGAACCAGACCGTTCTCGTCGAGGCCTTCTTCGGCGTTGAAGGCCATGCAGTCCGGACCGCAGACGCGATCACGGTCGTGCCAGCACAGCGCGCCGTTTCGTACGTCCTGTGTATCGGGACGCTCGATGTACGGGCTGTCCTTGAGATCTTCGACCAACGAGTCGAGCTCGTCATCACGATTCATCGCTTCCTCTTCTTCTTTCCCGGCGAGCGAGTACGTACCGTAGGCGTGTTGTCGGGATCCACGAACACGGGATGGAGTGGTAGGTTGTTCTCCACGGCGAACATGCGGTGCTGTACTTCGGCTTCTTCGAAGGCAGCGGTAACCGCGGCTCCGCAGATCTTCTGCATCACGGCGTCACGAGCTGCTTGAGCCAGACGATTGTGACGACGCGCTTTCTCGACTGCCTCATCGTCGCCTTCCGGTACCTCGACCATCTTGGGTAGCAGACCGATGAACTCGAGCGACTGCACCAGCGGCCCGGCACCATGAACGGCGAGCGTGCGGATCAGTACGGTACCGATACGCTCGATATCCCAGACCTGCTCTGAGGTCACGAACCCTACAGTATCGGCTAGCCGACCCTCCCACCCGCAGTTCGGGCACTGAGCTGTCGACGTCGATGACCCTTCGGCGTCTCTGAGCTCTGAACGGGTGATCTTCAAATCGATTCCACCACAATCCGGGCATGTGTGTCGTGCGTCAGCCATGTGATCTCCTGAAAGGACTGGAGCATACCCGCCCCGAAGGGCGGGTCCTAGTCACTTCTTTCGCTTCTTCTTGGCGCGGTACTTCGCCTCTTCCTTGAAAGTGTCGTACAGATCTTGCTCCGCCGACGAGTCCATGCAGATCACCCCGAACATGTCAGGCACCGTCGATGACCGAAGATGCTTGCGGTCGATCTTGCATTGCAGCTCGTTGTGCAGGTACTGGTAATCCGAGGACAGCTCGAGGTAGGCAGCCCTGCGCGCCTTGAGAATGTCGACGAAATCCGAGTCCGCTTGCTTGGATGCCAGATGCCTGGCGATCTTGCGCTCCATCTGTTCAGCCGACTTGTCCATCGCCTTCGAAAGACGGAGGTACTTACGGCTGAGCTCTTGTATCGGCTTGATGGCTTCGGCGAGGTCACGAGCCACGCGCCGCGAGAGGTCGGGCATCTTCATCGGTAGACCCGCTTCAGGATCTTGACATCATGATCCGAAATCCATGGAGGGAGCTGCCCCATGGGCGTTGGTGTTTGAATCGGCCGCATGATGCTCTGTTCGTAGTCGTCGTGGGCAAGCCCGAGACAGTGACCGAGCTCGTGCAGGAGCACGTGACCCTCCATCTCGGTATCGCCCGTGTTCGACGTCCGAATGGTGCAGTAAACGTCGAGGTCGCCGGGATCGTACTCCATCACCCAGTGACGTGCATCACCAGCGCTGTCCATCCAATCTGGATCTCGGGCTTGTTCGGGGTGGTAGCAGATCATCGAGCCGTCGAGACACAGGCCGTCTTCCAAGTCATCGGCAAGGATGAGAAGCCCGAAGCCAACACGGCTGTTCACGTGACCCACTGCGTCTTCGAGAATCGCCGTGTAGTCCATGGCGTAGACACGGTCCTCGAGGAAGATATCGATCTCGATCGGTGACTGACGCAGCATGACGTCGAAGCATGACGTCGAAGCAATCCCCGGTGTAGTCGTAGCGATCGTCCGTCGTACGGCAGGCGCGCATCAGACCGGGCTCATCGTGGGTGAGGACCCCCGACAAGTACGAGTACGAGAGCAGTGACAGTCAGCGCCGCCACGATCCCGAGCATGATGTAGTTCCGCTTCATGAACCTTCTCCCATGACCCTCACGGGCCACGCATCGATCAGCAACTCCCTGTGCATACCATAGTTGCTGGTCCGCTCATAGACATCGATTTTGGACTCGTCGAGCTCCAAGATCTTTTCGTCCACTTGGCCCTTGCGGATCAGGTAGGCGAGCCAGGCCTGTGGGTTCTTCGGTATCCGAGGCGCGTTGATGGTGGTCTTGGCGACGCTGAACCTCTGCGGCCGGTGACCAATCCTGGGGTCCGGGCTGTTCACCACGAGAGCGGTGAGGCCGTCGATCAGCCCGGAGCCGAACAAGATCGTGGCTACATCATCGGGTCTCACCTGTACCACCACCGCGGTCTCGTCTCGGATGAAGAACAAGGAGCTTGAGCCGGGGTCGTATTCGAGACCGGCTCCTGCCTTGCCGACCAGAAGAGAGTGCATGTAGATCGTGTTGATCTCGAAGCGCATGATGCGCTTGCGTGACCGCGCACAGGTGATCTCCCAGCCACGTTCCCGAGTCTCACCCTTGAACGCCTCGTGAAAGACCAGAATCTCGATGTCGGTCTGAATCTTGGTCTTGATCTTGATACCATCGCGTCGTAGCTGCTTCACTGGTCTACTCCTCGTGCTTGATGCGCCGTACACCGGCCATCTGGAAAAGCGCTTCCTCAAGCTCAGCGATTCTGTCGTGAAGAGCCTGCACAGCACCGAGATGCTCGATCTCGGAGAGGAGCTGGCCGATGGCCCAGTCCTCGGTGCCCTCCATGAGAGACTCCTCTGCGGTACGGGTCCGGTACGTCCTGGCGATCTCCTGAATCGTCTCCGGAGACGGCCGAGGCGGCAGGGTCGGCGGGCCGCCGTCCCCGGGAAGCCATCGCTTGTTCCACGGTCTGAACTTCAGGATCCACTCAGGCGACGGAAATGCGCCGGTGAAGTGGTAGCCTCGATCGTCGATGTACAGCACCGACGGTGGCTTCTCGGTAGGCCACTTGATCTTGAAGTACTCGCGCTGTGCCGCTTCCCAGGCATCGACAGGCTCGAAGCCCGCGGCGAGCATGAACTTCTTGAGATGACTGCGCATCCATTCCTTCATCGCCTGGATACCTCCTGGCGCCGAGGAACGGCTTGAGTGGATGTGGAGCACGAGCTCGGGATGACTGACGACCTCGACAACCCAGGCCATCGCGCCGGGAACAGGACCGTCGTGGATCTCCACCGCAGTCGTCCACGGAGAGTCGTAGGCGTGAAGAACACCATCGAAGTCGCAGCACACGTTGTATTTCTTGCTCATCGTTTCCTCTTGGGCTTCTTGCCTCGGATCGACTCGACTGCTTTGATCAGCAGCTTCTTGTCCTTCTCTTCTTTGCGGATGACCTTCTGCACCAACGTGTCATCGATGAGCTCGTCGAGCCTGTCTTCGATGAGGCTACGAAGAACCTGCGGCGGCAGCGCGTCGACCTCCCATGACGAGTCGCCGTGCTGCTCGACGTACTTCGCCGCGCGACTATCGGTGAGCTTCGCCGGGTTCGGTGGAGGATCATACTGCTCGATCTGACTCATCGTGAGCGCCAGCTTCTCCACGCGGACCTTGAGCCCAGGAAGCCGGAGCTTGCGCTCCTCCGCGGTCTCCTGTTCGAAGTCGTCATCGATGAGCCAGCCGTTGTTGACGTACTCGTAGAGCCGCTCGTCGATGTCACGGACCATGTCCTCACCGCTGGGATCGTGATCTCCGAGGTACAGGATGACGGCGGAGTCGGCACCGATGGCGTCGCAGCTCTCTCGAACCCGTGTTCCGGCTTCCTTCATCGCTGAGGTCGAGCTGTAGCCCCGATTGACCATCAACGTGATGTGGTACTCCCTGGCGATGGGCGCCAAGACACCGGCAAGGGCGTCCTTCTCGACCCAGAGCTCGACGTAGGCGTCCTGGCCGACAAGTCGAGGAAGCCGGTAGCTGTACAGCGCGGCGTCGAGGAGCTGGTTGAGGTCGTCGTACTGCGGCGGTTGCTGGGGCCGGCGAACACGGTCCTCCACAGCATCCCAGCGGATCCAGCCACCCCGACGAGCTCGACTGACGATCTCTCCGATTCGCTTGTACGAGTTCTCGGTGTTTGGGATCAGATCCCTGGCAACGAGCTGGTAGTACAACTGACGAAGCGTGAGCCGAAGGTTCTGCTCGGCATAGCTATCGATGATCCCGATGATAACGTGAAGCAGCGCTCGCGTCGCCTTGGTCGGGCTGTAGCGCTCATAGATCTCCCTCATCTTGCACCCACACTTTCTCCTGAGCCGTTCTGTGGTAGCCCGACAGCACCAAGGCGATCAGCGGCATGAGCTCGCCGCGCCGATTCAGAGCGCTGAGTGCGTCGGCATAGAAGACCGGACGCACTTGCCGCTTCTCCACGATCTGGATCATCTCAGATCTGACATAGCCTTTCGCGCACAACGCCGTCAGGGCAACGTGGGCGAAGTAACGCTCGAGCTCCTTCATCGCCGCCGCCGTCGGAATACGCCACAGGGCCAGAGCACGAACGCGATCATGGTGTAGAGATACGTCGTCTTCACTTGAACCTCTTGTACATGTTGACGCTTCCAGCGATCTCGGCGGTGAGAGACTCACACCCGCAGTCGTCTTCGCAGACAAATCCAAGACTGCGAAGTAGAGGGATCATATGGATGTTGACCACCTCGGCGTGTACTTCGATCCCGACCTCTTCGGCCTCGTCTACCACGGCTTCGCAGAGTGCTCTCGCAACGCCTTGTCTACGAAACCTTGAATCGACCACAACAGAGAGGGTGATGCAGAGGCTGTCGGCATTGACAGCGACCGCCCCTATGACATCCCTATCGCCGTCAACCGCTAGATATCGGATCTCTTGATTGCGGTAGAGGTAGAGACCGGCTTCGTTGAAGAGATCGTAGCCCTCGTCGACATCAACGTCATCGTCATCGGCCCCGACGATCTCGTACTCCACTTCGGACATGAATAGTCTCCTCGAGCCCTGATAGGCAAAAGAGCAGAAGGACTAGCCCCGGCGAACCGGGGCTGTCCTCTGCATCAGAGACCCTACAGCTAGAAACGCCACCGCCCCGTCCTGATGTAGTAACCCGCTACCTGTGTAGGGTTAGGAACGATCAAACTATTGGCCGCCGAAACTCCACCAAGTTTGATCATGTAGTTGATACGGTAAGGCATCTCCTGAGCGATACGACGCGTCGCTTCTCGAAGGATCCGTCGGCGCTTTCTACTCACGGCACTCATTGCGATTGCTCGAGCGCTAGGCGCATTGCGGTTCCACGGAGCCAGCCTTCGAAGTGTGCTTGCTCCAGCGGGCCGCAGGGCCCTCCCGAAGCGGACTCAGGAACAACGAGCCGTGGCCCTTTGGGCCCCAAGCTGACGTAGGTCGGCCCGTAGACCTTCCTCCACTCACGGAGGCACGGGCTCATCCAGAGGGCGAAGCCTACGGCCGCGCTGCCTTCAGCCTGTGCTTTGTCGATGAGCTTCTGTGGCGTGGTGCCATGAGCAACGGCGTACGACACGTAGTAGGGGTTCCAGCCCGTTGCGTGTTTCGTCTCTTCGGCGCCGGGTGGCACGATCACGATCACTTCCATCAGTCGACCTCTTGCGGGTCTGGGTTTCGCTCCATGTCGCAAGCGAAACAGGTACACAGCTCTCCACGAGCCCTTTCTGCCTGCCGTTCAGGATGATCGTGCTTGAGGCGGGGATTGAGCCACATGCCGCCGACTACCTTTCCGTCCCTGACAACCTCGGCGTCGGGCTCTCCCATGAACCTCTTTGGGGTGTTGTTAGTCATCAGTCGACCCCTTCTCCAGCTTGCTGAGTACCTGATGCTGTTTGGCGACGAGACGTTTGAGCTCGCGGATCTCACGATCTTTCTCGGCGAGCAGCTTGATGAAGTACGAAGAAGGCGCCACGCGCCGTGCGCCGAGCCGGTAGGCCACGACGCACAGCGCTAGTGTGATCGAGATGTAGAGCACGGTTCACCCGTCGATCTCTTCCCAGATCTCCTTGACGCATTCGTAGACCATACGCCCGTACGTCAGTCCGGGACGCATCTTCACTCCGAGGAAGTGGAGAACAACGCGCATCTCGCTCAGTTCGGGCGGTTTGCCGCGCCGTTCGCCGCCAGCCAGAGCCATCATCATGCTCTGCGCCCAATAGCCGCCCCGATCGCCGTACACCAGGCGACAGAACCAGTGAGGGAGCTTGGTGCCGGGCTCGTCGAGTGCGGCAAACCGCGTGAGCTCATTGATCGAGGCCACCAGATCCTTGTCCGAGGCCTCGATTTCGGCGATGCGCCGTCTGATGGTGTTGTTCGTTCGCTTCTGGTTCGACTTCAGGCGGAGGTAGAAGGCGCCATCTTGTAACGACCTCAACATGGGAGCCGGCAACATCCTGGACCTGTCGCTCGCGAAGATCTCGTCGATGCGCGCGACAACGCGCTTCGCCGGCAACTCGCTGTTCTGAATCATGGGTGTGTACTCCATGATCTGACACGCCTCGATGCACAGCTTCTCTAGAGCCTCGACGAGGGCGTCGAGGGTGTTGGACACGAAGGTGTCCTTCGGCGTCGGCACAGCCGTTTCCGGCGGCAGCTTCTTCACCTCCCACGAAGAAGCGAAGAGGCGGCTGTGACCAACGGCGAGACGGAGCTTCTTCTCCGCCATCTGCCGAGATGGATGCACCGCAGTGACGTGTACCGGCTGCCTGGTGGCGCCGTGGATCGACAGAGAGACCCCGTAGATCTTCTCGCCGTGTACGACGAACTCCCCGATGGCGTCGTACATCCGCTGCCAGTCGGTGTCGCTGATTCGACAGACCTCACGGCGCTGGCCGAACACCGGATTGCAGGTCGGGCAGTACGGCCGCTCGGTGTCCATGAGGCGATTGCACGTCTCGCAGCGCACCGGATTGATCGTGATGTCGGCTTGAGGAACCTTGTCCATGAGCACTTCGTCCGAGAGATACATCATCTCTTTCCTTTCCATGCGTTGTTGCGCATGCGCGATCGGGATGCTTGCTTTCTTGAGACCCCGAGAAACTTGGCTTCGGTTTTGTTCCACCAGTTGACCGTTTTGGACCTGAGCTTTGGAGAGGACCAGAGCCAGCCCTTGAACGTACGGTCCGGCCACCGCGGCAGGCTGACACCGTACTGGCGCAGACGACGTAGCCTGTTGTAGGCGATGCGCTCAAGGCGCATTCGTCGTTTTGTCGCCATGATCAGACCTCTCGGATCCCGCTGTAGTCAGGGCGCTCACTCTTGTACAGAGAAGTGTGGTAGCGCCGGACCTGTTGAGTGAGCTCACGTCGGATGTGTTTCCGGAAGAGCTTTGTCGCGCGTTGCAACGTGGTTCGCATCTTATCCTTCGAGACCAGGCCGCTGATCTTGAACTTCTTGAGGAACCACGCGGTTCCAAGATCGATGTCGAAGCCGGTCTTCGGGATGTGAAGAACCCCGACGCTGGCGTACGTCGTGTTGATGCTGGTACTGATGGCAACGACACAAGCGAACTCGCCGGCCCTGCCGATGTAGCCGTACTTCAAGCCGTACTCACCCGAAGGCGCGCTGGTATCGAGATCACAGATGTCTTCGGCGCCGAACGTACGGAGCTGCGTCGCTGTCTTGTAGACCCACTTCATCAATCCTCCATCAAGAGCGCTAGGGCTCTGTTCACCGTTATCTCGGTCACGCGAAGCTCGTTGAGCCGCTTCACCGCAGTACTCATGCGGATGTTGTCCCGTGCACCCGGACAACCCATCCATGCCTGTGCGGCATCAAGCACCTCGCGTTCTGCTTCGATCAAAGCCTTAGTGATCTCCGCTTTACTGCTTATAGCGGCATTCAGCTCGGCTTTGCGCGCCTCGGCCCGCTGCATCTCTGGCTCGGTGGCGTGGAGCTCGTGCTCTTGTACGACGGTGTCGGTACCGCCGGGTAGAACAACGATCCAAGTATTAGGGCCCAGTCGACAGTAGACTTCTACCTGACCGAGCCCCGCTACCCAGCGCGTCTGGTTCTCTTCTACGCTCATCCTTCACGCGACTCCCAGAGGTCGGTTTTGTACAGCGCCGTGATCCACTCGAAGTTCTGAATACTCAATCGCTCGCGGAAGGCGACGCGCTCTTCTCTTCTGGTGTAAGCGACTCCGATCACCGATACACGATCGGCCGTCTTGGTAGATACACGAGCACGAAGACCACCTGTCGAGTGCCTCGACTCCCAACGCATCACACCGATGTCGGCGCGTAGACGTTGTCGTGCCAAGTCGACCCCTGGTGTGGACGTTGCCCAGGAATCGATCTCACGAAGCAACATCTCGACAAGAGCGTGAACCTGCTCATCACTACGAGCGAAACGAGCAAGTGCCCAAACACGCCACTCCTCTCGAGTATTTTTCCAGATATCCTCGAACATCTGGTCTGCTGAAGCGTCGAACCGCCAGTTCCATCCGACCTCCGAAATGGCCGCTTTGCACGCATGAGATCTTCTCAAGTTGTGCATCAACATCTTGAAGGCCTGAGCGAGCTCACTAGACAATGCCGGCCTCCTCCCTGGCTAGCAGACAGATCTCATAACCCGGTACCACGAGCTCCTTGCACGTCGCCGGTCGATTGGCGTAGATCGAACAACGAACACGGCCGCCGACAACACCGTCCAGCGCGATGCAGACCTGGACGCCTTGCTTGTTGGTCTTCGTTCGCAGAGGGATCAAGCCGTGGGAGGCTTTCTTGTGGAGCATCTCTTCTGGGATCAAGACTGACTCCTGCGGCGTGGCGTCGACGTGGGCATCGATGCCCCGCTCCGTGGTGCAGCAGGCGCCGCAGCGCTGGCAGTCCATCACCGTAGCAGCCTCTTCAAGTCGACGTCACGCCCATCGCGCCGGGCGTACTGAAGGCTTTCGTAGACATGCATCCAGATACGACCGATGTGATGACCCACGACGTCTCGTGTATCCGAGAGATCTTGGATTGCCTCGGCGTAGCGTCCGCTCAGCGCGTGCTCGTGGGCACGATAGACCTTCGCCAGCGGATGGAGCTCGGCGACATCAGCCACTGGCACCACCCAGATGTGGTACTTCGAGCCATCTTCGTAGGTGCCCTCGAACTCGAAGGCATCGACCGAACATGCACACGCCGCAGCAGCATCGCTGTCGTAGACCTTGTTGGTGTCGTCTCGCTGGACTTCGACGAAGCCTTCGGGGATTCCGGTCTTCTTGTTGTGCTCTTCGTTCACCAGAAGTGCGCCGTGCATCAGCATGATTGCTCCTCAGTATCTCAGGGCGCCGGTGTGCCAGCCTTCGATGAGTTGATCGAAGATGGCGTTCCAGCGCGCGGTTTCATTGCTGATGTCCTCGAGGTCGAACTCGATCTCAGCCTTCTTGGTCAACTTGGGCTTGGCCTCGACACGCCGCACAACCGATGCGACGTGCATGTAGGTCACCGGCTCGCTGTACGTCGAGCCTTCCTCAATCCAGGTGTGGAGCTCCTCGAGCCTGTCTTCCTCAAGATCTTCGACGGGGATGTAGTCGACGCCGATGTATATCAAGCAGTGACTCGGAGTCGTCTCGGCGCAGTACGTGTACTCCGCTGCGTCGTAAGCGTATACCCCGTAGATCTCTTGTGTCAGCGATTTGACCTCGTCAGACCAGTGCTCGCGTTCCGGCAGTTTGATCAGATGGTAGTTGTGGTCCATCATCAAGCCTCAATGTCAGCGATCGTCACGCGGACGCTGCTCGGGTCGTGTAACGAGCGGATGACATCGACTCTGTTGATGACAAAGCCGTACTCCCTGAGACGGTCGCTCTCGCGTTCGAATGCGTAGCGCATCTTGGTCAGTACTCCCGGCGAGGCTGGCAAGCCCAAGTATTGCTCTGCGATCTTTACATACCTTTCTCTTACGTGGCCTTCGATCAGTGAATACACGAACTCGTAGATGATGGTCTTGAGCATGGTAGGACCAGTCGGGATCGAACCGACGACAGCCGCCTTGTAAGGGCGGTGCTCTACCGCTGAGCTATGGTCCCAGATTCCCGCAGTACATCCTTTAGGGCGGGATCTCTTGTTTCCGGTGACGTGCTGTGTTGTTCCCTGAGTACCGTCAAGCGCACAGCAGATCATGCTCACCAGCTACACGGGTCGTACTTGGTTCACGTGACGACCGAACGCCCGGATTCAAAGGGCACCAGATGCTTCCACCGCCGAGCCCGCAGGGCAACGAAGAAGCCCTGACGTAGCTGCGCCGACACAGTGGGGGAGACGACCTCCGCCTTAGTGACGACTTGTCCCAGCAGCCATGGGACGGGCAGGAGCACTGGGACCAGTCCCAGTACTAGAAGGTGGATCATCCGTTCCCCGGCACCTTGCTACTGATGTTCATATGACCTTGGGGATGTCGTAGCCCAGCTTTGCGCCGAGCATCAAGACGATAGCTAGAGGTAGCTCGAAGCGGTCGTACTGGCCGTAGATGCCATCCTTGACCACGTTGCGCGCGAACACGATCCCAGGCGAGTACGCCACAACATCGTAGTCATCGAAGATCTTGCGCGCCAAAGCGATGATCGGATCCCAAGCAGCGAAGAACAGGGCTTCGTCACGGGTCGCGTTTCCGCTTGGAAGACGTAGTGCCGGTGTTAGCTCACGCATTGCTGAAGGCTCCAACCTCATCGACGATCATGATCGTACGACGCATGTAGTCATCGAACTTGGGGTGTTGCAGCGTCAGGCCCTTCACGCGAGCCAGATGACGCCAATGCAACCACGTAACCCACGGATGATACGGATACGACAACGGCCGCAGAGCAAGCTCCTGGCGACGCATGAGGCGGCGCGTCGACTTCTGCTGACCGTCTGCCGAGCGATTCTTGTTGTGTAGACGCTTCTGCGCCTTGCGGTGCCGCTTGAGCGCGGCGCGTTGTTGCGGTGTCAGCTTCACGCCCGGCTCCCAAGAATGGTGTTGAAGAACGCGACGTCACGACGGGCTTCCTCGAGCGCGCCAGCGATCGCCTGCTTGACGATCCTAGATCCGACGTAGGGCTTGGTATCGCATCGCAGACTGTCGGACTCAAGTAGTGCAACCGTCTTGAGTGCGTTGTCCCGGCATGCTGTGATCCGACACGGCAACGGGCGCTTGTCATCCACTGGCTTGAGCTCGTGACTACCAACCCAAACGAGTGAGTCCTTGAACTGCAACAGCGCGTCGCATGAGCCGAGAGGACCGTAGGGCTCCCATTTCACGACGACACCGAGCTCACCACGGAATATGACCTCACGCCCGATCATGGGCGTAATGATAGGATCCATCTGACCTCGTGAAAGCGCTGATGATCTTGCTCACCGGAACGTGAACATGCACGATGTCTGCGGCGTGCTGAAGTTGCGCGTTGAACTTTGGCAGAAACACGGCGTTGTAGAAGGCCGGGTCGGCCTTGCGGCCAGGCAAGTCGTCGAGCACCAGAGCATGAGCCCAGCAGGTGACGGCCACGGAGCACGCGACGCCAGAATGCCGACCCGCGAATGAATCGGCAGCGAGAATCACCGCCTTGTGTGCGTAGAAGTGCGGGGACCATGAAAGATCGAGGTAGCTGGTCTTCACCAGACGATGCAGATCGTCGCGGTTATAGTTCCCCGTCATCCAGCGACGAAAGGCCCCGAGCAACTCCTCGGCGTAGGGCTCGAGGCGATCTTCGAGCTCACCGAGCAACTCAGAAAGAGCTGCGGCGCGGGGAAGGTCGATCTCAGCCTGCCGTGCAAGCCACATCAACCAGTCACCCCTGGGGCATGTTTCCCACACGCCGGCAAGGGTGATGTTGTCGTCTTGCTGCTTGACCCACATCAGGGCTTCGTTGCATGCGTGTATTCTGATCAAGAGCTCGATCAGTTCGTCGCGCTTACCGAGAATGGCAGTCATGTCTCGATGTCCTTTCGGATCTCACCTGTGATGAGGTCGTAGATCGGGTTCTTCTTGAGGTGCTCGGCGATGGCCTTGTCCTCCCAGAGATGGCGACGCGCCATCAGATCGGCGTAGTCCTTCCTGATCTTCTTGTCTTCATCAGTCTCCGGGTACTTGTCCGAGAACGTTTGCGTCCCTGCCCAGTTCTTGGCGTTCTTCACAGCACGGGCGCGCAACGCCGGAAGACCCTCGATGCTGAAGCGCAGCTTCATTCTGATCCGCTTGTTCGACGGCCGCTCCACTGCGCTGCGCCTCAGGTGCTTGGCGTACCAGTGGGTGTTGATCACCTTCCTAGACACCCGAATCACATCTCGGGCACTCCAGGTGGCACCAGTCAACACGCTCCAAGGATCCACTGCGTCAAGAACAGCAGGTGACTTGTGAGCGATGAGCCCGGTTTCGACGTGAAGAATGATCGCGAGATTCGGAAGGCTCACTGGGACTGTGGTGTGCGACAGCCCATGATGGCTGTCGGTGGCCTCGATCAGCTTCCAATGCAGCGGTGTGGCCGAGAACCGTTGCGCGTCGGCGTGAAGCGCAGCGTTGATTTCCAGTGCCGTGAGGCACTTGGCATAGAGCTTTGCTGTAGACATGATCCTCCACAGCCTGATAGGCCAGGATTCCTAGGACTTTGCCCGGTCAGGCGTCATCAGTTCGTAGGGCAGATACAACGGGTGCCGGGGCTCGCCGTCTTTCGTACGCGCCAAGGCATACGTAGCGCTGCCGCATCCCAGTGTATCGATCATCTCGTTGATCTCTCTGCTGCGCCCGAGGAAGCTACCATGAGCTCCCCATGCCAAGACAGTGTGGTGGCAGGCGCCGAGCGTCCACGAGATCCAGGCGTCGTTGTCGGGACCGATGGGTTCCGGGCTGCGCTTGAGGTCTTTGGGATCTGTGGCGCGGAAGGCGAAGAGGTTGGCCACAGCAATGCCGCCGTAGCCACCACGGCGGGCAAATCCCATGCACTTGCCGATGGTGGGGTCGTCGACCTCAGCATCTGCCGTGCTGGGGTTCAGCATGATCCACCCGAGTTGGGGAAGCGTCCCATCCCACACACGGGTGAGGCTGTAGCGGTACATGCCCGTAGGTGAGAGATGGGCCGTCTTCTTGATCATACCGTTCCTGGTAGTTTGGGTTGGAGCTTGAACCGCTTGAGCGTCGCCATCTTCTTGGCGTGCTCTGCCTGCTGCTTGTACACCGGATTGAGATTGATGCGCGCCGGACGCTTGACGAACTCGGCAAGGCGCTTCCTGGCTTCCTCGGATTCGTTATCGATCGCACGATCCAAGAACGGCATCATCTTGTCGCAGAACTCCTGGTAGGCCGCGATGGCCGGATCCTGCGTCGCCTTCTCCTCGTGCAGACCAACGATGCTTTGCACCAGAGCTCGAGTACTGAGGATCTCGGCTTGTGTGCGCTGGAGGCGGACCAAAACGAAGAGGGTCTCCAATGGGCTACCGCGACGAGGGATGCCTTGGTACTTGTCGTACCACATCGACGACAGCCCCCAGCCCATCGGAGACCTCATCCATTTTTTACGAAGTCTGCCGTGAACATCTTGCGGACGCGCATGTCGAACCAGCCGGCATGCACGCTGATCGCATGGATGAGCGGCATCGGCATCAGCCGGAAGATCTCGTACTTCTTCTGGAACACGGCCTCGTTGAACTCACGGTCGTAGCCTTCACCGATGAGATGCGCCGGCTGCTTGGTCTGGTTGATCTGAGCGACCGCGGCGACCACGGTGGCGATGCCGTAGATCTCCGACGCCAGACGGTCGATGCGCGGGTCCTTCTGCGCCATATTGAAGATCCAGAGCCGGATGGCCTGGTGCTCCAAGCTGTTGATGGTGCGGAACTGGACCTTCAAGCGACCAGGGATGATGTCCACCCACTGGGTGAACTCGCTGTTCGCCATACCGTCGGCGAAGTCGATCTCCGATGCTCGGGCTTCTGCGGCAGCGCGCTCCTTGTCGTTGTTGATCACGTCGTTCTGAACGCTGCGCATCAGGCGCTCGAGCTCGAAGTCGTCGAGACGATCGATGTCTTCTTCGAGCTTCTTCTTGGGCTCGGGCTTGTCTTCCTTCTCAGTGGTCTCCACGACTGGCTCCTTCTTCAGTTGCTCACGGCTGGCTTCAGCCGTGGCGCGTAGCACTTCGATGGTCTGCGGACTCAGGGCGGCGGGGGCTGCTGCATCGGGCTGCGACGTCGCTACCCGCTGGGCCTCCGCAATCTGGGCGATGGTCATAGGACGGTCCTTGCCGGGCTTGTAGGCCTCGTTGGCGGCCAGGAGGTCCCCAATGGGCGCCTTGGCCTTCCTGGAGGCCTCAGCACGCGCCTTGATGCCGTCGCTGTACTTCTTGAGCTCAGGGTCCGTGCTGGGGTCGATTCCACCGACTCCGATAGGATCTTTCTTCATGCGTAGGAGAATACATAGAGAATACAAAGCCGTCAACGCAGCAAAGGAATAGGTACGTTACCTATTCCAGTGATCAGCCCTTGACGACTTCCGCCATCGTCTTCTTGATCTCTGTTCCGTTCAGCCATGTCCAGCAGAACTCGCAGCGCCTACTACACACCGGCATGCTGGTGCTGTGCACTGGATACAGCACGACCGCACCGCACTTACGGCACAGCGGATGCAGCGTCACGGCTTCAGGCTCTCGATGTAGTCCCAGAGGCCAGCGCTGAAGCCACTGATGCCTTCTGCCCAGGACGAAGACATATCGGCTTCGTAGTCGGCGACGATTTCGGCGGTGACGTCGTTACCACCGGCGTCCAAGAAGGTGACGACGTACGAGCGGTCTTCGGCGAGCGCTGCGGTGAAGATCACTAGCGACCGGTTGCCCCGTGCGTAGGTCCAGGCACTGTATGCGCAAACACCGTAGACCTCCATGTCCTTCAGCCTATCGGCGTATCTCATGGCGACGTGCAACGGGGCGTCGAGGGTATCCCCGCTGTCGTCAGCATGAGCACGTCTTGGTTGCCGCGACGACCATAGATCTCAACTATGCGGTCGCCGTGTTGAATGATGCGCTGCGCGGCTTTGGCATCGGGTTTCGCAGAGTCGAAGGCTCTACGCCACTCCGGCAACACCACATCCGTCATCCTGCCCTCCGCTTCTCGACCAGATCCCAGAACGTATCGCCAGTGCTTTTGGCTCCCCTGTCCCAGGGAATCCCGGTGTCTGCTTCGAACGCCGCCGCGACCTCAGCAGTGATGTCCTTCCCCTTGAAGTCTCGGAGCACGGCGCGGTACGACCTGTCCTCGGCGAGACCAGCGATGGAGAGCACCATGTCGCTTCCACCGCCATCTTGCCTGCGGACGCGTGCGCAGTGGTACACCGCAGTGATTTCGACGCCGCTAAGATCTGCCTTGGTCGTCATGAGGTCCATGATCGGACCCGCCATCCCAGGTGCCGCCGACGCCGTGGCTACCGACACATCGGCGCCTTTTCTGAGTCCGAGGAACTGAGTCGTATAGACCGCCAGGTTGGGGATCTTCCGCAACAGCACCTCTTCCAGCGTGCCGAAGTACAGGCGCCACGGTATCGGCAACACCGCCACCACGACGTTCATCGGTAGCCTTCGGGAAGGAAGACGGCGTCGCCATCGCAGGGCAGGCGAAGAAGCCTGACGATGCGACCGGCTTCGATCTCGGCGACGACGGCTTGGCCGACACCATCGCTGAGCCGCGTGACTCCGAGGAAGCGGTGGAGGTCGACCAAGCACTTGGCAAGCCGACCCTCCGGCACAACGTGGTCTTGTGCCGACATCAGCGCCTTCCCCGTCAGCAGGTACATCACAACGCTTTGGTTCAGGCCGCCGCCGTAGTACAGAGCGATCTCGAGAGCCATGTGGTTCTCGGAAAACGACAGATCGATGGCCTTGATTCGCCCGATTCGTGATTCAGACATATCTCTCCAGGTGTTGCAGACCAAACACCCCAGGACTCCCCTGGGGTGATGGATGTGGTCAGTGACTTCGCGGCATCTGGGACACCGCTCTTTGTGTGCGATCATTTCGTACCCGGCCACTGACCGGTCTCGATGTAGACCTGCGCAGCCGTGGTCCACGAGCTCGGCATGAAGTACTTGTTGATGTAGCGGTAGACCATCAAGGCGTCGTACAGCTCCTTGGTCTCGTGCATCAGGAACAGCAGTTCCCGGCACGGCTGTGCGCGATGGACACCGTAGATCGCGGCACCACGCAACGCGGCATCGACGGAGGACCCGCCGTACGACGCGACTACGACCTGGAACTCCGGGCCCAGTGTCGTCGGACTCGGCTCGGTGTAGAGGCCGACACGAATGATCTTGGCATCCGGCATGTGGCCGATGCAGTAGCCCATGAACACGCCGCGCTCGGGGCGTCCTTTCTTCTGCTTCATCCGGCCTCCGGCTTGACTACCTCGTGGGTGAACAGCGCGTTGGCGACATCCCATGCGGTGTCGGCGTTCCATTCGGTCGTGGGACCGTCGGCGAAGACGATGCCAACGACCGCCTCCAGTGCGGCGCGGAGCTCGTCGACGTCCATCTCAGGGATCCGATTCTTCATATGACTCCTTGAGCCTCGACAGATCGACGCGGTACAGCATCTCGCCGCACTCGACACCTTCGGGCTGCGGTTCTCCACCGGCTTGATGGAAGAAGATGTGGAGGTTGCAGTCACAGCCGAAGTTGCCTTCGGTGAACAAGTACTCAGCGGTGTCGTAATCGTCGTAGGCCTACGGCAGCTCACGGCGAACACCGTCAGCGACGCGCTCGATGATCACGATACCCTTCATTCGTCCTCTGCGTTCTGGTCTTCGCGAAGACCGTCGAGCTCCATCTCGAGCAAGGTCTGTAGGTTCTCGAGGAACTCGATGGTCCATCAGGGGGTGGCGCCGGATACCATCCATCACGACTTCGGCTTCGCGTTCGGGTTTCACTTCTGTCTCCTCTGCCACACGACCTCATCGGCGAGCTCGAGTGCGGTGACCAAGTCACTGCTGAAGGCGACCTCGCCTTCCCAGACGTCGACGGCGCCGGGATCTCTCAGCGCCTTGACCAACGCCTTGAGGGCGTCAAGCGGTTCGGTGGCTGCGGCCTTGGCCTTCAGCAGCTCCTGTGCTTTCTTGCTCATTGCTTTGCCGCCCGTGCCATGGACAACAACTTCTCGGCGACGATCTGAAGACTATCCACAGTCCTCTGATCCAGGTCACCCCAGCCACTGTGAATCGAAATCTCGGAGTTGCTGCCCAGGTGCTCGATCATCAAGTCGAACAGCGCACGGGCCTCGGAGACCTCTTCGAGCGAGTTCTCGAGTGCCCGGATGACCTGAACGGTCTCTTCGACGGTGTAGAGCTCTTTGTCGAGGTCACGCTGCTCGATGTTCAGCATCACGCCGTCTACCGTGACGTGGCCGGTACACCAGAACGTCGACGCGTTGTTCAGCGCGTCTTTCTTGATCCGCTTCAACATCAGTCCTCCTCGTAGTTGTCGTAGTCCGGCGCGATGTATTGCAGCAGCGACGCCAACGTGAGCCCCACTGTTGTCGTGCCCCGGCTCGTGGTTTCCGACACCTGGACATCGTGCGGCGACGTCATCACGACGTCGCTGCCTCGGCGGATCATGCGCCAAGCAATGTAGGGCTCGTAGTTCTGGTACATGTCGTTGTCGAACTGGACGTAGACGTCCTGGTACCACTCCGGGAAGCCAGGCTTGATCTCCGCGGTGTCGGCAACGACATAGAAACCGTGATGCCCCAATGCCTCAGCGGTGGTCAGCCGAATGCGTCCAGCCATTGGCTGCGACAGAACCGAGTGAGCCATGAGCACGCGTTCTTCGTGATCGATGCTGCTCTGCGCAGGACGCCGGTGCTTGACGTTGACCCCGAGCAACCAGAGCTCGACGTTGCCGTCTTTCTCCGCAGCGGGGTCGTAAGCGTAGACTGCCTCGGCGACCGTGATGATATCGATGTACCTGTCGCCCAGTGCGCCGGTTTCGTCAATGCAAACTATTCGGATCTTTCTTGCCATCAATACGCTCCTTGAACAATCGGCGAAGCGACGAGAACCATGCGTCGCCCTCGGGATACGTGGCAGCCGTCGTGGTGTAGACGCAGATGCGGTCCTTGTGCTTGGGCATCACCACGGCTGCCGCGATGATCTCCCCTGAATCCTTGAGAGCGTCGATGAGCTCGAGCGCCGACGAAACAGACCCCAAGGATTCCGCAGTCCGGTAGGCATGATGGGTTCCGTAGCGCTGCCTCACGACGACGTGGATGAGCTCGGCGTTGTCGTGCATCAGGTTACGGACGGACTTCAGCCCTTCTTCGATCACGCCGCGCACGACGTTGTCGATGTCTGCCGACAGATCATTGGCTGGCAGGTAGAACGATGCAGTGCCCTTGGGTACTGCGACGTGGGACGAGGTCAGGAGCTCTTGCATCACGGTGTCCAGATTGGTGAACGCCGTACCGAACAGGCTGACGCCGTACTTGGCCACTTCCTCGACGTACTCCGTGGTGATGTCGTTGCCGCTGGCGTCGACGACACGGGCGAAGAGCGGGGCACTACGCCGGATCACCAAGATGAGCAAGGCATCGTTCTTGGTCGAATCGGCCCTCCTGATCATCGGCGCCAGCCAACAGATGGCATCCAGCGTGGGGTCTTTCTCGAGAAAGCAGACCTCGAGGTGCATCTCGGCCATCTCGAGAGCCAGATTCTTCGGCGCCCAGGCGACATCATCGGTATAGGAGACCGTGTGACCCTGGCGCTGCGTGATGTAGGCCGCGCATTGCGTCGATGCGATCAGCTTCTTGGCGTTCTGCACCGCAGACTTCGTGAGGCCATCGATGACGTCTTCTACTGTGCCTTGTGCTGTGTGTCGTTTCATCGGCTTCTGTGGTGGGATTTGTTTGGGACACCGCTGCCTTTCCATTGCGGCGGCTTCCACGTCGGTTTGAGATCAGGAGTCAACAACCCGAGCCGCACGGCTCGGTGTTCGGCTTCCTTGTACCAGCCCTCATCGCGCATGTACGACTTGAAGTTGGTATCGAACGGCCCGTTGGGTCCGATAAACGAGATCGTCGTGGCCTCTTGGTAGTAGTCGGCGGCATCCAAGAACTTCTTCCTCGCCTCTGGAACATGCGGACCTTCCTCGACCAACTTGCACACCACACGCCACTCAAAGGGCAACAGGATGTAGCCCTCACAGACATGGAACGACTTTTCTCCGAGCGTCACGTGTATGACCTCGTGGATGAGCTGTGCAGCATCCATGGCGCCCAGAATCAAGCGCCCTGCCGTGATCGTTCGTAGTTCCCGTCTGCCTTCGAGGTAGTGGTCGAAATCTGACTTCAGCCCGTTCTTCACGTGCTTCCTGAACCAGCGCACGCCGTACTTCAGACAGACCCGGCGGACGCACCAGACGTAGAATGCTGTGTTGCGATCTTTCTCCGTCTGCATCATGCGGATGTCGTCGACCCATTCAGTATCGATCATCTTTGCCGGCCCACCAGATGACTCTGTACCCCGCCACATTGGTGAGGCTTTCGAACCACTTCTGACCTTCTGTCATGTAATGCCTCCAGTGATCGAAGTCTTCGTCACTGGTACGGGCAACCACCCAGTCGGGGACGCTAACGGCATGGCGTTCCCAGGTGCCGTTTTCGAAGAACACGGCGACGTCGACACTCACGTACTTCGGCATTCGCCTTTCGATGCTGGCGCTGGTCTCGATGACGTAGCTGCCCGGTAGCTTCGAGACATACTCGATGATGGCCTCAGCGAGCTCTGCTGTGCTGCCATAGCAGGCCACACGAAGGCGAATGATGGCCTTGTAGGTATTCACGATCAGAATCCCTTTGGTCTGTTTTCTTTGATCCGCTGGATCGTGTCTTCGTAGATGTAGAGGAGGTAGTCCTTCCTGAACGGAAAGAACTCTTTGACCATCACTCGACAAGCGTTCTTCTTTTCGTAGTCTTGCATGAACGGCCAGATCGGGATCTCGATGACCATGCCGAGCAAGACTACGAGCCACAGGAACATCAGGACGAGATAGACGCTCAGCGAGTTAGCTATCACTGTGCCAACAACTAGCACGCGATAGATCATACGGGCTCCGGATCGAACTCGAACCCCGAGCGCTTTACCGCAGTACTGGCTTCGCCGAGTGCCAGCTTGAACTGCTTGCGGACGTCGTGGACCCCATGGACCCTGCGGTATGGTTGCTTGTCGTTGCGAGCAACAGACATCCGGTGACTGAGTAGCTTGATCACCTCGATGGTCTCTGGTGTCCGTGCCTTTTCCGTGGCGCGGAAGACGTCGTCGAAGCTGTCGAGCACCACAGCAGTGAGCTCGGGCTTCAGCGTGCCAACGGAGTAGTCGATCATCCATGTTTCCGCGGCCAGGAAAAACCTCGCTGCTGCGGGATCGAGGATGGCCTTGTCACGGGAGATCTCGGTTTTGGCGTTCTCATCAGATTCTAGCCCGAAGAACACCGACACGTTCTGGATGCGGAGCGCACCGTATTCGTTGACGACTTGAACCCAGAGCACAGAGACCGTGTGATCCTTGATCAAGTTGCACAATGCCTGTGCGGCTTCTGAAAAGCTCATGTGCTCTCCTTGACGATGTAGTTGTGGTGGGCGACCGGCGTCGGCAGCTCGGCGCCTCTGATGTGTGGCTCGATCCAGATCTTCTTCCGCTCGGCCCGCGCTTTGCCATGGGCCTGATTGCGCCAGTGCCCTCGAACCAGAGTTCGGTACGTCAGCGCCTCGCCGACACCACCCTTGGCCACGGCCTCGCGGAAGACGGCAGATACCTCGACGCTGGTGCCGACGAGGAAGACTCGGTCATTCTTGAGCCGAGCAATACGATCTCTAGTGACCTGCCTGAGTTGCTTCGGCTTCTTGCCTTGCATCAGCCGAGCGATTTCTTGCTCGTGCTGGAACACGACGTCGGCCTTCTCGGATGACATGTAGAGGCAGAGATTGCAGACGAAGCGAAGAAGCGCGGCTCGTGCGTCCTCACCGGCGAGCTCGGTGTTGACGAGGCGGATGCGCATCGTCTTCGACCGTGTCGCCCACTCGTCCTGAAGCGTCGGCGTGTTGTAGTGCAGGTGCATCCCCGCCGACACCTCAGCCGTAGGATCAGACGTATTGTAGACGAAGAAGGACCAACTGTCGTCGAAAGGGTTCTTCGACCGCTCGTTGGGCATTCCCTCCATCATCACGAGAAGGCGCTTACCCGGAAGGACGGCGGTGACAGAAGGATCACCCTGTGCCGCCCCCAGATCCACCGTTTCCTGCGTGATCTCCCCAGAGGCAATCGCCAGACTGCGGACTTCGTGGTATCGCGTAGTGCGATCGTAAGTCCACAAGATCCCCGGAGGAATCTCGACACGAAAGCCCTCCATGGGTAGCCGGACATCACCGACTACCACACCCTTCATCTCAGTGGCCAAGAACTTGTAGGTCAGGCCCTCGCTGATCACAAACCAGTTCGTGGTTGGTGTCCGCATCCGCATACGAGCAGTCACCCAGCCCATGAGTGCGCTGTCGAAGTCCAGGTTAGGCCGCTGCTTCTTGACTTCTTCGTCGTGATAGAGCGCGCTGAACCACGAGGGTCCGCCGTTGTCGAGAAGTTTCCCGAACGCTTTGATCGAGATCAGGTCTTTGAGCTCCACAAGATCTCGGTGGAATGCTTGCTTGCGCTTCCACTTGTCTTCGATCCTGCTCTGTAGCGTCTCGAAATCAGCCATGTATCTCTCCTCACAGGCTGATAGGGGCAAAAGAGAGGCGTATTGCCTCTCTGGATCAGAGGATCTTGTAGATGACAAGACCGTGCGACACGCGCTTGGTGAGCTCCTCAACAAGAAGGTCCCGCTGATCACGCAAAGAACGCAGCATGAGGGATATGGTGTCTTGTGGTGTCAAGCCATCACGCACGGCGATCTCGAAGACGTTGCGTAATATGGCGTCTCGATTCAGATCGTTTTCCGTAATGCCGTACGCCATCAGTTCCGCGAAAAGGCGTTCTCGGCACTCTACCACAGATCCTCCGTGGTCAATCTTCCTGGTGAGAGCTCCTGAGACTGGCGTAGCTGACCGGCGACGCGTGCAAGACCGAGGGCTTCTTCACGAGACACCCAACGACCCCGTGACGTCATGAAGCCCTGCATGTTCAACCGAATGCCTGCGACCCATGACTGCCCGTGATGGGCCAATGCGTAGGCATGGATCAGAACGTGATGCCGTGCTGGGCGCGGAAGCGTCCAGATCACACCATCGACGAGCAACGCCGCCGTGGTGATCATCTCCGGTGTCTTTTGTTGAAGACAGTGGTTGCACAGTCGCTTGAGCGTCCTGCAATGGCACTTGTTGTAGATCAGACTTTCGTCCTCGAGATTCATCTGTAAGCCTCCAAAGCCCGTTTGTATGCACGAAGAAGCGGACGCACCCGACGCAGCGGCAACAACCCGAGACGCGTGAGATCGGCGATGACACGCTGAGGCTCCGTTGTACCATCGAGCCAACTGTGATCCATGAAGACGCCGTTCACGGCATCAGGCGGAGATTCAACACGGACCAAGAACTCGATGCCTAGCAGTGACGCGCGCTCTTCTTCGTCCAATGCCGTGCGTGCGGACACCTCGCCACCTTCGCCCGCGGGGCTGCCAAGACCGAAGTGTTTCTTCATCCGACGAGACGGTGGCGCAGCGACCCAATGACCCATCTCATGGGCCAGGTCTTCTACGCGATCGGCGAGATGCCCGACTCCCGGAAGAAAGCCGGGCCAGGGACCATAAGCCCAGCGAACTCCAATACGCCTGGCCAGTTGCTGCAACCGAAGTCCATCTGCTCTGTTGAGATCGTCCATCCTACACCGCGCGCAGCTTCGGTCGCTTCGGTTTATCTGGTTCCGTCTCGGCGAAGGTGATGATGAGCTTCGGCGCGTGATACGTGTTCTGATCGCCGGCGCTAGCGTACGCCATGAAGCGGATGACGCCCTCCCATTTCACCGTGACCGGACGAGCCACACCGCCGAACGACACGCCGTGAAGTACGAGAAGATCGTCAGTGATCTGGATGTCGACGGGACGAACCATACCGTGACCGGTGTGAAGCGCGATCTCCTCGGCCGGGTTCTTGTTCTCCGGCAACCCCGTCGCTGCCGCAGTCTTGATGAGCAAGAGCCCAAAGGGTACGTCTTGACTAAAGGCTTGAAAGAAAGCCTTGGCGCTGATCTGCATCACTCCTCCTCCCTGTCTTCTGCCCACTTCGTCACGAACATGTTCACCACCCCGCGCTGAGCGAAGAACAGAACCAGGCTGCTCTGTTCGGTGAACCACTTCATGAAGACTTCCTGCGATCTCAGGTCGTTCACCCACTGCGGTACTGTGACGTGATCGGTGACCCACGTGTTGTCTGCGCGAAGACACGCAACCTCAAGGAGCACTACAGGCATGTGGTAGAACGACGTGTTCTCACGCACCTGATCAAGCAAGTTGTCGACCTCTGCCAGCACACGCCGTGTCACGCGCGTAGACTGATTCGGTGTGATCGACAGACCGCGATACTTCTCTTTGTAGTGCTTCAACGAACGAGTGATATCGGAGATCATTTGCGTAGCTCGGCTAGCCATCGTCCTCCTCGAGATCCAGTTGCTTGTTTTGTCGTATAATGATCATCAACGGCTTACCGCAGCGCATCACAACGACGCGACCCCGCTTGGCAAGCCGGATTGCCGATACGGGGTCTGAGAGGAACTCTTCCTCAGTGATCGTGATCTCAGAGCTTCCGTCGTCCGACATGAAAGGTCTTGACCTTGCCGAAACGAGGGATGCCATCCGGCGTGCGTTGGGCGAAGTACTTCACGGTGGCCTGCCCGCCGATGTACTCGGCGCGTCGGCGCAAGATGTCTTTGCGCTCGGCAACGGTGCCTGTGATGTCAGCCTTGAAGATGACATCGGGATTGGTGTCGAGCCGAAGATGAGCGATCTTGGCGCCCCCGGCGGCGTTACCGACCCCTTCTTCGATGTCGACCACAACGAACTCGGAGTCCACGAACTCCTTACGCTTCAGCAGTAGCGAACTTCGCTTCTGCTCGTAAGGCCCGCTGATCCTGATCATCTGACCCTCGTAACCCGCATCGAGGTAGCTGGCGTAGTAGGCGTCGAGCTCGTCTCGGTCGTGGACTACTGCGGTGCTCACCGCAACCATTCCGGTGAGGTTCGCGACCTCGTGTGCGGACTGGATACGCGCATGAGTGGATTCCTCCCCGGCGCTGCCGGCGACGTCGAAGATGTGGTATTCGATCATCTCCTCGGAGTTGCGGATGTCGAGATCTGTGAGCTTCGTCTTCTTCGTCAAGCTGACGATGGCGTTGAAGTCCTCGCGAAGATCGTGGTTGTAGAGCTCGCCGTCGATGATGAGTCCCGGCCGGCTGCGGAATACTGGACGCAGCGCCTCCATGATGTGGGGCGTCGCCACGATCGGGTTACCGAGACGACTGAACAGCCCCGATGACGTAGCGATGCAGCGAATGCCGTCGAGCTTGGGTTGAACCAGCACGTACGATCCCGAGCAATGCGCGACCCACACTTTGTCATGATAGTCGTCGTAGTTCTTGGCCAACATGGGCTTGAACTTAGTGGACGCCTCGGCTTCCCCGATGCTGGGGAGATAGCCTTCCTTGGTCTTCTTGGTGTAGTTGGAGTCGACCTCCAACGACGCCTGCTGGATCGGGGTGGTCTCGTTGCTGCGGCCGACGTTCTTGGCTTGAGCCTCCGTCCACGCCGAGGTCACGATCTGCCCGCCGACCTGTCCACTATGCGTGCGGTAGCGGTGGCCCTGTTGCTCTTGCCACCACACCTGAACCGCGCCTGTTGCCGTCTTCTTGTAGAGCTTGTGCATGTGTCCTCGGGATCTTATAGGCCAAAAGAAAAGGGCGGGATTTCTCCCGCCCTTGTTCTCGAGCTCGCTGGACTCAGCCCTCTTCGCCCTCGACCACCTGACGCTCGGCGCGCGCCTTCTTCGCCTTGGCCGGCTTGGTCTTCTTCGCCGGCTTCGACTTGGTCGCCGGCTTCGCCTTCTCGGCCTTCGCCTTGGCGGGCTTGGTGGCCTTCGCCTTGGCCGGCTTGGCCTTCTTCGCCGCGCGCTTGGACGCGCCACCGCTGGCCTTGCTCGAGTACTTCGTGCTCGCGAGATGACGCGAGACGCCCGTGGCGAGAAGGCGGCGCTTTGCCTCCGCCGGGGTGATCTCCCGCTCCTTCGCGTACTGCTCGACGAACTTCTCGACTTCGGCCGTGCTCAACTCTCGGGGCATGTGCTTCCTCCTGTAGAAGGACAGCAGATCGCTGTCCCAGATCTCATAGACGGATCAGAGGTCTTACTCTACACACCCCGGATCTGGGCGCAAGACCTTTTGTGCGGATCGGTCAAAAATCCTCCGGATCGTCTTCGTCCTCGTCCCCCAGCATCGTCGAGCTCTTCGGCATCCAGGTTGTCGTCGATGTGCTCGGCGACGTGAGACCAGAACTCTGCGAACGTCAGATCCTCCTCATCGAAGTCCTCGAGAACGGTATCGATGATCTGGTGCATCCGCTTGGTAAACACGTGTTTCTTCATGATTGTCCCCGTAGTAGTTGTGATGCCCGCGCCAGCGTCTCGTACAGATCTGGGAGCGGCGGACCCGCTGATACTACAAGCGCAGCGAAGTCCACAACGGCGGCGCGACCCGTGCGGTAGAGGTCAAAGGAGGCGTGAAGAACAGCTACCGGCCGACCCTGCGCCGTAGACCTGGAGAACGCAGCGGCGTACGACTTCCCCGCCACGAGCTCGAGCGCTAGGTCTTGCTCAACCCAAAGCAGCGGGGCAGCAACGATACGGTGGTCCTTGTAATCGACCCACCGTGCTTGATCTGCCCACGCCACCTTGTTCGGTCCGGCGAACAGCTCGAGCTCATTCATCGGAAACCCCAGAAGGCTCGTTCTGAATCTCAAGCCGGGCCGCCCCGCACCGGATGCAAGACGCTGTCTCTGCGCCGAACCCGCTAGTCACCAGAAGAAGCGTCCCCTTCCTGAACGCCGGATTCGGGTACGCCAAGATCTTCTTCTTGGCTCCGCATTTCTGGCACTTGAGCTCCATATGGTACCTGTAGTCCATAGATAGTCCCCGAGATCACTTTCTGTTCGAGCCAGGTCAGTGATACTTCGAGTGCCTGCGCATGTCTACGTCGGAGCTCGACTTCTACGCTCGAGGCCTGTGCTGCGCATGTTGAGCACAGCAAGACCTTTCTCCAGATCGTAGTGTTGGCCGCGGTCAGCGGTACCTTACAGCTCATGCAGTCCACGTCGAGGCCTCTCTCTTCCTTGATCTCGCCGACTGCGGCGAGAAGATAAGGATACGTCGAGACCCGATCGACCTTCATCGAGAAACGACCAGCATGGCCGATCAGATCTGCGCGCACTATACCCAAGACGTCAAAGACTTGCTGAGGAATGGCTGCAAGTGACGCATCTGGGCGCCCTTGTTCCGCCGCCTTCTGTAGAAGCGAGCGTCGAGGTATCTCTGGCAAGTTGATCAGCAACCGATAATCAAACCCCTTCTTGTCCAGAGCGTGAAGAAGAAGGGCTTTGAACATCTTCACATGGAGATCGAAGGGATCGAAAGGCCCGGAGAGGTCACCACCAGTCGTAGCGCTCATACGCCAGCCTCACTGCCGAGATGTGAATGAACGCCTGCTCTGCCGGCAACCCCTCTGGGTACTCCAGTCCTGCCCACCGAAAGACCTGACGTGTTGTAGTGAACGGGTCATCCCAATCCGGAGAATGACCCACGCAGTCGTTCCAAACGACCCAGCTACCCCAGCGTTCCTTCAGGAGCTCGATGTACACCACAGCATGGGCGTAGAGAACAGCCGTGGCGCTGTCGTAGCTCAGCCCAGACTGCTCATCACCGAGTCGCATGTTGTCCGAAACCGCTCGATCAGGCGCTTCACTCTGTCGTCGGTCGTGTCCTCTGCCGCCATGACAACGCGGAAGGCGTCCCTGACGTAGCTCTTGCGAGCGTTCACGCCCCAGGACGGGGGCTCCGAGATCATGCCACCGACGTTCGACATCTTGTCTGCGATCTTCACCGCTCGCGCCGAGTCATTCATGTGACCCATCATCGTGATCTGATGCTGAGCCTTTGCGGCGTAGTCGTTCTGCAATGCAGGCGGAAGAGTCAGCCACTCGACCTCAAGTGCCACCTCGCCACCAAATGACTCCTTGATGTGCGACAACGGGACATGGGTGTCCTCGACGACGTCGTGGAGAAGAGCCACGATGACAGTGTGATCAGGAAACCCTTCTTCGGCAACGATCTGTCCGACCTCGAAACAGTGCGAGACGTACGGAATCTTCCGCTTGGTGATCGGGTCGTAGTGATCCACGCTGCGGTACTGGCCCTGATGCGCGCGGGCCGCAAGACGCGCTGCCTTCATGACGTCTTTCATGCGTCCTCCTTCTTGGTGGACAACAAAGCGTTGAGTAGGGTTCCTCCCATCGACTGTGTCGCCGTTCCCTTGAGCTTCTTCTTGCCGTTGGCGAATCGGACGTGGGTGTCCGACGACGCATGCCTGATGAGATCGAGAATCTCGACGATCCTGTCATCCGGAAGATGACTCATGGGCTGGAACCCATCTGCGGTCAGGCGCCCGATCCTGTAGCTGTAGATCGGCTTGTCCATTTTGGTTCGCTGATCGAACACGAATGCCACGCTCACGCGACACACTACCCGCCACTTCAGGTGCTCGGGTCCCGTGTAGTCCAAGAAATCTTTCCACTCCAACTTTCTCATCGCCTTGCTCCTCGGGGGTATCCCCACGCCCAGATGTTCCATCCTGCCCGTCGCTTGGACTCCAGCTTCCAGTCCTCGCGTGCGGCAAAGAAGCCCTCCCAGATATCGAGGGCGAATCGACAACTACGCGGAAACTTCTCCATCTCCTCCCAGACATCACCACAGATCACGTCGGCACCGTACTTCTTGCAAAGGTCGTTGCCGAACCAATCCAAGAGCTCTCTATTCTTCTCGATGACTGTGATCTTCTTCACCACCGAGCGCTTCTGCACCTCGTGAAGAAACCACCCCATCCCGAGCCCACCAATCACTACGTGATCACGGGAGAAGCGGATACCACTCTGTTGAGACAAGATCTCAGCAGGGGTGAGACTCATCCACGTACTGCCCCCAAGCTGAAGACACGGAAAGACAATGTCTTCGGTGAAGAAGACATAGGGATGGTGATCTGTCCGATGATCGAGAGGCATCGACAATGCCACACCCCTGGGGAGCTTGAGGGTCCGTACAGTGATGTCGCCATAGTCCAGGTAAGTGCCTTCTCTGTGATCCATCGGATTCGATGATATCACCTCCGTCTTGAGCGGGAACTCGAAGTCCGAAACGTATGTCTCGGCACGTACCAGGATGTCCCCGCGTGGCGCCTTCATCTTAGGGTTCCAGTCGATCTCCTCCTTGTTCTTGATCAGCATCTCGAAGCGGCGTTGCAGCATCGTAGCGCGACGTTCGCCTGTAGGATCTGAGAGCCACGAGTACATCATCATGTTCTGATAGGTCTTCTGCCTGTTTTCTCGCCACTAGCGGCCTGGACGCGCTCGAGTCGTATCTGCTGCGCCACATCGGCGTACTTGATGTGCGGAGGCTTGGCCTCTTCGTTCAGTACGTACTCCCACGCCCGTCCTTGCTTCTTACCGTTGGCCTTGATCCATTTGTTCTGCACCCACCGCGTCATGCTCATCCCGATGTTGCGGAAGTCTGAGCTGGTGAGAAAGCCACGCTCCAAGCAATCAAGGCACAGATTGATCGCCTTGACCTTCCATGGAGTGATCTTCGTCGGACTGCGTACACCGGCTGGCGTCCAGAGCTCGATGTCGGGATACCACAGCGGTGTGCCGTAGTACTGCTTCATCCGGAGCGGAAGAGCATCGAGAATAGTTGGATCCTTTTTCCGTTTCGGGTGGGTTTCATAGACCTCTACCTGAAGCCGGCGAGCGAGCTCACGAAAGTCCGAGGTGGCCGTGGGTACGAGTGCGACGTGGAAATCTGGACCCGCATCGCCGTGCCACGCAGGCATCGCCTGCCTAAGAACCGTGACGTTGGCCTGCATCTTGGCCTCTACAGCTATCTGCATGCCGGGCGTCGCCTGACGCGTCGTCGTCTTGTTCGTGGCAACGAGCAGAAGATCGCAATCCGAGGTCTCGGGATACACAGACCATCCCCTGCCACGTGCGAGCTCGCTAAAGCGGTCGCAAAGGTCTTTCTCGTTCTTGAGATCGTGCTTCTTTCGTCCCATGACCAACACCGTAGCAAAAAGGGCGGTGAGATCACCGCCCTTGAGTTCAACTTCTGATGATGTCCGCTGCGGCTACTGTTCCTCGCCGCTGCTCCTCTTCTTGCTGAGCAGCGCGTTGTAGGCGCTGTCTTCGTGCGGCTTCACGATCTACTCGGTAGAACCGGTTGTGTAGACGAAGCTGAGCACCATCTTCGATGCTGCGTACTGTTCGTGTCAGAAGAACACCTCCAGCAGGCGTTCGGTCCATGCTGCCTCCCCAGTGCTCGGCCTGGGGAAGGGGGTCCGTCAGTCTGCCTGCCTCGAACAACGCCACTGTTTCACGGACATGATCCCACGCCGGAGCGTAGTTCCGCCAATCCACGACACTCGGCATTCCGGGGTCGGATACCAGAGGACCCCACGGCAGAGCTCGAACCCATGCTTGTCTCGACGACGGGCGGCGAACTCTGTGAACGGAACAGTACCTCCGGATCGTGGTCTCGAACCGATAGGCACCTCGAGTTTCTCGGATCGACTGCCATCGACGAAGAAGCACGTGACTGATTGCTGAGTGCTCGGTCCGGTTTCTCCAACCGGCCTCGGCCACCAAGCACTGAGCCAGCGCCAATCGAGTGGAGTCGTCCCACACCGGTGTCGTTTCCGACGCCGATGCCTCCTGGGGGCCAAGAAGGAGCCCCAAGGTGGTCAGAATCAAGATGGTGTACGTACGCATTTCTATCTCCCAGGATCAAGTGGTGTACTTGATCTGTCTGTGCACCGGTGTTGTGCCGTGCTTCTTGATGGCACGCCGGTGTTCCTCGGTGCCGTAACCAAAGTTCCTCTCCCAGCCGTATGCAGGGTACTCCGCGTGAAGTTTGATCATCGCGTCGTTTCTGAGGGTCTTTGCTACGACACTGGCCGCACCCACGGCGACGATGCGATCGTCGGCCTTGGGCATGAACCGAACATGTAGATGTGGTCTAACACGAGACAGCGTCCTGGCGACTATAGAGTCGGGGAGGCCGTCGATCACGATTTTTGCTGTAGTGTCCTCCGTAGTGAGACGCTTGATCACTTCGATTACGGCGCGACGCCATGCCGTACCGTGTCCTTCTTGCTTCATCTGATCGGCACTGACGTACTCGCATACGGCATGTGCCGTGTCAGCTATCTCGACGAACATGCGCCGACGAGCCTGGTCGCTGAGCTTCTTGGAGTCCCGTACCCCAGCCGCCCTTAGATAGGCCGCTGTGGTTTCATCCATCGCAGCAGCAACAACCGTGAACGGACCAGCCCACGCCCCAGTACCAGACTCATCGACGCCGATGATCATGCTTGCTTGAGCTCCATCATGATTTCCACGAAGGCGTAGCTCTGTCTCCGTGCATCCTCAAGCGCAACATGAGGCTGATCGCCCGAGATCCATTCGGGCTTCCAATGCCGACGCCTGGATTCCGGGTACGTCTTACCCAAGGCGACCATCGCGAGCGTCGGCAGATCGAGGCATCCGATGCCGCAGTGGTTCTCCGCAGCGAACGCTGCCCAACGCGGCTCGTAGGACTCCATGTAATCGCGTAGGAGCGGGAAATCGAACGCCGCTGGGTTGGCGACGAAGGCGATGCCCTCGCCCTCCTTCTTCAGGCCGAGGAGCCAGTTCATGAAGTACGGGATCGCCGTTTCGGGCTCCCACGGAGAGCTGGTTGACGCCGCCAATGCCTTCTCGTTCTCCGGCAATGCCCACCACGCCCGCGTGTCCGCGTCCCAGGAGCGCCACGGCGGCACCTCGAGGTTCATCGTGAAGTCGGAGACCGGCTCCAGCGTACTTCCAACGAGCTCCTGTCGATGTGCGACGGCACCGATGCTCAGAACCGCATGACGGCGGGGCACCCATCCAGTGGTCTCGAGGTCGAAGTTGATGTAGATCACAGATTCCTCTTGTGCTTTCGGATCACAGACATGATTCGGTCAACGGCGATTTGGTGCCGTTCTCGTGTTGGAAACTTCGTCAGTACAGGACGGATAGCCTCGCGTCCCGCAGGGGTCATGTTGAGCTCAGACATCATCCGCAGGAAAGCGACTCCTAGCGGCCGGCCGAATACCTCTTTTCCGGTAACGATCTCGAAGACTCGCATCACAATGGCTTGCGTACGAATCTCATCGATGTCCTTGGCGAGATTCCTACGATCCTTCTGAATCTCCCAAAACGCTGCCGGCGCCTCGCCAATATCCTCGGTCAGCACCCCGGCCAGTTCGTAGTGCGCGAGCTCGTGAACGATGTACTCGAAGTACCCGTATTCCTTTGCCCCGAAGGCGTGTGCAACGTGGGTGAAGCCGAAGGATTCGTCGATCTCTATGTCCAGGTCATAGCCGATCGACAAGGCTATGGCCTCGAGTTTAGAGGGGGTGTACATGCTCTCTAACGCTGATAGGCGCAAAAAGATGATCGTTACCGACCATCTTCTTCAATCACCACTGCACCTGGACGACTCCTGTGGTGTGCGTGCGGTAGCACCACAACCCGAAGTCGGCATAGGCACAGAGATGCGCGTTCCCCTGGAGCAGCGTGACTTCATAGTCCACGAGGTCAGTGATCACAGTGGTCTGCCAGAACGAGTCGCGGCGCTGACAACGTACGCGGTCGGTCACCCAGGCGCAGTCGTTCTGCAACCACAACCGGCGATCGTTCTCGCCGGCACGGCCGATCTGATACGACCCACAATCCGTCGTAGCACCGGGCTTGGAGCGGCACGTACCGTCGAACAAGTCGAAGGCCACACCACCGGTCCCGTCGAACGCCAACACGCCTTCCGGGCGCGCGCCTGCGACTGACTGACGAACCACGACATCGGCGCACTCTCGAGGAATGTCCGTCGTTGTCACCCGGCAGTCGTAGGAGTAGAGACCGCGGGTCGAGTGATAGCACCTGACCTCGCTGCCTCTCCATCCGCAGACCGACATCACACCGTACTCCGAAGATCGCGAGCTGAACCCGCTGCCCTTGGCCAGCCTGTCGAGGACGAGCCCTGGCGCCTCGTACATCACACCCGAGGGCACTGCACCGGATACCGGGCGCTCTGCGTTGGCACACCACGTCGACCCGTCCGCCCGAAGCGCACAGGTCCCTGCGGCACTGACAAACCCGCTGCCGAACCAGCGCGGGCGCAGGAGCGCGTCGGCCTCGGCCTCCCAGCCGTATCGACCCCAGCACCAGAAGTGTCCGGCGTCGTCGACGGCACAGTTGGCCTCGGTGATGTCGACCGCAGCCCCCACCGGGGTCTCCGGAGGACCAGGCGGCCCGGCATCGACGCCGGAGTCCACACCACCATCGGTACCGCCATCCATCCCGGCGTCGCTGGGCTCGATCCCGACGTCGGCGCCGGCGTCAGAGCCATCCATCCCGGCATCCGTACCATCGACCCCAGAATCGGGCCCGGCGTCCGTACCGCCATCCCCGAAGCCACCATCACTGCCGGCGTCATCACTGCCGGCGTCGCCGAAGATACCAGTATCCGCGACACCAGCGTCCTGCATGCTTTGCGCATCGATCCCCGGCACGGGGCGAGCGCTACCACACGCGACCAGAAACACGAAGATCATGCGCATAGTTACCTCCTCTTCGCTATCTTATAGGCGATTTTGAGGGGGTATTCAGACCATCGAAACGGCCTCCATGAGCGTGACACCTGCCGGCAGAAACCTCGACGCCTTCCGGGACAGCGCTTCACGCACGCGCCTCTGCTGACGATTCGCTCGACCAGACATCAACTGCTTGATGTGAGACAGCGTACGAAGTTGCTGATCGTTGAGGCGGCTGAGCTCCCTCATCACCTCGTCCCGCCTCCCGATGAGATCCGGCTCCGTATTGATCTCGTCGGTCTTCGGCTTTTCGGCGATGTGCACCGCATCCGGGCTTACGCCCAACGACGCCGCAACGCGGACCTCGAGGGCCGAGTAGTCGACACCGAGAAGAGTGCCGTCCGCGGTGCCCTTGACCTCGGTCTCTTCGGTCTTCGCGATCTCTTCGGTCTTCTGCGTGTCGATGTGCGCGCGGTACAGCTCGATGAGCTGGTCTTTCTTTTCGCGGGAGCGACCCTTCGCGAGCTCAGGATGCTCCTGGCGCAGGAACTGGATCATCTCGTCTCGCGTGAGGGCCTTGAACTCTTCGATCTTCATAGCGGACCTTCCCATACTGTAGACCCGTCTCGGTACACACCGAGGATTGGGGTCCCTATCTTCCTGGCAAACTCAACGATCTCACGATCTGCTGTATCCAACCGATGAACAGCAGATTTATCGAACACGTTTCGAGGAAACCCAATGAGCAGATCTACCCCATCCAGCAGAGCTACAGATCGCTGCTCAGAGTCGTCGTGGAGCGCGTATCCCGACCATGCACACACGCACCCCGTCACGTGATCGAAAGCCACACGACTGCCACGTACGAACAGCGCTTGCGGATTCACAGACACAACGATGCTCAGCACATCGTGAAGCATGAAGTAGTCGGTCCATGCCGTACGCGACACATCGCCCACGACGGCGACTACAGCCGAGCCACGGCGCCGAAGATGATTGATCGCGTTCTGCATGTCAGAGCTCGTGTACGTATACGGGCTTACCCCTACTCTTCATCTTTGCGATCATGTCTGCGGTTCCCCCACTCTTGGAGAACCACACGGCGATCAGGGCATCAGCATAGTCGGCCATGCGGGTGTTGCGCAGTTTGCCGGCGGCCATGTTCTTGTCCCAGTCGGCGTCTTCGACGTAGAACGTCTTGATCGGCTTGCGATTGACCCCGGCCCACACTTCTCCAAAGGTATCAGCGCCCGCAGCACCACCGCTCACGACTTCCGTGATCGAATAGCCGGACAACCGTATGGCGTCGAGCACGTCGGTATACTTCACGCCCTTCCTGCTACCCGCGATGATCACTTTCATGTTCGATGATCCTGTTGTAGAGAGTAGTAGTTCTTGACCGCGGATCGTTGTTGGTCAACGCCGAAGCGAGACCGGTGTCGCTGTAGAACATGACCACACCCTTCTTAGCGCGCGTAACCGCGGTGTAGAGTAGCTGGCGGTTCCACATGTAGTGGTGGCTGCCGTGTACCACCACGACAACCCAGTCCCATTCCGATCCCTGCGACTTGTGGATGGTGAGAGCATAGGCGAGCCGTAGAGTCGCCGCTTCCTCACGGGTGAAGTCAACTACGTTGCCGTCGAAGTCGACTGACATCTTGTCGTCTTTGATCTCTACGACCTCTCCAATCTCCCCGTTGAAGACGTTCTTGTCGTAGTTGTTCTCGGTGGCCATCACTTGATCACGCGCACGGATTGCGTACTTCCCGCCCTTCGACGTCTTGGCGTTGAAGTGTGGTTCGTCCTCACCGTTGATCCGTTGAATCGGATTGATTGCAGACTGCAAGTAGTTGTTCAGCTTCTCGATGCCGATGTCGCCTGAGTTCTGCGGAGCCAAGACTTGGATATCCTTGATCCCGGCTTCGGGCATGGACTTTGTGACCATGGCCGTGAGGGTACGCGCCAGCTTTTCTGCATCCGACAGCTTGTACGCCCGAAAGTCCGGACATCCTGTCAGGATGTCGATGTCTCCTGACAGGATCAGCGGAGCGTTTCTGCACACCCAGGACTCCAGCGCAGAACGATGAACCTTCTCGAGACGGACCACGGGCAGAGCATTGGACAAGATGATGTCTTCGAAGACGCGCCCAGGACCCACTGAAGGCAACTGATCGACGTCTCCCATGAAGAAGAGTCGGGTCTTCTGCGTGTTGACGGCGTCGAGGAGCGCTGCCGCCGTCTCCGTGTCGAGCATGGAAGACTCGTCGACGATCAATACATCGTGAGTCAGCGGATTCTGTGCGTTGTATCCGTATTCCCAACGACCAGGGCCGCCCTTGGCATCCAGAAGCCGATGAACCGTGAACGCCGCGGTGTTGGTGACCTCTGTGATCCTCTTGGCTGCTTTGCCGGTTGGGGCTACGAGACCAACAAGCCGCCCACGCATTCGCGACAGCGCCTCCTTGAGGATCGTAGTCTTACCCGTACCAGGCCCACCGGTGACGACACCGCTACGACTGTTCACCAACATCTGAACTGCTGTCTCTTGCGTCGGATCCAGTACGATCGTCATTGTCGTCCCTCGAAAGATTGATCAGTTTGTCTGCGATCGATTGTTCTGCACGAGCCAAACCGGCAAGTTGAATGTGGTCGCGATACAGAATGACCTGTTGCAGTAGTATCGCTTGCTCCACCGCAGAGACCGCTTCTTGATACTTGATGTCCGCGAGCCCGAGTACCAGGTTCACGACCTCGAAGGGGTCCACTGCGGTGTCGCCCTCTTGAGCTCTGCGCCGCATTGCCTCCACGACGCTTGCTACAAGCCTGTTCTCACTTGTACGGCTCTGAGCCTTGGCGGCCCGAATAGCATCCAAGCGGTCGTAGGACAGGTTGACGCCCTCGACGAAGTACAGGGCGAAGACCTCGTTGATGAAGTCGTCGAGTACGATCCCGGAGCGTCGAAGCCTGTGGACCTCAGTCGCGGTGAACCCGCAGTTGTAGCAAGTGACGTAGTACTCGCGCTCTTCCTTGAACTTGATGTACGCAGTACGGATCTCTTCCGCGCGTTCGAGAGTGATACCGCTGATCGCAGCAAGACGTACCGGCTCGAACTCGATGACATCCCAGAGCTCCTCACCGAAGGTCTCCACGAGAGCCTTCACGCGCTGCGGCCCGATCTGGGGAAGTCGATCGATCATCCACTTCTCGTTGGCCGCGTTGCCCGTGGGTGCACTTCTGATCACCGTAGATACAGCGAACTGCCGCCCATACTTCGGGTGCTCTTTCCATTGACCCGTGAGATCGACGACATCGCCTACGCGAAACTCTTCAAGATGACCGCTGATTTGGTAGAACCGCGGACCGCTCTGAAGCGTGCCGTATTTCCACCCATCCCACGACTTGCTCGAAAGCGCGGTGATCTCACCGCTCAGCCCTACGATTACGCTCATCCAGCAACTCCCTGAGTTTCGCAGGAGGACTGACCTCGTATCCCGGCGGATCGGCCAGAAAGGGTACCCACTCCTGTACGTCGAACACGAAAAAGATCACCCATACCTCGGAGGTGTGGCGATCTACATAACATCCGATGTCAGAGCCCGACAGCATGAACCCTGATCCATCAGCCGCCGTGAACCGTGCATCGTTCCCTTCTCTGATCACCGTACCATACCCAAACAGCGGGCAGTATGTGATACAGGGATCAGAAAGGGATGTCATCTGACCCGAAATCATCTTCGGGGAAGTCGACCCCACGAGGCTGTGGTCTTCGTCCTTTTGTATCAGACCGCTTCCCAGTCCCGCGCGGCTTGACCACGAGCTTGGCCGTTTCCGGGAGCCTGGACAGATCCAGAAGCGGATTGAGGTGCAGCACCAACCCGCTGTCGTCCCCGCGCAGGGGCCAGGCAACACCACAGACGTGCCATCTGTTGTCGATGACCACGAGAATGTCGTGCGTCGGGGGTACGCGCTCGTTACTCATCGTGAACCTCGAGACGTCGGTGCATCTTGTTGATCTTCGCACACAGAGCCGGAAAGGCTTTGTTTCTGCGAAGGACACTGGTGTCTCCACCACGAGCCAGAGCGTTGAACAGCGCGTTCAGGAGGATGATCTCCTCGTCACTGAACGACGTAGAAAGTCGCTTCTTCATGTGGCCTCAGTTAGTAACGAGGATCCGCGCTTCATTGGAGGAGAGAACGAGAGGAGGTACGAAGCGCGGATCCTCAAATACTGATAGGCAAAAATGAAAGGGATCCGAAGATCCCCTTCATTCACACGGCAACAGGTGCCTTGATGGCTGGGTGGTGATTGTAGTCCACAACCCGCACGTTCTCTGGCCGCACCTTGAACAGATCGGTGGGCCCGTCGATGCGAAGCGTAGGAGACGGAAAGACCTCACGCCGCAGTTGCTCCAACGCCTGATCGCGGTGGTTGGCGTAGAGATGAACATCCCCGAAGGTGTGGACGAACTCGCCGACCTCGTATCCAGTGCTCCGTGCAACCAGATGCGTCAGCAACGCATAGCTCGCGATGTTGAAGGGGACGCCGAGGAAGATGTCGGCGCTGCGCTGGTACAGGTGGCAGCTCAGCTTCCCGGACTCGACGTAGAACTGGAACAGCGTGTGGCACGGCGGAAGAGCCACCTCGGTCGCTTCCTTTGGGTTCCAGCCGCTCACAACAAGACGTCGACTTGTCGGGTTTTTCTTGATCTCGTTCACCACCCACGAGAGCTGGTCGAAGCCATCACTGGCGTACGTACCGTCAGCGAGCTTCGTGGCCCCGAAGTTGCGCCACTGGTGCCCGTATACCGGACCGAGCTCGCCTTCGGGTCTGCCAAACCGCGCACACTGCTGCTCGGTGGCCCACTCGTCCCAGATCGTAACACCAGCCTGTTTCAGCGGAGCCACGTTCGTCGATCCGCTGATCATCCAGAACAACTCGTGGACGATCGACTTCACGTGCATCTTCTTCGTGGTCAGAAGCGGAAAGTTTCTCTCCAGGTTGAACCGAAGCTGCTCACCGAAGAGCCCGTAGGTGCCCACTCCCGTTCGGTCGGAACGCTCTGCTCCTCGAAGCAAGAGCTTCTCAAGAAGAGTGAGGTACGCCATGTCGTGATACATCATTCCACCACCTTCTGATCCTGAACAAAACGCAAGAGCCCTTCCATCCGTGCGGCGATTGCCGCCCATGCCGCGGCGTGCCCGATGGCCCATTGATCGTTGTCATCGTGTGCGCCGGCCCGTGTGTCTTTCACCATGGACTTGGCGTGATCGACTTCGCGGGCAACCCGCTGTTCGAGAGCCTTGCGTTCGTCATGCGTCATCGTCTTGCTCCAACTTGCTTGGTGTGACCGTCGTAGAGCCCTGGTACTTGGACTTGCGCGTCGCGGCACCGTAGGGTCGACGAGCCGGTCGATCCATCTTGTGAAGACTGACCTGACACACTCTCATGCCGGGGCGCAAGTACAGAGGCTTGGAGCCTACGAGGTCGATCTCCAGAGTGATGATGCCCTCGAAGCCGGGATCAATAAACCCCGCGGTGCTGTGTACACGAAGGCCCATGCGCCCCAAGCTGCTTCGACCATCGACACGACCGACGATATGATGGGGCAGCCTGATGTACTCCATCGTCTCGCCAAGGATGAAGTTGTCGTGTCCCGGCTCGAGCAGCAGTCCGCTCTCCGGAATCTTCCCACGACCCATCGTAGATGGGTCGATCCACGAATCACCCAGGCGAAGATCGATACTCGCTGGCTGCACCTGCACCAACCGATCAATGGTCCTGTTGCCCGGATGGCTGACCGGGAACAAGTCTTCGAGGTTCTCTTCGATGAAGAAGTCGGAGTAGATCATGCTGTTCCTCTGCTTCCCTGAATACCCAGGGGAATGATCGAGGGAAACTTGCATGTCCATCCCTCGAAGATCGTTTGCTCCTCACCCACCTTGACCCACGTCTTGTAACCGTTGAACACGTGCTCGACGTGGAACAAGAAGACGGTCTCTTCGGTCTCCACCGGCAAGTAGGTAGCGATCACAGCGCCCGGAACCCGAGCCAGGAGCCCTACAGCCTCCAGACGCGCGATGTTCGGGGGCTGCATGGCCCGAAGACCCGCTGCCACTGTCTCGAGCCGTTCTGCGCTGTCGATGGTATCGTGTTGGTGCGCGCTCAATGCGTGTTGCCCGTCTCTGAGCCCTGTGATGAACCCGATGCTTTGGGGACGCAATAGAGCTTCCTGGAGTGCCTTCTCGATGTAGGCCTCCGCAATGTCTGTGATCCTGGACCACGTGTAGAAGATGTCCATTGGTTCCTGGTGCAAAAGAGACACCGAAGTGTCTCCTGGGGTCATAGACCGAGCAGCTTTCGAAGAGCGACCCGAAGATCGTCTTCTTCTTCTGGCTCTGGCTTTCGGATGTAGGGAGCGTACTCGCCCCGATACGGGCGCCGCCTGCCCTGGGCGGCCTCGTCTTCGACGAACTGTTTCTGGATCCGCTCGTGTTCATCGAATGCGGCATCGACGAGCTCGTGAAACTCCTCGCGGTTCATCCCGCTCAGAGCCACAGCATTCCGGCGCATGTCGCCGAAGTACCGGGGCTTGAAGCCCTGGAGCTCACCATCCCGGAAGACCGCCTCCTTCTCGTAGAGCAGGAGATAGACCTCGGGTCCCGCGTCGTCATGGGAGACGTAGAGTCTCCCAAATGTAAGATCGCCGACCGGTTTCTCTCCCAGCCAGCGCTTACCCTTTCGCTCCTCGTGCATTAGCACCTCCAAGATCTTATAGGCGTTACGCCTACTGTTTTGTGGTGCTTGAGCCGGCTGGTTTGGGGCCGTTCTTCAAGAGACCGCGAACACCCCACATGTCTTCGAACACGCGGATCAACGATACCAAGTAGGATGACACCCGGACGCTAGTCGGCGTCTTACCCTTGTCACCGACCCCGTGTACATGATCTCCCCACCTGCCGTTGACAGCGACAAAGCCCACGAACGTGGCGAAAGCAGCCGTAGTAGGCTGCATGTCTGTAGGCTTTGGGGCATCTTCTGGAGGATCATGCTTTGATAGCATGACTTGGATGAGAGCTCGACACGCCTGAAGCCGCTGGCCGTCAGGAAGATCACGTACCAGCAGGCTGAGAGTGCTCGCGCGCTGACGGAACTTCGGGTCCTTCAGTATGGCTTGTATCACTTGGTAGGCATCACCCATGGTTCCCTGATCTCTCGAGATCAGAAGAAACGACGCCCCAAGATCTTGCATCAGTCCCTCAACTTGATGATGGGTGTGTGGTGGATGGGCTTCGTGTCGGCTTCGAAGGACAACTTCACGCTGTCCTCTACCTGGACGACTCGAATCTCGAAGTCGAAGAAGCCCTTGCGACGTCCGTACTCAGCCCAAGCCACACGGCCGGCGGCTTCGTCGAGAGAAGTCATGGCGACGATTAGATCAGCATCCTGCATGGACGCCAAGATGTTGTAGATCTGCTCCGGAGGATCCGGATTGTAGGTCCACTTGACGAGGTTGTTGATGATCTCTTTGTTCATGTGAAGTCGTAGTCACCTAGCAGCGTCCAGCCGACGTTACCCTGACGATCAGGCGTAACCATGACAGACACCGGGTTGGTTGCGTTGAGGTTGAGTACTGCATCGACGTCCTCGCGTGTGATGGGACGGTCGAGCTCGAGCTGGTAGGTAGCGTCCGTGGGCCATGCCACGAACTCGATACGCCGAGGCGCCTGACCCCCGATGTCCTGCCATCGGATGAACAGGAAGTAGCGTCGTACGCCGTTGTTGTTGTCGATGATGTCCCTGATCCTGCGGACCTCGTCCGTGTTACCGGCCAAGGCCGCCGTGATCAAAGCATCGTACTGCGTGCGCTCAAGAGTGATGGGCATAGGCCCATCATACCGAAAACCGCAGAATCAGACCCGAACGGATGCAGGAGTCGACGTAGTGGATCTCCTTGGTCGCGTTCGCCTCGGTGTCCGACCCGTGAACAGCATTTCGCATCACCGGACCCTTGTGGTCGCCAAAGGTACAGCGAAGTGTGTGCATCGGAGCCTTCTTCGGGTCCGTGGGCCCGATGAGGGCGCGCCAACGCGACACCGCATCGCGCCCGGACAGCACCACCGAGAAGATCATCCCCGACGACATGAAGTCGACGAGGTCTGGGAAGAAGTCGCGATCTGCGAGATCGATGTAGAACCCCTCGACCGCCGATCGTGTCCATTGCGCGGCATGGACAGCCTTGATGTCGAACTGGGAGCTCATGACACCCAGAATGGTGGGAGCGTACCCGCTTTCGACGGCATCCGGTTTGATCAGCGCGAGAGTACGCTCGATCTTTACAGCGGCAGTGATATCCATGTCTGTCTCCAAAAGAAAAGGCACGCAGTCTCCCGCGTGCCTTACTTGTTGTCGTCGTCGGTCAGGTGGTCTCGGGCTTGAGGGCTTGGATGTACTTGGCGTAGTACGCGACCTTCTCGGGCTCGGCGTAGAGATCGATCACTTCCGCGAGGTTGTCGAAGAAGTCCGCGATGCCCTTGCGATTGAGACCCGCCGGCATGTTCTCGATCTCGGCGGCGTCGAGTGCGGGAAGAGCATACTCGGTGGGGTTGTCGGGCACCGCAGCCGCGATGTCAGCGAGCGTCTCGAGGTAGCGCATCGCATGGGCCGACACGAAGTACACGATCTGACGCACGTTGTTGCCGACACGCTTGACGAGGTTCGGGATGCCATCGGTGTCGGAGTCGTTGAACTCGACACCAGAGGTGAAGCGGTTGGACAGGATGCCCGCCACTCGCAGATCGGTCATCGCTAGAGCGGCCTCTTTGTAGCCGTCGTCGCTTCCGGAAACCCCGAGGGCTTCCCGCATCTCGGCGAACGTGAAGCCGACCGGGCTCTTTCCTTCGTCGACTTGCGCCAAGAACTTCTCGACCACCAGACGCTTCCAGTTCGGCGCCTCCGCCTTCTTCTTCTTCGATGCCATGATCCAATCCTCTCTGTATGCCTTCAAGAAGGCCTTCTCCCCGATGGGGGTCAGGCACCACTTCTTACGGAACGGAACGAACCACGCCGACGACCCTAGTGCCGCCTCGATCTGTAGCGGGTCCGTGCCGCTTGGTAATACACCCAAGACGCTGTGTGTATCTACCGCCTTCTCGGGGTCGCGGAAAGCAAGCGTTGCCGCCGCGACAAGCCACCTCTTCACTCCTCGGTCACCCCGTACTTGCGTGCGTCTTCGACACTCCCGAGACGCAGCGGATTCTTGTCTCCAACGATGTAGTAGTGCTCGGCCTCGCACTCCGCGCAGAAGATCGGACCACGAAGAGGCTGGTCCGGTCCTTGTTCGTGCCCACCGATCTTGTCCCACGAGTTCTTGGCGTCGGCTTGCCCGACCTTGAGACCACCGAGCTTGATGGTGCCATTGCGATCCGCAAGAGGAACCATCTTCGTGATCACGACCTTGCACAACAGCGCTGCGGAACCGCAGCTCAAGCACTTCTTCTTCATGTCTCGCGCCACAAACACCTCCTTCAACAACTGATACGCGATCTGATGCTCCTATAAGCACGTGGAGGTGCTATGTACGAGCTACCCATCCACATCCTCGATCAACGAAGCATGACACAAGCCGACGAAGAGATCTTGTCGGCGATGACTGAGTACCCGCCGGCAACCAACCTGAAGAAAGGCGACCTCGTCTATCTGACCGAAACCACCCCCTACACCCGCATCAGCCGTATCGGTGTTCCTCGCCTCTGGCAAGTGCGTCTCGTGATTTCGGCCTGGACGTTCGAGCTCCACCGAATCGCTCAGGACCCATACCACAAACCCGCAGGGATCGACTACGCCATCGGCGTGCTCGAAGCACAGAACTTCCCGCGCAGCAAATGGCGCAAGCCCATCGTCTACGCCCACGGCTATCCCCACGGCAACTGGCCAGACACCGCATCGTGGTTTCCGGAACGCGTGCTGCGGAAGATCACCTTCCGAGAAGCCACCCAGCCGTGGGAACGAATCCTCGACGAAGCTCAAGCGCCGTTCCGTGGATACGACGCCTCTCAGCTCGTCGTTCCCTACACCTTCGACCTGGCGCCCGACATGTACAGCGCGGGCGAGAACTTGGGCCGCCCGTTCAGCTTCGAGCAGGACACAGCGCACACCATCGCGCTTCTCGGTGGCGAAGAGATCCTGTTCCGCCCGCTGAAGAAAGAGCTCGACCGTGAGCACGATATCTTCCGGTGAAATCGATCCCGAAGTGCTGGAGATCATGAGGTCACGGCACAGCGAAGGAAAGAAGTGGGCTGCGTATCGTAACAGCGATCTCAGCAGCCCGAACGCGGGTCATCTGACGTTTCTCCAGGTCGGCGAAGGCTGTACGTATCCTACGGCCCCGCCAAAACACCCCGACACCCCGTCGCTCATCGGCTGGCGCTATCTCCTGATCGGATTCGTAGAGCTCGAGTCCGGAGACATCGTGGAGTAGCGAAGAAGAGGCCAGGCCTCTTCTTTTGCCTACTTCAGCCACTGCTCGCTGTACTTGGTGTAGGTCAGCTCTACGGGGCGCGTCCCCATCAAGGCGGGCATGAGCTGCACCAGCAGGTTGGTGTCGTATTCGGCGTTATGAGTACCGCTGAGATCGTAGTCGAAACCGAGAGCACCAGCGATCTCGACCAGCTTGTGTCCCCTACGCGTACTCAGTATGGGGTGCTTCTTCTTTGCGAAGTCCATCGTGCACAGCGTAGGAATGCCGCGAGGCCATTCGTCACGTGGGATCGAGTAACTCAGCATCCGAGTGTCGAAGGACATGTTGTGTGCGACCCACGGCGCATCGAGACGAAGGAACTCGAGAACTTGCCCCTTGATGTCTTCGAAGCGTGGTGCGTCCTTCAACATATACTCACTGATCCCATGCACGGCCTCCGCACCGGGCTCGATGGAGACCCCTGGATTGATGAGGCTGTGGAACTTCTTGAGGACACGAGAGCCCTGAGCCAGGACGATACAGATCTCACAGATCCTGTCCTCCTTGCTGAAGCCAGTCGTTTCGGTGTCGAAGGCGACGTAGTACGCGTTGTCCCAGGTTTCCATTACGTATCTCCGTGAACCCTTTTGTGGTGGGCGTCGTTGGGGTCGTCGAAGACCCGAAGCATCTGAAGGGCCCCGGAGCGGCACAGCCCTTCTACGCGTTCGACGGGAATCACCAGTGTCGCGCCTCCAGGATCGGATGTCGAGGCCTCCAGTAGAAGATCACGAAGCGCCATGGCGGTCAGTGACAACCGATGATTCAGCTCTTCGGGATCAAACCTCGACAGTTTCTCCTTGTCCCGGATCGGAGGAGAAAACGAAGCCAGCCATTGCTTCGCCATCTCAGCGATGAGCTCGAGGGGCCTTGCGTATCCCTTGGCGAGTAGGACGCCGCCGTTGTCGTGGTAGTTCTTGACTGCCTCTTTGATGGCGGCTTCGGTGGTCTCCAACAGCTTATCCCGGATACCAGTGTTGTGAGGGATCCTTTGGTCCTGCATTCCTGTGCTCAGCAGAACTGCCGCTACGGCTTCGACAGCCGGCTGGATCCTACCGGCTTCGCATTGCTGACGAACTACGCCTTGTCCCTTGGCGGTCATCAACCCCTGGGCCTTCAGGACACCCAGTAGCGTCGACACCAAGTAAGCATCACCCATGACCACCCGCCTTCCTTCGTTTTCTCTCTATACTCTATACTATTTGGATCGTCCAGGGTATTGTTGTGCTCTGATTGTCTTCTTGTTCCTAAACATGTGTAATATTGAGTATAGAATATAGAGACTTCTACAGATAGAACTTCTCTATACACTATACTGAACGATCAAAGAACACTGGACGGCAGGTATAAGACGGTGTACCACTGCTTGCCAGAAAAGTATAGAGTATAGAGGAAAGCAGATGAAGAAGAGCCTACCCGGAGACATCAAGGCCCGGCTGTCGAGCATCGTCGATGCCGCAGAGCGGCAGGCTTCTGCGCCCCGTGTAGTTGACAACGGCACTGAAGCCGAGAAGCCACGACCCACTCGACCAAAGACCCGGGAGGAATCGTTCAAGGATCTCGATGCCTGGCTCGAGGAAGCCAACGCCGGGATGCCAGATGAGAACCTTGCACGAGCGGCAAACGTCTCGATGACTGCTGTTCTGGAATGGCGACGAGCCAGAGGAGTCAAGCGGCTTCGTGGTCACCTGCGCCGTCGTGAGAAAGAGCTCTGGGCAGTGGATGCCTTCGGTGACCACTACGATGCCGAGCTCCATGCCGTTAGCAGTACGCTCCGTGGGATGTGGGATCTTCCAGAGTACATGCTTCGGCAACCCCTGAACTACGATCTGCTGTGTCGGTATCTGTACTTCCTGCACATCGAGCTCGGATGTACGCCCGATGCCCTGGCAGAAGCCTTTGGTATCAAGGAACGCGACGTCGAGATGGCGATCGCTGTCGAAGTCTCACATCTGTCCCGCGTCAGCGTGCCCTGCAAGACCTGCGGACAGTCTACCGACCCGGCCTACGGGCCGTATTGTTCTGAGCGCTGTAAGGTGACAAAATGATCACTACATGGGACTGGCTACTCGCTCCTGCCGACGTGCTACGCGGCAACGGGGTAGATCCTGCGCATAGGATCGCAAAGACCGGGCATGCCCGACCCCTGGCACTCCGGTGGGCGCGTACCCTTGGTATGTGGTGCGTTGCTTCCCCAAAGGAGATCGTCGAGGTCGCGGCGACTACACGGACGACCTACGACATGTTTCGCCAGCGCCATGCTCTACGCGTTGGTCGCAACACCGATCAACAGATCTCAGAGCGCTACGGACTCGCCAAGGCGTCAGAGATGTACCGTCAGGTCTTCGTCGCCAATGCGTGTCATCGAATGATTGCAAGCCGCCGCGCACGAGACCCCGGTCTCAGCTTTGGCGCAGCGGCAAACCTGTCTACCGGACGTGAATCCTACGACCAAAAGATCCCACTGCGTCAGCGTCCGCCGGTTGTCGGGAATCTGGGTCTTCTCCCAATCGAGGTGCTGCTCTACTACTACGCCGTGGAGCATGTTCGTATAGACAGCGCCATCGAGCTCAGGCAGTGGCTTGTGCTCTCGGCTTCGGCAGAGGCAGCAGACCTCAAGCACATGCGTCTTCTTTGGGCAGCTTCTGAGGGCAGCGCGCTGGTGCGGTTGCCAGACAGCGTGCTTCAGCAATACGATGGCAACGATGAAGATCAAGAATGAGTTCATCGAGCTCCATCGGCCGCGGCATGTTCACTTCGAGGCCTTCCGGGAAGCTGTGCAAAACAAAACGCACGTAGCCCTTGCGGAGGAAGAGGTCAGCAGAAAAGAGCCCAGCAATCTGTTGGACGTCTATCTCAAGGGCGACATGAGGCAGATCATCCAGGACTTCTGGATGCGTCCTGATCACTACAGCCCTCGTCAGCAAGACATCTTGATTGCCCTGAGTCAGTACCAAGACCCAGATCCCGCCATCACTGATCCGGAGAAGACAGACCTGCTGCTGACGTGGATGCGAGACACGGCAACACAGCAGCGCTTCAGAGAGCTCAACAGAAAGACTACCGATCCTGATGAAGAGATTGTCCTCGAAGACGGCCGAACGCTGGACGAATCGGTAAAGGCAGAGAAGGAGCCTGACTTCGAGACCCAAGACTTTGGCGATAAAATCATCATCTGATCCTCCTATGAGAAGGTGAGGAGGCAATAATGATCACGATTCAGGAGTATGCAGAAACAGCAGAACTCGTCTACGGCGAAGAAGACGTCGCCGAAGTCGCCAACGAGCAGCTCAAGCTGTTCATGGATTTGGCGCATGTACTGCGCCGGCAAGAGGTGCTGCGCGCCAACGTGAAGAGCCGAGCGCTGTCAGACCTGGCAGCGTCGATCCTGATGGCGCAGAACACGTACATGATCAACAAGTTGCAGTACAGCATCACGTTGAATCGTGTCGTGCTTCAAGCCCTTCGGTTGCCGAGGGCAGAAGCATGATCGCCGCAGCGGCTCACGGCGCCTGTGCGGATTGCGGATGCGCCCATGAAGAGTGCGAGTGCACAGAGGTCCCGGTCGCCGAGACCTATGTCTACGAAGGCGGGTTCGAGTGCCACGGCACTTACCTGTCCGAGTACCGCGGCTTCCGTGTCGTCCGTAAGCTCGGTCTCTACGAGGCCTTCGTGCTTCTGCGCGACAGCAAGCATGTCAAGGGTCCGCATAACTGGCCCGGCGATCGCGTGTTTCTCAGCCATGCGGGCCTGGTGAACCGCGGATGGGCTGCCGTCGACGTCGATCGTGAGCGCGGTCGGATCCGTGTGGTCTACAACTACGACGGCCGCTACACCCTCCAGGAAGCCGGGCTTCACGGCTTTCTCGAGGCCACGCGGCAGGCCACGACGTGGTCGGCGAGTCTACGAGCTCTCCACGACTACGCCGAAGACGGAGTGGATCAATGAAGAAGAGGGCTCGCGCCCTCTTCTTTTGCTTCAGAACGTACGGCCGACGCCTGCATATCCCGGAGGGGCCAGGGGCGTCTCGTGGTGGTGTTGGAGCATGTTGCCTACGGTTTGGATCCCTTTGTAGGCACCATAGAGCCCGAGACCCCCGACTCCGATCACTCCGGCCTTCGCCAGGTTCCCTGGGGTGACGAGTAGCTTCTTGGCCGCCACTCCCGCTGCACCCGTTGCGCCAGGTGCGTTGGTCGGCGCCGGAACTCCCGCTGCGGCCGGTGCTGTCGTCGCGGCCACAGGAGCCATCTTGGCCTTCTGAGCCTTGTGGGCCTGGAGACGGTCCCCCAAAGACGGAGCCGGCGCCTGGGCGTTCTGTGCCGCCCTCTGGGCGCGCACGACGTCGCGCTGTGCGAGTTGCTGGCCCACGGTACCCGTGGTGACCTCGCCGCGTGCGATGGCGCGGTTCCGCATCGCCTTCTCGCTGGCCCGGCTCGCCGAGGCGTTCGCGACTTGTGTCGATTGCCCTTGAAGGCCGGCTCGGAACTGGGCCTTTCGAGCCGCCGAAGAACCGGCACGGAGGTCTCCGATGTTGTGGCCGAAACCCTTTACCGCACGGGTGCCTTCCTCGACGAAGTCACGACCGAGCTGTCGGGCGCCCTGACCCATGTGCTTTGCCGTCTGCACGGCTTTGCCGACGACACCTCTGGCAACTCGGCCCGCCATGTTGGCGAGCACGTTGGAGATCTTCTCTTGTTCCTCGGTCGTCATGTACTCCCAATCGGGGTACAGCAACTGCGCGATCTTCTCGAGCTGCGCCTTCTTGGTACGATCGTCGATCGCCTTGGCCGCGCGATGGGTCACCCCGGGAGCGACCATGGCGAGCCCGGCGATCTCTCTACCGTGGCTCTTGCCGAACTTGCTGTCGGTCCCGAGGCCCTTCTCGAGCGCCAATCCGGCAGCACGGATCTTGGGGTTGCGGGCCTTGGACAACCGATGACCCGCTGCGCTCGCTGCATACGGCGCGGCAAGAACGGCGAGACCTGCGTCGTCGATGCGGTCTGAGATGTGCTGCGCCCGCTCGCTCAGGGCCGCTGCCTTGATTTCGGCCTCTGCGGCTTCGACATCTTCTGCGGTCTGCGTGGCGCGAGCAAACGCCGATGTACCCGGGAGCGCAGAGATGCCGGCGTGGTCCTCCCCGAGAACCGGACGCGAGCGCGTCAGCTCTTCGCCCTTCGAGGCTTTGGCCATGTTGAGCTCGGCGGTGAGGCGGGCTGCCTTCTCCATCTTGTCGAGCTTGGTGTAGTAGTCCGGGCGTTCGCGAAGGTGATCGATCGCGATCTGCTTTGCGATGCTGGGCTTGTCGGTGTGTTCCTTCTCCACGGCGATTCCCTTTCTGACCTGCGAACCGGGTAGGCCGCGAGCAGAGTCGTGAGGTGTCGTCAGATCTTTCTTGCTGATGCCGGCGGCCTTCATCCGCTCTGCACGTCCAGCAAGACGAAGGCCTTCGTTGAGAGCCCCGAGCTGAGCCACGCGTTTCGGTGACGTCTTGGCCTTTGCAGCAGCATCGAAGGCCGCGTCGTAGCGAGCTCGTGTCGCCTTGGCCGCTGAGCCAATACCACTGGGGGCCTTGTCCAATAGGCGCTTGCGAATCCAATCGGCACTCACGGCTTCTTTGATGCCCACAGAGCTGTCGGCTGCGGCACCACCGAATACCGCACCCTCGCGGGTGTGGAGGATCTTGGCAACCTTCTTGCCGTGGTTTGCTTTGTCCAGAACCTTGGACTTGAAGTCTTCCATCGCCATCTCCTTCATCGATCCGAAGAAGCGAGGATCGTTGTATTGCTTCATGTACGCGGCTTTGGCTTCCTCAGCGGACTTGAAGCCCAGCATGACCTTCTGTTCATCGAAGAGCATCCAGTCCAGACCGTCTCCGGGGGACGAACCGCGGGGCTTCTTCATCTGATCGATGATGAAGACCTTCTCGCTGGTGGTATCCGGGCCGATGTAGACGTCGACGTGATCACCATCGGTACCCTCGGTGTTCCAGATGTAGCCGTAGTGGTGATGCATCTTGGTCGATCCAGTCTCCTTGCCATGAGGATCGAACCATCGGCGCACAGAACCCCGGGCGTTCTCGATGCTGATGTCGAGTCCCCACAGTTTCATGCGGCCCTGGAGCTTGTGAGCAGTCATTGCGGGAGTATAGCGTGCCGATCTCCTGTAAGGGAACGACCAAAATACCCGAGAAAACGCCTATAAGATCATGAAGAGAACAACTAGTGCCATTGGCACACGGAGGTATCATGATCATTGCAACTCACAACGGCGTGTTTCAAGCGGACGACGTCTTCGCTGTGGCAACGCTTCTTCTCATCCACCCCAAGGCGCGCGTCATCAGGACGCGTGACCCCAAGGAGCTCGCGTCCGCCGACATCGTGGTGGACGTCGGCGGGGTCTACGACCCCGACACGAAGAGGTACGACCACCACCAGCGCGGACGCGCTGGCGTGCGCCCGCTCTCGGGGATTCCGTACTCGGCCTTCGGGCTGGTGTGGAAGCATCATCAGCACTGGCTCGCCACCACGCTGAGCTCCATGGCCGTGGAGGATGCGACGGAGGCACTGAAGCGCGTCGAGGAGACCCTCGTCATCGGAATCGACGCCACCGACAACGGCTTCGATCTCCCGCACTCGCCGTACGCGCTGAGCATCAGCGCGGTCATCTCTCAGATGAACCCGACGTGGGTGGGGTCGCCGGAGATGCCGACGTTCGACAGCCGCTTCTTCGAAGCCGTCGAGTTCGCGACGCGGGTGCTTCGTGACCGCATCGCGTCGGAGTACGCCACGGTCAAGGCGCGGAACAAGGTCCGCGAGGCGATCGACTACTCCAAGCGCAACGATCCTCGGATCATCCTGCTGGACAACGGCGGAATGCCGTGGACCGATGTTGTCTGCGCAGAGGCGCCATACGCCCAGTACGTCGTGTTCCAGGCGCCCGACAGCACCTGGATGTGCCAGGCGGTCCCGGATGCACCGGGGTCGTTCGGCATGCGCCGCGCGCTGCCTGAAGAATGGGCGGGTCTGCGTGACCAGGAGTTCCGCTCGAAGACTGCGGTGGAATCCGCAGTCTTCTGTCACCCCGGGCGCTTCATCTGCGGCGCCGGTACCAAGCTGGACGCCCTCAAGCTGGCCAACCAGGCCATGATGGGAAAGCAGTGATCTACATCGCTTTTCTGTGGGGCATGTTCTTGATCATCGCGAATGCACCACTGCGTGCGTTCGCTCGAGGAGCTGGTTGGGGTGTCGCCCTGAACCCCGGCACGATCCTCGTTCTGGGTGCTCTCCTCCCCTTCATCGCCTTCGCCAAGCTCCTCCTCCTCTTCGGTGGTGGCGATGACGGGATGTACGAGGACGAGATGCACGCCGCCGGGGCTGGGCTCCGGTGTCGTGATCGGAGTTGAGCCCCGGGGTTCGCCCCGGGGTTCCTCCGAACCCTTTGCTTTTCTTCTATGAGTCAGTGAGGAGCCCATGAATACCAAGACAGTGATTGCCTTCGCCGAGCACGGACGAAACACCCCATCAGCAGTAGTGCTCAAGGAAGCACTGGATACCCCGGGATTCAAGGAGCTGACACTTCTTGATCTGGAGGAACCATACATTCTCGAAGAGTTCGAAGCGTGCTCTTGGGGACATGCACAGACCTATCTACAAGCCAAGTACTTCCAAACGATCTATTCACCGCCTGACCCGATCGTTTGGCTTCCGTGGGATGAGATGCACAAGGCGGCTCGAACTCCTGTGGGAAAAGCAGTGATCAATAAACTTCGACTCAAAAAGCCAAAGTGATGATGCATCGGTTTTCTCCTATGAGTTAGTGAGGAGCGTTCCTCAGAGGAGACAACATGAGCATTCATCAGCAACTGCGGGCCCTCATCGAAGACAACGAGCTCACCAACGGCGACGTCGCCGCGCGTTCCCTGGAGATCTTGGGACTGACGCTCGACCAACTCCCGCAGGTCGACGGCAACATCTGGTGGGTTCCCGTCGTGCCCGACGAAGGCATGACGCTGGCCATCGCGGTCTCGTCGTACGCATTGGAGCACAATCGTCAGTCGGCCAAGAAGGTGCCGGTCGTCGAGATCCACGAGTACAGAGATCGGGGTGCTGCCCATCCGGTGACGGACGCACGTCACGCCTACATCACGGGACCGTCGACACTGCTGTACACCCCCGACGAGCCTCTCGGTGGTGCTCCGCGCCGAACCGCGGTGCTCGTCACCACATCCGTCGTCCTCGCCGCCATGGACAAGGATCTGATCAAGCGATTCAACACCGGGTTCATTCTCGGCTGCTGAGTCAATGAATCGGGTTCCCCACCCGATTCTTTTGCATACAAAAACAGATCATAGATCACATATAAGTCTGTGTAGGGCACATGCCCCTGGAGGAGACATGAACGCACAAGAAATCAATCAGAAGATCCGCGACATCAAGGCTGGCGAAGGCACGCACGGGGACAAGATGGCGGAAGCCATCCGGTTCCTCGAGGAGAACGGCATCGCCGTCGTACTGCCCGAGACCGCGTTCAAGGTGTACTGGGACATCATCCCGGTCCCCGAGACCGCGCAGATGATCTGCATCGCCGTCAGCGGCAACGCCCTCGAGCGCAACCTCTACGAGGACCACGACAAGCACTGGAACGTGCTCGAGCTCTTCGCCACGTCCGAGATGATGAAGGAGGCGGGTTCCATCCACCCCGTCATCGCGCGGCACGTCGTCATGACGGGACCGGGGGAGATCATCCATCGTCCCGGTGACCTGCTCGCCGGCCAGGCGCGGCGCATGGCCGTCATGACGACGCGGTACCCAGTGTTCGGCGCGTCCGACACCGTCGAGCAGTCCGACCTCATCGGGCGCACCCCGACGGCGACGCGAAGGGAGCGTGGCGCCTACGGCTGCTGATCAGCCAGGGCCAAATCAAAAGAGCGGGGCAATGCCCCGCTCTTTCTTTGCTTGTGTCGCGCAGAGCTCAGGTGATGAGCTCGATGGTGCGCGTCGCGATGGGTACGGCGAGCTCGAACTGCACAGCGACCGACTCCTGCACGATGACACCCTGTGCATCCGTGGCGAACGTGTGGTTCGGGATGTAGCAGGACTCGAGGTAGAAGGCGCCGTAGGTGTCGAGGTTGCTGTCCTTGACGACCACCAGAAGACCGATGGGCTGCGAGAACAGGTCCGACGCCAGGTTGATGTAGAAGTTCTCGTAGCCCGGCGGGATGACGACGTCGTGGGGATTCGGCATCGCCCCGGCGCCGACGTTGGGGAACACCGACGGCACGATTGTCGACGGCACCAGGTCTTGGTAGTAGGCGTACAGCACCCGGAGGATGCTGGGGCCGTGGTAGAGCACGCGGCTGAGCCCGAGCTGCCCGATGGTGCGGCCCGAGATGAAGTAGCTGCGCTCCGAGCCGAGCTCGAAGATGCGGCTGATCTGCCGGTTGTGGCTGATGTTCATGTTCTGGGTGATACCGACCGGGTACACGATCTGACTCGCCGTTGCCGGAGAGCTCAGAGCGGCACCCAGACTCAACGCACCACCCACCGTCGCGAGGCGCGAGGGCCCCGCGAAGATGCCCATGAAGGCGCCGGAGATGAACTGGCCGTCCACCATCCCGGGCCCTTCGCCTCCGCTCTGTACGTAGGACTCGTACGGCTTCCAGTTGCTGTAGCTGGCCATTTCACTTTCTCCTGGTTGCGGTGTCGGCAGCCGTCAGGAAGTCGTCGATCACCGAGGCGTCTGGGGTCTTGAGCGCCGCCAGCTTCTGCCGTACCCGGTACTCCCTGAGATCTTCTTCGGCAGACTTGGTCTTGGTGCTCTCGATGATCGCCTTGACTTCGTCGAGGGGCGACTTCTCGCGAGCGATGCGAAGAACAGCGTTGCCCTTGTCGGGCTCGGCAGCTTTCTCTGCGGCTTTGAGCGTCTCGAGCTCGACGAGATCCTCGGTGAGGGCCTCATCGAACTCGTGCGCTGCCTTGAGGTATCGGTGCGTCATCTCAGACCACCAGCGTGATGCGGATGTAGTTCAGGGGGTAGAGCACCCCGACCGTGATGTCGATCTCGAGCGTGTCCGGAGCCGTCGCCGACTGCCGGATGGCGTTGATGCGGAGCTCGGAGAGCACGCCCTGACGCACGAGGAACGCCGCCAGGCCGTCGAGCGTGATGCTGATGGCGTCCTGGACGTTGGTCGAGATGTTGAAGCGGCCGATGAAGTTGCGAAGACCGACGCGAAGGAACTTCGCCGTGAAGTCGAGCGCCCGCGTGATGCTGGCCTCGCGCTTCTCGATCGTCGACATGTCCGTCGTGAGCTGGTGCCGCGTCTTGACCGGCTGGCCCACGGCCTCTTGGTACAGGACCCAGAGACCACCACCACTCATCATCTTGAGCTGGAGCTCGGAGTACCGGTCGGTGGCTCCGATGACACCGCTGAAGCCCGCGATCGATTCCTCGGTCAGGGGCTGCTGCGGCGGTACCGCGCTCATCTTGCCGGCGAGCGCGGCGGAGAGGTAGTAGCCCGGGACGGCGGTCTCGAGCCCGTCGATGGTGGCCTTGGCCGTATCCGGGGCCGTGGTGATGACGCGACGATCGAGGTAGCCGCGCGCGATGTCGGCGTACGCCGTGGCCTCATCCGTCCGATTCGCCAGAGCGCCACCGCGAATCTTGATGGACACCGGGCGGTCGACGACAGCGGAGGTGAACACCGGGCTTCCTCCGCCATCGAGGAAGAAGTCGTTGCTCGCGCTCAGCGGACCGTCATTGACGGTGACGAGGGCGCCGCTGACGCTCTCGACGAGGTACTTGTTGGTGTCGCCCTCGAACTCAAGGAAGACGCCATCGCTCTCGGTGTACGTCGGGCCCGGAAGGCCCAGCGCAGCCAGAAGGCTCTGGACGTTGGCGATCCCCGTGGCCACGACATTCGTCGGGGCTCCGGAGACGTTGGCGGTCGGCGCCGACGCCACGAGGGTGTCGGACTTCCGCGTCGGCCGGCGCGGATTCAGGATGGCGATGCGCTCGAGGCCGTTCTCGGGCTTCGAGAGCTCGTCGACGTGGATCTGAGCGGCCTGGCCGACGTCGTTGCTGTGCGTCAGCGGTGCGATGGCGTAGACGTCCTTGGACTCCAGATACTCCAGCGCCCGGATGTAGGCCGCCAAGGCGCCCTCGGGCTCGGTGTCGCTGGTGGTGTCGACGCCGCAGCCCGTGACCTCGATGCCCGGGGCGTTGAGCAGGGCGAAGTACATCCCGAGCCCCAAGGGGTTCTGGGTGTCGAGCGGCCCGAGCTCGGCCTCGAGGTCCGTGGTGTTGCCGTAGCGAGCGAGGTTGAAGTCCGTACCCAGGGGACTGACGTCACGACGAAGCGCGGTGTACGCCAGGTACGTGCTGAGCGGCCCAGCCAGGGTGGCGTCACCGTTGGTCTGTCGGAACAACTCGTACTTGATCAGAACCGTCCCGCTCTCTTCATCGACACGGAGCTCCGAAGCCGGACGCGTTGCCGAGGCCGCGTTGTTGTCGAGGCCCTTGGCCACGATCGACCACGTCGAGCCCGTGTAGCTCAGGAGCTGCTCGGCGCTGAGACGGAGACGATTGGTCGGGGTCACTGGGATTTCGGTAATGGTTCCGATGCGGAGACCGTTGACCCAGACTTCGTCACCGACCTGCGGAGAGAACGCCTTGCCGTAGATCACAGCGGTGTTCTCGAAGGGCTCACCCGCCCCGGTCAGGCCGAGGTTCGTGAGTAGCGTGGCGTCGGACGCCGTGGTGTCGATGCGAATCGAGCTCTCACGGCCGCCGAACGTCGACGGGCTGCGGAGCACGAGCTCGTTTGCGGCGTTGAGGCTGGCAACGCCGGCCCAGAGCCCGTTGATTGCCGACACGATGTTCGCAGCAGACGCGATGGTGTTGGGCATCACGAGCTGCTGGAACTGGTCGCCGTCGATGCTCATGCGGAGCACACGGCCGTGGACATCGGCCGCGAAGGTCAGCAGCGAGAGGTTGGCGCCGCCCTGGGCCCGCGCACGCGACGGCTTGCCATCGGCGAAGGCGCCCACGGCGAGGCCGAGGTTGCCCGAAGTCGCCGTACCGCCAGTGCGCTCGAAGGACGAGGACACGCCGGTCAGCGTCGACGTCAGAACCAGGACGTTTCCGGAGCCCAGGCTTGCCACCGTGGCACCGAAGGCCGTGTTGATCGCCGTCACGACATCGGCAGCCGAAGCCAGGCCAGCGAAGTTGACGGTGACCGGAGCGGCGCCGTTCATCGAGAACACCGCCGACGTCGTGTTGAGGGCGCCGAAGGTTCCGCTGAGATCGATGTTGCCGACGAGTCGCGCGGCGGCATCGGCGAAGACGCCACCACTGAAGTTGAGGTACGGCGACAGGTTGTCGCCATCACCGTCGTCCTGCACCGAGACCGCAGAGGTCGCGCCGTCGAGGAAGGCCTCGGTGCGCAGGACTTCGCGGATGTTGCCGGCACCATCGTTCAGGAAGACCCGCACGGTGTCGTAGTCGATGACAAGATCGTCGATGTTGCCCCGGGGGTCGGGGTAATCACCACCGGCCAGCCGAAGCTGGGTGTAGTTGGTGTAGCCCGTTGCACCGGTGTTGCGGTATCCCGTGGTGACGCCGAACGCCGTGAGGACATCGGAGGCGGTACCGCTCCCGATTTCGAGGCTGGCGTTCTCGCCAGTGGCCGTGGTTTGGATCACGACACGTTGCTGCGTGCCGCTGGTCTCGACGACGGCCTCGAGGCCCGGGATGGCCTCGGTGTTGATGGCGTCGGCCACTTCCGTTGCCGTCAGGTCCGGTCCCGTGGGGAACGTCACGGTCCGCGCCGCGCCGTTGTTGACCGCGACCTCGAGGGCGTCGGTTCCGATGCCGGTGTACTCGAAGGGGCTGCTGACCCATGCGAAGGGGATGCGCGCCGGGAGGGAGACCCGGGCGTCGCTGTTCAGGCTGCCGTCGTCTTGTACGGCCTCGATCACTTGGTTCGCAGGACCCACGATACAAGCCGGAAGGGTCGGAACCAGAGTCGTCGGGCTGACGGTCTGGAACTCCTGAATGACCTGGACGCTGGGCCTCTCGATGGTAGCCATGGTGTCTCCTTATCGCGTCTGAATCTTGACCGTCAGAGGCTCCGTAGATTGTGCCACGTCGGAGCCTTCCTGTGGAAGCTGGGCGGATCCATCGACGGCACCTTGCCGGTCGGCGTCGCTTTGCTCGGGCTGCATCACGGCAGTTCCCTGAAGAGGAACCAGGGGCTCCACCACAGCAGGTTGCTCCTGAGTAGTGGCCGTGACCTCGATCGACTGAACGATCGGACGGTTGAGCGGTAGGGTGTGCATGCCGTGGTGGAGGAACGCGGGGAGCGACACCACAACCACACACCATTCGAAGTCAGTGCTGTCCCCCACCAACGATCCCGCAGGGGAAGGCGGTCCAATCATCGGACGAGCTCCGAGGTAGAGCAGGGAGGGCTCTTCCTTCACAATCTCTTCTCGGAACGCGAAGATCTGAGTTGCCGCAAACCACGCCAGATTCTCTGCCTCCACCGGAAGGCGGCTCAGCACGTTGATCATGATGTTCGTCGGAATCATGTCCATCCGGGCCTTTGCTCCGGTAGACAGATCGACAAAAGCAAGATCTCCAATACCGACCCCAGAGAAGGCGGCCTGGCTGCGGGTGATGGTGATGGCGGGTCGCTTGCCGACAACGGAAGGGCGGATTGGTGTATCGGCAGACAGAAAGATCTCCGACTCCTTTTGCTCCGGTGAGCTCTCACTCTCCGCGGCCCAGCGGTACGTACCCTGGGGCAGAAGAGAGAACCGCCACTTCAGAAACGACAACACATGCCGCTGTACTTGGAACAGCGGGGAGTAGTTGCCGGTGAAGACGGATTCCGGAGTCGTAGGAGTCGAAGCGCTCACGCCTTTTCTCTCCTGTTGGCCAGGGCCTCACGCGCCCGGCTCGAGGCATAGGCACCCACGGCACCGCCGACTGCGATACCGGCCGGAAGCGCCTTGAGCCAGCCCGGTCGCTCGCCAGTACGTGCGATGCGTTCACCGATGATCTCGGCGAGCGTCTTTCCGATACCGTAGCCCAACCCACCGCCAAGCACGGCGATAGGAAGATCCTTGGCCGTTTGCTTCCACTTCGCCGACGACATCACGGGGTACTCGGTGCCCTGCATCGCTGTCTTCGTCGAAATGCCAAAGGAGCCAGGACGCGGCACCGCCGGAACCGGCGGCTTCGGCGGCTTCATCAGTTTGGCTTGGGTGCGTTGAAGCAACCCGGGTTGAAGCATCGGCTTCATGGCGTCACGTCAACGCCTTGTGCGCCGCCAGACCGGCGCCGCCGAGGGCAACACCACCGGCGACCTGTCTCATGCGGGTGACGCCGGCTTTGCCGCCCCCGAGGGCTTTGGCGCCGGCAGAGAGGCCTTTGCGGTAGGTGTCGTTGACCCCGAGGGCCTTGGCGCCGCGGCCGACGCCGCCGAGCACGGCTTTGCCGACGGTACCGAAGAAGGCGTGCTTCTGGAGCTCGAGGGCGAACGCCTCTTGAGCCGCAGCGGCTTCATCAGCGCTGAGCTTCTTGAGCAACGAGGCCATCAGGCCAGGCTTCTTCGTAGTCATGCGAGTCACTCCTGGCGGGAGGGCGTCTCCCGCAGAACGTACGCCCTTGGTCCAGGGATCTTTGCCCTTCATGTGGTCGGGCTGCGGTACTCGGTAGCTCATCACTCCTCCGGGGCGTTACGGGGGTAGGTGGGGTAGTTGGCGAAGATGTCGGGGGTCTTCTCGTCGATGGCGGTGTTCAGATCTGTGGGGTTCGTGAACATCCGCGGGGGACTGGGTTGGATGTCCTTGAGCGCTTCATCGAGTCGAAGCGGCAAACGATACTCGATATCGGTATCTGTGATCTGCCGCATCACGAGCTCTTGCTTGATGGGCGCACGAAGCCGCTCAGACTGCGTGACCTGCGTGATGCGCCAGCGCTTGTTCTCGGCCTCGACCAGCAGATCCCCTGGAACGATGTTGGGGTAGAACGATGTCCGCCCAGACGTCATGACAGTCTGTTCGATCTGCTGTGCGTGGTTCTGCTGAGCCTTGGCCGGCGGGTCGATCTGCACCCAGATCTCGATGGGGTTGTGGTAGCCGCGAAGGAAGCCGGTGTCGTAGCAGCTCAGGCAGTTCGCTCGAGTCCGCTTGTGCGAAGTGGTGTCCCAGCAAGACGGACAACGAGGCCCAAACGTCCGCGCCTTGAACAACCAGCACAGACGCCCAGTCGCCTGGGTGAACAAGACGAGCTCGTGTCGCCGGATGTAGTTGGCGATCAGGTCGGGCTCGGCTTGCCGTGTGACAGGGCCGTAGTCGTGGATCTCAGACGAGGCCTTGTGTGTGACACGCAGCTTGTACCAGATCTGACGAAACTTGTCGCCAGCAGGCATCCTGGAATCCACGAAGATGTAGCGGTCCTCGAACGTGCCAGTGATGGGATCGAACGGTCCTTCAGGAGACTCCGAGCGCAAAACCTGGAAAGTGTAGTCCAACGCGTCATCCGAGGAGTCAGTCTCCCAGGTGACTTCGTTGCGATCTACATCCAGGCTTCGCACCCGGAGATTCTGAATCCCGAGGATCATCGGCGGCTCGCCATCTTGTACTTCTTCAGGAACTCGATGCTCTGCATGCTACCCGGAGGCAGCGGCGCCGCAGGAGCATGGCGCGTTGCGGTACCCGTACCATCGAACGGCGACTTCTTCGGAGCCGCAGAACGGAAGACATCGGTGGGCGCCGGGGTCGCCTTCGACGCCTTTGCCGCGATGCCTTGGCGAACGGCACTGAGACCCGATGCCGTGGTCTCGCCCTTGATGGCAGAGATCGGAACCCGCTTGGCGCTGCTCGCGGCTGCGGCTCGGCGGGCAAGATCAGCAATGCTGGCCTTCTTGCTCCGCTCTTCCTTTTGCTTTGCTCGGATACGGCGATCACGCGCCTTGATTGCTGCTCCGGTTGCGCCAAGGGCAATCGCCCCGCCGAGCACACTACCGGCGATGCCCCGTGCATCTAGACGCGGCGACCGAACGCGGGACTCGCCCGCGTTCTTCTCCTCGATCTTGTCGAAAGCACCGGGACGCGGGACCGGAATACCGGGTAGCGCAGCCTTGGGCCAGGTTGGTGCCGCGGCCTCACCGTTGTTGACGTGCCCGGTGTACTCGACCTCGGCCTTCTTTTTCTTGCCGCGATCTCGGAGCTTCTTTGCTGCGACGGCGCCAAGGCCTGCGGCCGCACCGATACCGACACCAGCGAGGTAGGCACCAGATCTTCCCGGTTTGCTCTTGCCCTTGACCGAGGAGACCATCTTGTCGATGACCTCCTTGGACTTCCGGGTGCTCTCAGCGGGATCCTTGATGAGGTTGCGCGCGATGTGGCGCGTAGATGCGGCCGCCCCGGCTGCCATGCGCTTCTTCCTTTGCTCAGGAGTCAGCCCTTTCTTCATGGCGGCCACGAGATTCTTGTCGGCAAACCGACCAAGCCTCTCCTGACTGGCATTCGATCCGCCCACTACCCTACGGATCATATCCTCGCTTATCGCGCGCTTCTCACCATCTTCGGGTTGCTGACTTCGGCTCTTGTGGAGCTCGAGCACCAGAAGGGACTTCTGAAGCCGGATCTGGTCCTGCTTGGTCCAGAGATCTTGATCCTTGGGCTCCGCAAGCCGGCGCTGGATACGTTCGGCTTCCACTGCGAGATCTTGTTCAGCCAGCGCAACGGCCTTGGCGTGCAGCGGGGTCCCCTCGAACTGGCGAAGCCACCCCACGGAGGGATCGCAGTACCCAGACGCCTCCATCACCATCGAGGCGATCTTGGTGGGGTCGTCTTCGCCAAGAAGGGCCTCGAGCTCGTCGAAGTTCAAGATACGAAGGTCGTCGGCGCTGAGCTTTTCCTGGCTCATCGCATCCATGAAGTCTTGAAGGCTCATGATCACTCCTTCTTGGCGATGCGCTCGAGCGCATCCGCGATTCGCTTCTGGTTCTTGTCACGCTTGTGCTGCTGGTAGGCCTTGGCCCCACCAATAGCCGCGGCCCCGACGATTGCGGCACGGCCTTTGTTGCTGCGGATCGCCGCTCGCATCTTCTCCGAGGCACCTTCGACGAGCCGGCCGCCGGCTTCGGCACCGTATTCCGCGATACCGCGACCCATTCCGCGGCCAACTTCTGGGGCGTGTTCTGCGAGCGCCTTGCCGGCGGCGCCCCCAGCAGGCCCGGCCTGTGAGGCAGCACCACGTGCCGTAGCAGCACCAGCGGCCTCAAGGACTTGCGTGGCCTTGTCCTTGGCGCGGTCGAGGACGCTGGCCGACTTCGCCTGCTCGGCTTGCTGGGTCTGCTGTGCGGCTTCCTGTTGGGCGCGTTGGGCCTGCTCGGTTTCCTTCTTGGCCTTGGGACCGCCGGTCTGCGCTGCGGCGTTCTGTTCCTCGACCGCAGCGGCCTCTTGTTCCTGGGCCTGTTGTTCCGGGGTCATGAGCGGCGTGGTGTCGACACCTTCTTCGGCGACTGGATCGGAGCTCACGGTGTCGGCAAGCATCTGCCGCATCTGATTGATCCTCATGCTCAGGCGCATCTTGGCGTCGGCCTCCGAAGCTGCTTGCGCCGTTGCCGAAGCCGCTTCCTGGGACGCCTGCTGGGCCTGCTGACCGAGAACCTGCGCTTGCTCCGCAGTTGCAGCGGCCTGCTGCTGCACGGCTTGGTTCTCGGCACCAAGACTTTCGATCTGCTGACCCTGCTGCACCATCTGCTGTTGGGTCTGCTCGAGGTTCTGCTTCAGCGCTTGGTTCTCAGCAGTGGCCTGGGCGTGGCTGAGCATCAGATCTCGGGTGAGATACTGCTCCACGGGTTCCGTACCGGCTTCGGGCACGACGACATCACCGGGTTGCTGTGTCGGGGCCTTGGGCGCCGCGAGCTTCCGCCGCGCCGCAGCGAGCTTGTCGGCCGACGACTTCTTGGTCGTCTTCTCCGGCATGTACTGCCACAGCTTGTCGAGGTGCTCCTGAGCATCGCTTTGGAACTGCTCGAGTGTGAACTTCATCGGGTTGTCGCCCAGCATCGAATGCAGGGTCTTGAACAACACGATGGCCTGTTGCTCGCCGGCAATGAGGAAGTTCAAGGCGGCGATGGGATCTGCCGTGGGCTCTGGTGTCGGCGCAACGGGGATCGGAACACCACCGGGAATGAGAACGCCAAGGCGACGAAGGAAGTACTTCATCTCCTTGATCTCATCGCGGCCCTGGGCATCGAACAGCTCGGAGAGCTCGCCGCGCCCGAGACCGCGCATTACCTCGCCGTAGTAGGCGTAGGCACCGTGCTGGCGCATGGAGTTGCTGACGATCTGAGCAAGTTGCATCGCGACGTCTTCCGGAGACACTGCGAACTCGCCTTCGAGGTGACCCGTGGTATCGGGCTTCCCGGCTTGCGTGTGCGCCGCGGCTTCGTCGGGCGTCGGTTCCTGACCCGTGGCGACGCCTTCGGCGTGCTCGACCAGGTCGGGATCTGCCGCGAGCTTTCGAAGCGCGGTGAAGAAGAACGAGGCATCCGCGAGCTCGGGCTTGGCACCGAACTCGCTGCGCAGGCTGTCATCCAGCTCTTCGTAGTGGTTCATGTCACACATCCAGGATGATGGCGTAGGTGTTGGTGTTCGATGCAGTGAAGCCGATGAGCTGCGCCGCTGTGACCGCTCCCGCAGAGGTGAACGCCCCAGAGATGAGAGCGTCGGCGCCCCCGGAACCGGAGATCGCAAAGCCAGCGCCACGCTCGAGGATGAGATGAACCATCACGATGGGACCGCCTCCATCCGGTTGCGCCGAATAGTCTGTTCCCCTGGACTTGCGCAGAGAAGCCATCCCCGCGATGATCGCGTTGATCTCTGCGACGATCTGCCGCATCGGCAGAACAGCACCGGCGGCCCCAGAGAAGGTCACTGGCGTCGCCGGGGTCGTGAAGTCCAGCGTCAGACCGCCTACCGGCAAGCCCGTGCTGGGAAACGGGCCGAAGACACCGCGACCGTTCAGGCGATCCTCGATCTCTTCGATGTTCCCGGTGTAGATGCGGTGGGTCATTGTGCCTCCTAGTAGAACCCGAGGGCCGTCAGCGCGGCGTAGTCCGAATGCACCCCAGAGGGTCCGGAATCCATGATTCCGTTGATGTTGATGGCTGTCTTGATCTGCCTCTTCTCTTGCTCGTACGCGGCTTGGAAGAGGCTGAGGATCGACTGGTACAGCGGGGCCTTGTCGTTGAGGTTGACGCTCAAGCCGCCGTCGGAGAACGGGAGATGGTTGCGGGCGTACAGCAACATGACGCTTTGCAGCAGGCCGATGACGGTCCCGCGCACCGCGAAGTACTGGAGGTTGTAGGACACCATGTCGTCGAGGGTGAACGACGTGAACGGCGGTGTGCCGTTGAAGTTGCTCAAGAAGTCCATGGTCGCCCAGGCAATCATGCGATCACTGCTTTCCTCGCCGCGGATCAGCAAGTTGAGCGGCGTGAAGTCACGCATGAAGAGCCGCACACTCTGGATGTGGGCGTCGAAGGTAATCTGCGACGGCGGCTGACCAAGACCTTGTAGCTGGGACATCGTTCACCCCCGACGCATCAGAGCGCAGACAACAGCTCGATGATGCGGGCGTTCGACATCTTGTCGTTGGCCTCGACACCGAACTCGGCACAGAGCTGGAGGAGCTCCTTCTTCGTGCGCTTCTCCCAACCCTCGGGGAGCCGCTTCGCTTCGACAGGGGCCTCGGCGACTTCCGTCTCCGCTTCCACTGCCTCCGAGGACTCCACCGGCGTCTCTGCGGCTTCCACGGGCGCCACATCGGTGTCGGGGACCCCCTCGGTCTCAGGCGGGCCCGCAGGAGGCTCTGCCGGCGGGGCCGGGGGTTCGGTGCGTAGACCCTCAAGCCAGGCGCCCGGCACGAAGCCGAGGCCCTCGGCGTCGACGACCAGAACACCGGCGGCGTGGGCGGTCTGTACCTCTTCCGTGGTGAGCTCGCCGGTCGACACCGGGTTCTCCGGAAGTACGATGGCCTCGACTTCGTCCGCCACCTGAAGCTCCTCTTCGGGTGCAGTGCGCCCGAGAAGACTGCGGAGCTCGTCGATGCTGACATCGGTGTCGGCGTTGTACTGGACCAGAAGGGTACCGTTGGCGATGTGCGCCTCGATCTCCTTCTGATGCTTGGCGCAGAACGCCAGCGTGACCGGTACCCGAAGATTCGGACGAATCGTCAGCTCTCCGATCCGAAATGCGCGCCGCGAGAAACGATGCGCCCGCCGCATCATGCGGGTGTGGACGTTTCGGCCCCCGCCGACGAGATACAACTTGTCGCTCATGACTGTCTCCTAGCAAAGAAGGGGCACCGGCAGTGCCGATGCCCCTCCGGTCGCATCAGGGTTGGGGGCGTGATCAGAAGCTCACGACCTGGGGGAAGAACTGGCGATTGCCGGCGCGGTTGTTCTCGGCTCCGAGACTCTCCTCGCTGACGGGCGTGACGCGCGACAGGATCGCGTCGGCGTCGTTCGTGGTCGCATCGCCCGAGTAGAGCTCGAGCTTGCGGACGCTCGCGATGTTCACGATCGACATCCCGACGTCCTTCCAGGCCACGAACTTGATCATGTTGATGACCTTGTCGATGTAGAACTTCACGTTGTTGAGAACGTAGAAGCGGCCGAGGAAGTCCGGGGAGGTGAAGCAGTAGACGTTGCCGGGACGGAGGATGTCCGTCTTGATCGTCTTCACGTACCGCTTGCCCACGAGCATGTTGTACTTGAAGCCGCTCACGGCGGTCTCGGACTGGAGCTTGTCGCCCTGGTCTTCGACGGTCCACTGAAGGATGTCGTCCCAGTCGACCGACGTGATCAGGATCATGTCGCTCTCGAGGCGGTTGCCGTCGAGGAGCTTGATGAGCCGGACGATGTCGGGGCGCTGGAGCGGGCGGACGATGGCGTCGTCGGTGCCGGCGACGCGGGCGAGCTCGCCCTTGACGACGCTGAACTCGACCGTGGTACCGACGCTCGACGCGTTCAGCGTGGTGACCGAGCCACCGTTGGCCTCGGCCTGGAGAGCCTGCACCGCGGCCTCGATGTGGATCATGAACTCACGATCCTGGACCTCGCCCAGATCCTTCACGGCGTTCTGCTCGATCACCTTCCCGATGGGGAAGTTGTAGGCGAGGAACTCCTGTTCCGGCTTCTGGAACATGTCCGACATCACGGTGATGAAGGGAACCTCCACCTTCGTGCCGCGGATGAAGTTCGCGCGCGGCTCGCCACGGAACGTGACGACCATGGCGCGGCTCTTCGGCTCGAGGAACTCGATCTTCACGAGGCTGTCGTGGTTGGTCGAGACCTGGCACTGGCTGCGATCCACGTTCTCCGGAGGGAGAACCTGTTCCGCGAAGCTCGCCTCGCGGAGGCGGTCGCGGATGTAGCCGCCGAACCGAGCGGCGATCTTGGTCTTCGCCCCCGGGTCGGAGAGCTGGTTGAGAAGCATCTCCTTGCTGTTCGACATCTTGACTCTCCTGGTTGCCTGTTGGTGATGGGGTCCGGCTTGGGGGCTCAGACCAGCGTCTGAAGGATGCGGAGACGCCCGCCGTTGTTCGCCGCCACCTTGGTGACGTAGCCGATGATGAGGCCACCCGCCGAGGCGACGAGGCCACTGCGGTTGACGCTGCCGCTGGCGGCGGTGTTGACGGTGCCCTGCTGGACTGCCGCACCGAGGGTCGTCAGACCCGTGGCGAAGACGATGGTGTCGGCCTCGAAGGCTCCGCCGCCCATGATGGCGGAGAGCTTGCGGCTGGCCTGCACGTTGGTGTCGCCGCGGTCCTCGATGGCGAAGAACGAGGGGTGCGCGGGGTTGGAGGCACGCGCCCACTTGTACGTGCTGTCCATGAAGACGAGCTCGCCATCGATCAGCGGCACCACCGCCGTGTTCGTGGGGTCGAGGAGACGGACATCCGCCACCTCCAGGGGCTTGCGCACGAGTCGGTCCAGGGTGGGCTGGACGACCTCGAACTTGCGATCGTAGCTGGCCATTGATTCATTCCTCCGGTTGGATCCTCAAAACCAGGTCGTCCGGCCTTCAGTTGAAGGCCCCCTGGGTCGTCACGAAGTCTTCCAGCTCGTCGCTGGACTGGCGCTCACCATGAGACGCACGCTTGGTGTTGGTGTTGTCGGCGTTGTCGAGGCTGCCGAGACGAGCACCGCCAGCAGCCATCTCGATGGCCTGGGCGAAGCTCGCGAGCTTCTCTTCGTCGAACTCACGAAGAGCAGCGACCTTCTCCTCGAAGTCCATCTCGGGCTCGAGTCCGCGCTGCTCCATGCGACGGGCGAGCTTCATCAGACGGAGCTCGTGCTCCGCCGCCGATGCGCGCTTCATCAAGCTCTGATTGCTGCTGGCGAGCTTGCGCATGTGCTGAGCCGCGGTCTGCATGATCGCGGGAACCTCACTCGCCACCTTCTTCATGTTGGTCATGGGCTGTCTCCTCGTGAAATACCGACTCAGCCGAGCAGCGTGGCGGGGTCGACCCCGAGCTTGGACTTGATCGACGTCAGAATCGACGCCGCCTTCTGGCGCTCTTCGACAGGCGCATCTTCGTCGTTGTAGACGTCGAAGGCGCGCTTGATGTAGGCGCGTGCGGCAGCGGACGTCTTCTCCTCGTCCTTGTCGTCCTTCTTGTCCTTCTTGGCCTCTGCCTTCTCGGTCTTCTCAGGCTTCGACTCCTCGTGCGAGGAAGCGCGCTTGCGAATCGCCGAGCTGAGCTTCTGGCCTTCGGTCGTGAGCGTGTGGGCGCCGACCGCCGGGTCCTTCTTCGGGGGCTCCGAGAAGTGCTTGGTGGTCTCTCGCGTCGTGGCGTCGCGGGCCTGAGAGCGCGTCATCGAGATCAGGCCGGCGTTGTCCGGGATGTGCGAGCTGGGCCCAGGCTCGGTGTCGAGCTTGAAGCTGTCGCTGTGCCCCGGCATCGAGGGCGGCGGGCTCGACGGATCCTGAGCCGCCTTGACCTGCTGCATGATGGCTTCGGCTTGATCGATCAGCCCGAGGCTCATCAGCGTCTCGGCCTGCGCCATCTTCGCCCGAAGAAGACGATTGGCCGCCGTCTTGTCCTTCGTCCAGCCCGCCGTCTTGCCGGGCTCGTTCTTCGGGGCACCGCTGTCGTCGCCGGGGGACGTGAACTCTTCCTTGTTCGTGTCCTGGCCGGCGGGATGGAGCTTGCCGCCGCTGAAGCGGTCCGTGACCTTCGACGTCGCCTTGGGCGAGGCCGTGGCCGTGGTGATGAAGCCGGATTCCGACACCGCAGGACCCGGGGCATCGTGGACGGTGCCCTCGGCGATCTTGGTGACGATGCTGCTGCCGGCCTCGAGCGCTTCGGCGAGCTTGAAGGCGAAGTCGACGTCCGCCAGCGCGGATTCCTTCGTCTCTTCCTTCTCTTCCTTCTTCTCCTTGCGCTTCTCGCGGCTCTTCTCGTCGTCACCCTCGAACGGGGTGTCTTCGGAGGCGCGCTTGGTGATGGGCAGAAGGTCGCTGAGGAAGTCGCCGGGATCCCCGGCGGGCTCCGCGTCGCGGGCCGACGCCAACTTCAGGCCGCTCTCCGCCTTGGAGAGGGCGCTGCTGACGATATCGCTGAGGGTCAAACCGGGCATGGGTTCCTCACGTAACTGGGGGTGGGGGAAGTGCTTTCTGGGAGGAGATCAGGTCGGGCCGGGTCTCAGCGGTCGGCGCAGCGGGCTGCGCGTACTCCTGGCGGTCCTTGCCGACGTCACGCTGCTTCATCCGGCGACGTGCGTCGCCCATCCCAGCGGGACCCATGACCGTTTGGGCTTCCTTGAGGAAGCGCTCGATCAGGAGACTGGGATGGGCAGCACGCATCGATCAACCCTCCAGGTAGCCGTTCTCCTGAAGGAGCTCCTCGGCGCGGGCGTACACCGCGGCGTAGTAGTCGTCGCCCGCGAACTCAGAGAACTCCGAGAACTCGGTCTGTTCGGCTGCGAGCTTGGTGGGCTCGACGATCCCGTTCTCGACGAGGATGTGGTTCGCGAACGCGACGGCATCTTGCTCGAAGGCCTCGTCGAACGACTGCTTCTTCCGCATCGCTGCCGCTCCGGCGCCCGCACCAGCGGTGGCCAGGGCCGCGCCACCCAGCGCCGCGCGCCCCGTGCGCCGCGACTTCGCCGCATCCTCGAGGGCGTTACCCCCAGCAGCCATGCGCTTCTTGGCGCCTTCGGCTCCCCCACGCAGCTTGTAGCCGACGCGGGTGCTCACGGCGTGCTCCTTCTCCCGCACGGCACCCGCTGCGCCGCTTGCCGCGCTGCGTGCCTTGCTGGCGGCACCGCGGACCTTGTCGGCCGCGCCGCTTGCCGCCCCACGGACCTTGCCGATCGCGCCACGAACGGCGTCCGTGGCGGCCGCCATGCGGGACGCTTCCTTCGTCGCTTCGTCCTCGCCGTCGCCGCCCTCGAGCTCGGCGAGCTTCTCGACGAAGCCCTCCGCCATCGCGCGACCGATCTCTCGGGCATCCGCGATCTTCTCCTCGGCGGCGATCTTCTGCTCGAAGTACGAGGGGTCGCTCATGTTCTGGGCGAGCTCCGCGAAGAGCTGGTGGTAGTCCTCACGGCTGAGCTCGTTGAGGTCGATGCCCTCGGCCTGGGCGATCTTGCCCAGCTCGACGGCCACATCGGCGTTGGTGATCTCGTTCGGGATCTGCGTCTCGTCGCTCATGGTCTGTTCCTTCTGGGGCTCCTGATGGGCGCTTGCGGTCTTCTCCGGAGGGAGCAACTCCGAAAGTAGACTCGCCACGTCTTCGTCGCTGAGGTCGTCGAGCTCGATGCCCTCTTGTTCAGCGATCTTCTGAAGGACGTGGCTCGCGTTCGCAAGATCGATGTCCAGGTCCTCGGAAGAGTCTTCCGTGTCCTGCTCGAAGATGTCGGTGACGCGTTCCATGTTCTGTCCTTTGTGGGCGAACCTTCGTCGTTGGCTGCTCGGAGCTGCCTAGAAGGACTTCAGTGCACCCCGCGCCGCCGAAACGAGAGAGGTCGCAGCCTGACGAAGACCGCCGGCATTGTCCACAGCCATCGCTGCACGAAGAACCGCTCCGATCGTTGCCATCGAAGTGAAAGTCGGATTCTCGGCGACGAACTGTGCCATGGCCCCTAGCTGCTCACCCTCTTCGTTCCTTCGACGAAGGTGCGATGAAACCAAATGTATCACGGGCGCTAGACCGAGGAGAAGCGCACTCAGGCCGATCCCTTTCAGGTCACGCGGAACCGAGAGCAGCGAAGCCGCCTTGGGCATCAGATTTTCAGCGTTCTCGAGTACGCTGATCCTATAGCCATTGTACGCCGCCGCGATCTTCTCCAAACGGATGTAGTTGGGTTCCGAAGATCCGAGTTTGGGCTCGTCGGACGACAGCCGGGCATTCAGATACGGCGCATACGCCGAACGCTCCGGCACCAGCGGTACAAGGGCGCTTGCCAACTTGGCGTCGAACAACACGGGGTCGACGGCATAGCTGTCGTCGATGCCGCCTGTGGTATCGAACACCGCATTCATCGAAGCCAGTGCTTGCTTCTCGGCAGCAGGAAGAACGATGGCCTGGAACTCCCGTGGAGTCGGGATGATGCCCAGCCCAGCAAGTACGGTCAGCAGCGTGCGGGGCTCGGTACCTGCATCGACGATCGCGGACAGCGTCTCAGAAGCATCCGGAGCTGACTTCGCGTCGACCTCAACGGCCTGCGCGATGCCATCTGGGATCTCCTTTTCCATCGACGACAGCTTCATCGACGACATCAAGGTATCGAGGATCTTGTCGATTCGACGTGTACCAGGAGCCGGTGCGGGGAGCTCGCTACCCGCCATGAACCACATGACGCGGGCGGTACGGTCGGCGCCGACCCAGACGAAGCTGATGTCAAAGAACCGCGGGAAGTCGTTGTAGACGAACACCTTGCGGCCGTCGGGATAGATCTTCCCCGGCTCATTCCTCATGTGCTCGCAGTAGTCGACGCGCGTTACTGCGAGACCGCGGATCTTGGTGTGAAACCGATGGTAGGCCAGGATGGCAACACCGGGAGTGCGGTGTTTCTTGAGGTCGAAGAGCTTCCAAGCCTTCCGAATCGCATCCCAATCGGTGCAGATCGAGCACAAGTCGAAGGGCACTCGGCAACCCATCGAGACGTCGACGCGTTCACCCGCGGCGATTCGACTCAGGATGGATGTGTGGCCCTTCTTGGCGGCCTCTTCGTTGAACACGCGCTCGACGAGCTCGATGCGCTTCATCGTGGGGTTCAGCGCGACGTAGATGACGTCGCCGAAGCCGAGCTGCTGAGGATCAGTGTTCTTGTGATGGGCGTAGACCGTCGCGCCGTAGTACGTAGGGTAGCCGTAAGGCCAGTCCTTCCCCTGCATTTTGTCGGTCTCGTAATCCTGCCCAAAGGATTCTGGGGCGTTGAGGAGACCGTTGAAGTCGAGCGGCGCGTTGTACCCGTACCAGTCTCGGTTCGAGTTCGATCCGTAGAACTCGGAGTACCCCATCGCGTTTACGAGGGTGTAGGTGTACCGGGGATCAGGTTTCAACGAGTCGATGAAGCGCTGGACGGAGGGCACCAGGGGACTCGCCGTCTTCACCTGTTCACCAGGCGTGATGACGCGTACCAGGGGCTCTCCGTCAGGCTCACCTTGGAGATATGCGCGCTTGATCAGCATCGCTTCCGGATCGCGGAGGACAGGCGCCGCGCCGCCGAGGTCTTGAAAGCACCCTGAGCCACGGCCTCGAGAAGTTGCTTCTGGTCCATCCCATACTGCTGGGCGGCGTGGCCGAGGTTCCGGGCCACCCGATCGGCGTACGCCGTGACCTTCTCCTGCGCCTGTCGCTCTTGTACGCCCTTGAGCTGGCCCTTCAGCGAGGCGATCTCGCCGTGCTCCTTGTCGACTTCGCGGTACCGCGTGATGCCGCGGTCGACAAGACGCTCCACCGCGGCCCCAGGGCCGGGCCCGGCTTCGGAACGCGCGGCCGAGGCCATCTGGGAACGAATGCCGCTGAGATCCTTCACGGCGTCGAGGAGTGCGCGGCTCGATTGAACGGCGTCGAGCCCGCCGGACTCCACGATGGTGTCGACCCAAGCCCCAGCCACCATGGGGTCTTTCGCCATGGTGGGGTTGACGTTGTGGAGGCTGTTGTAGATCCGTCCCACCAGCACGGGATCACGGCCCTTGAGCTGTGGGTGGATGTTCAGCATCTCCTTGTACGCCACGGCCTTCCGCTTGGCTTCGCGCATGCGGCCGATCGCGCCGGCCGCAGCCGTCACACCGAGACCAGCACCCGCAGCGGCCATGGGGCCCCAGAATCCAGGATCTTTGATGAGGCTCTTGAAAACCCCGTGCTGAGAGTACTTCGGCATGAACTCCTCACGTGTAGAGAAGGCGGTACTTCGCCTCGTCGTACTTCTGCTTGGCCTTCCGGCCGCCCAAGTAGGTACCACCAGCCAGCGCGGCGTACCCCGCCACACGACCGGCCTTCTCGTTGGTCCCGAGGCCGCGGGCCAGCCCGGCACCGGCCTCGCCGCTGCCCTTGGCCACCCGACGAAGGAAGGCGCCCGCGGCTTCTGCCTTTTCGGCCGCGGACGCCGTCTTCAAGAGACCGATCGAAAGCGCGAGGGTCTTCGTCTTCATCGCTCTTCCTCCAGCCACGCCGTGACATCGGCGAGGTTCTTCTCCAGATCGCGGAGCGCGAGCTGGTGGGCCTGGTAGGTCTTGGCCTCCTTCACGAGTTCCGCGAAAGCAGACACGACCGGGGCGGCAGGATTGATGATCCGAGACGCCACCTTCTGATTGCTGGCCTTCATGAAAGGCGAGAACCGACGAAACGCGACCTTCGCGGATTCGGCGTCGACGAGACTCCAGGCCTCAAGAAGCTCGGAGGGCGAAGTACCCTGTGAAGTCGCAGAGACCACGGCCTCCGCCAGCTTCTCCACGGCCATCGACATCCGCTCCTTGGCAGCCTCAGAGCTCTGTACGAGCTCGTCGTGTCCCGCAGCCAGCTTGCTGCGGAGCGACATGACGTCGCCCAACACCCCGGCACGGGTACGCTCGGATTCAGTGAAGGACGCCGCAGAAGACTTCGAGAAGTCCGGCGGCATGGAGTATTCGAGGGCGTCGATGGTGACCTCCCGAGGCCGTGCCTCTTTGTGCAGAGCCTGTAGCACTTCCACGGGGTCTGCGGGTCCGCCGTCGATGTGGACGTGGCGAAGATGCCCCGAGGTCGAGGCGTACTTGCGCTGGAACGCTTCGATGTTGGCGAACTCCACGACGCGACGAACCTGCTCGGAGTTCAGTTTCTCGTGACCCACCGTTTGGACGACGGCGTCGGTGAGGCTGATTCCTGCGGTGTCTGCGAGGTGCGCGGCCTGCTTTCCCAGGTGCTCGAAGAGCCCGGGGTCGACTGACCGCCCGCGTACGTGGAGCGTGTCGTGGCGCGTCATGGTATGGATCTCCAGCCGATCTGCCTGTGAGTAGGGTACCTTACGTGGCACCAGTAGGGGAATACATCGCAATGATTCGTACACTGGATCGCGCGTTGCTACAAGCAAGAGTCGAAGACCTCGAGCGCCAGGTCGACGCCCTGAATGCTCAGATCGTCGGGCGAACCTCCGGGCTTTTCCGGCCTGAACAGCTTGTCACGCTCTACATGGACGCGGCGAAGACCCCGGCTTACGACGAGATGTCGGCGCGTCATTGGGCCCGGCAAATCTTCTGCCTCGATGTCCGCCAGTTCCTGTTCATGGCCCGGCTGTGCCGTGACCCCTTCCCCTGGCAGCCCTTTCTCCGCCTACTCGACCTCTACGTAGTCGAGGGCTTCGACTACCTCGTCGACGACGCCCACAGCCATGTGTTGTCCGTGGCTCAGGGCCTGTTGAACATCCAGGGTCTCCGTAAGATCGGCCCACGAGATGTCATGGGCAACCCGCTGCGCATAAAAGCTGCGATCTCTACTATCAGAGATCGAGGAGGCTCTAGTGCAGCTAACCGTAAAGATCTCGGATCTGTGGACGGCAACCGTCGATAACGTCAGCGTCATTCTGACGGCCGGAAAATCCGGACTACGGATCAAGATCACACCACAGGCCGTGACGCTGACCGCGACGGGTGCGGACGACAGCGTCTTGGGCGAGCGTGTCTTCTCGATGGAAGAGGTTCTCAAGGCCGTCCCGGCCATCTTGGGGGTTCAATGAGTAAGGGCAAGGCATACAACGCCAGTGCGATTCGTCAGCTCAAGGGTCTCGAGGCCGTCCGAGAACGACCCGGCATGTATCTCGGCGACCCCACCAGCGGCGACGCCCTCCACCACCTCATCAAGGAGGTCGTCGACAACAGCGTCGACGAACATCTCGCCGGGTACTGCAATGAGATCGAGGTCGAGCTCTTCACCAACGGGTTGTGTTCCGTTCGAGACAATGGCCGTGGCATCCCCGTCGACATCCACCCCGAAGAAGGGGTCAGCGCCCTCCAGATGGTGATGTGCTCGTTGCACGCCGGAGGGAAGTTCGACCACGACAGCTACGAGAAGTCGGCCGGTCTTCACGGTGTCGGCGTCTCCGCCGTCAACGCCGTTAGCGAGGAATGCGCCGCCCACATCTGGCGCGACGGTACCTACTGGACGCAGACCTACACCCGCGGTGTACCTGACGGTCCGGTACAGAAGATGGGCCCGTGGCCCGGTCCCACCGGCACGATGATCGTATGGAAGCGCGACCTCGAGATCTTCCGTGACGTCATCGAGTACGACAGGAAGATCGTCGCAGACCGCCTTCGTGAGCTCGCCTTCCTGAACCCCGGGCTCAAGATCACGCTCAAGGACCATCGGGAGAAGAAGCCGGTGGTGGAGGTCTACGACTATCGAAACGGGATCGTCGACTACCTCAAGGAGGTCGTGGGCAACAAAGGCGCGCTGTTCCCCGTTCTGTACTTCACGGACTCCGCAGCAGTCGAGATGGCGTTCACCTGGACCGGAAAGCACGACGAAGACATCCGCTGCTACGCCAACAACACGCACAACAGAGACGGCGGAACCCACCTCACTGGGTTCAAGAACGGGCTCACACGCCTGATCACAAACTACGCCAAGGAGCACAACATGCTCCGAGATCTTCCCGGCGACGGCCTGACTGGTGGCGACATCCGAGAGGGCATCGTGGCCATCGTGAACACCCGGTTGAAGGAAGTGGCCTTCAGCTCGCAGACCAAAGACAAGTTGGTCACGCCCAGAGCAAAGACGGTGGTCGAGGAGCTCTTCGTCGACCAAGTCGCCCACTACTTCGAGAAGGAGCCTGGTCTGGCCAAGAAGATCGCCGAGAAAGCGATCATCAATGCGAAGGCCAGAGAGGCGGCGCGGAAGGCCCGAGATCAGGTCCAGCGCAAGGAATGGATGGACCCGTTGAGCCTTCCGGGCAAGCTGGCCGACTGCCAGAGCAAGCGCCCGGACGAATGTGAGCTCTTCATCGTCGAAGGCGATTCTGCCGGTGGCTCAGCCAAGGGCGGACGCGATCGCCGATTCCAAGCCATTCTCCCGCTGCGTGGCAAGGTGCTGAACGTCGAGCGCGCCGATGCCGAAAGCATCCTCGAGAACAAGGAGATCGGAACGCTCATCACCGCCATGGGTTGCGGTATCGAGCAGTCCAACACCTTCAACTCGAAGAAGCTGAGGTACGGCAAGATCATCATCATGACCGATGCAGATGTTGATGGCGCCCACATCCGCACGCTGCTGCTGACCTTCTTCTACCGCTGCATGCCGCGGCTGCTCCACGACGGCCACATCTACATCGCGCAGCCCCCGCTTTACGGGGTTCACATGGGGAAGACCACGAAGTACTTCACAGATCCCGAAAGTCTCGAGGCCTTCCGGGCCACCTTGGACGTAGGCTCGCGGAAGTCGTACCGCATCACACGGTACAAGGGTCTAGGTGAGATGAACGCCGAGGATCTGTGGCACACCACACTGAACCCGGATAACCGCGTGCTGCGTCAGGTGACGGTTGCAGATGCCGTCGAGGCCGAAGACTACTTCACGTTGCTCATGGGAGACGACGTCGACGATCGCAGGCGTTGGATCGACAACAACGCACAGTACGCCGGTGATCTGGATATCTGAGTGCAAAAACCAGTCCGAAATCACCTATTAGTAGATGAAGAGGAACTATCCCTTCACAACACAAACACCCTGCATCAGTGATGCGGGTTTTTTTTCTGGAGGAGAGAACCATGACGCAGACCACCGCCGCGAAGAAGACCGAGAAGAACAACGAGCAGCTCGACGCCGTCGTCGAGGCCGTCGAGAGCCGCATCGCCTCCTCGGAGGCGAAGGTGGCCGCCCACGTGGCGTCCGAGATGGAGGCCACGAAGAGTCAGATCAAGTTCCTGGCCCGCGGGCTCCAGCAGATCATCGACGGTGGGCCCGCGCCCACCGCCGGCCTGGTCATCCCGGCCTCGTCGCCGCGGCCGATCGAGGAGGGCCTCCTGGGCCTGCGCAAGCGGCCCGCCCCGGTGAAGGTGACGCTCACCGAGATGGAGGCGCTCGCTCGCGTGCCCAGCATCGCGGCGCACATGATGACCGGGGCCAGCGAGGACCCGGCGACGCAGGAGGTGCTCGACACCGCTGCCGCCGGCCTGCTGTCCGCCGCCGTCAAGGCCGCGTACGACGGCGGCCTCATCGAGGCGCCGAAGAAGCCGATGAGCACGGCCATGAAGGTCGGGCTCGCGGTCGGTGGGGTCGCGGTCGTCGGCGGCCTCGGCTACCTCGGCTACCGCGCCTACAAGGCGGCGGAGGCCACGGAAGCCGAGGACGAGCTGGTGGAGGCGGTGGACGCCGAGATCATCGTCTGACCCCGACCAGGGGTAAAACAAAAGAATGGGGGACGGGCCGTAGGGCCTAGTCTCCCGCTCTTTTGCTTACATCGCGTAGTCCTGCGAAATCTTTGCTTCGATCTCTTCCATCGCGAAGTCTTCACTCCGACTTCGAGCCGCGTCATCCGTACTGTGCTCCTGAATCGGCGCGATGATGTCAGGCCGCCGGTGCTGCAAGAAGCTCGCGAGCATACAGTAGATGATCGAATGGAAGGTGTCGTCCGGAATACCCCGTGGTTTGTCGTATTTGATCATCTTCATCGAATCCGAGTACTCGGAATGGATCGACAAGATGTCATCGGCAAACGGGGTCTTGTAGACGTCCCAGTCGGGTAGGCGGATCTTCTTGGTCTTCAGTGCCATGAAGATGTCCGCCATGATGGGGGTGCGGAACACGATGTAGCGGTTGAGCGCGCTCTTGTACGTCACCTTCCGAGGGGATCGTGCCGCGTACTGGAACTGGTGGATACGCTTCGGGCCGAACACCGAGGTCAGCTTCTTGTTGGGGTGGAAGCCCATACCGTAGTCGACGCCAACGAACTTCAAGCGGAACTTCCGGATGAGCCGCATGATCTCTTCCATCTGCGGATCAGGATCTACAAGCTGACCATCGAAGCGCTTGGAATACAAGATCTGAAAGCTCGAGTCGTTTCGTACGTAACCGCCGACCGTGAGCACGGTGTAGGCGTGCTCACCAGTACCCCAGTCGATGCCGCCAAAGAGCTCGTGGCTCTGCGCCAACGTAGCCACGGCATCTTCGTCCATGGTGTAGGTACTGGTCTCGTCGCAGGACATGACGAGTTCGGCGCGAGTGATCGGTTTGGTGCCGGCGTCGAAGCTCAGCGCCATGACCTCGTTCATGAACTGCGCCGTGGGGTAGTTCTCCATGGCGTGGATGATCGAGCGCCACTTCGAATACGGATCTGGAGAGTCCATGTCGGGCTTCCAGAACCACGGCACCATGAGGCGGCAGATCCTATACCCCTCGAACTCTGCCCCTGGATTCATCTCAACCCAACGCGCCGCCGGATGCTCGGGGTTGATGGGGTGACCACAGCGGTCGCAGATCGGTCCTTTCTTGCCGATGTTCTTCGGACCCAACACGTTCCAGTGCCAGGTACCCGGCTGGTTCGGCGTACCGTGCCTGTCGCAGGGGATGCACCACTCGGCTTGGGTCGACTGCTTTGACCAAATGCTCTCGATCGTGTTGTCGAAGGTCTTCGGGGTCCCGCTGTACATGTAGAGCGGGTTCTTGAAGTGCGACGCCGTCTCCGCGATGACGGGCATGACGTCCTGCAAAAGATCCTGAACCTCATCGGCGAACACTGCGTTGTTCGACAAGCCGCGAATACGGTCAGCGCTCAAGAAGGCATAGCGAAGGTAGATCTTCGACCGATTCAGGAACTCCTTCTCCAACAGGTTGTAAGTGAGGCTCTTGTGCGTAAGGGCCTTCACCATCGGCGACAGATCAATGATGTCGTCGATACGCGCAGTCGAAAACACCTTCGTCTGCATAGCGGACGGCGTGACGAACAACGCCGTGTACATCGGATTCATGCCGACCAAGCTCAGCAGCCGGTTGCCGATCGTCGTCGACTTCTCGGTCTGACGACTCGTCATGAACAAGATCTTGCGCGCCTGTGTGTCGTAGACCCGGCGAAGATACTCGCGCTCCGAGAACTCGATGGGCTTGACTGCACCACGATCTCCGTCTTTGATACGGACGAAATGCTCAACCCATTGCGAGCTCTTGAGCTTGATCTTGGTTGTACGACGCCGAACCTTCTTCTTCGTGAACGGATCGTCGACCCGAGTGTTCGGCTCTCGACTGGCGTAAGCAGAGGGATCGATGTCTGAATCCGAAAAGATGGGCCTGCTCGGCATGACTGGCTTCTTCCTCGGCCTTCTAGGTTCTGCGGTCTCGGAGTCCCGTAGCGGCAGCGACGGTGCCACATGGTTCCGTTTCGGGATGGAACCGCTACCGCAGCTACGGGACTCAGCGAAGAAGTTCTTGAAAGCCTACAACGCAGAGCACGGCACGAAGTTCACCGTCTCCTTTGCGCCGTACCGCATGGTACTCAGAGAGGGGCGTCGATCACCGAAAAAAAGCGCTCGACGATCGGCCAAGGGTCAGGGGACGCCCCGAGATTCTTGACGATGATGCAGAAGCTGTTGAGCTCTTCGGTGAACACGGCCTTGAGATTCTCGAGGCGAAAGCACTGAGGCATCGCCTTCTCCAAGCGCTCGGGCATCTTGAACGAAGGGTCCCAGGAGCCGTTGCTGTCCTTCGTCCGGTCCGGTGGGAAGAACTGGAACACCATCGCGCCGTCGTCGTACCGGACGCCGTACTCGGCGACGTAGTACGTTGTGACGCGTGCCAGGCGATTCGGAAGGGCTTCGCGCAGAGAGCTGCCTTCGACGGGCGCTCCTGCGAACTCGTTGATGTCAGTCATGCGATCTCCTCGTCAGGTTCCTTGTCAGCAGGAACTTCAGCGTAATCGGTTGCTGGAAGATCCACCACATTACCCGGCCTAAGTGCCGGGAGGTCTTTGACCGTGTCGATCTTTGTGGCGTCGTACGTCGTCTCGATACGACGGAACTCGTCGATCAGCTCAGACGTACTGCCACGATGGCGCGTGAGCTCCTCATCGGCGCCGCGAACCATCTGAAAAGCCATGAAGGCTGCTTGTGTCCTCTGCAAGGACGGTCGCGTACTAAGCAACGCGTGCCCCATGAACATGTTGAAGCCTTGATCTCGAATGGCGGTGTACATCGCCACCGAGCTCAACGAGTCGGCACTACGGTCTGTAAGGGCAAGAACCAATGCCGCCCCAGCCGCAGAGCGCGGGGCATTGAGCGCCGCGAGGTAGTCAGAGTTGAGCTCAGCCGTTTCCTTGGGATCTTCGCCGTCGGCTCCGAGCCAGGACACCGCGATGCGTCGCCACTCCGGGATCGAGAGCGCCCCGGGATCCCAGTAGTAATGGGCAAAGGCGCGGACAACGCGGACGTTCATCGAGCGCTCTGGAAGACCGAAGCGTCCAGCGATTCGCGTCGCAATGGCCGCAGGGGTCAGCGGTCCCAACAGAAGGGCTTGAAGCACGCGACGAATCATGGGCTCGAACAGAAGGTCGGTCGCAGCCCCCACGAACGGGTCGTTGGTCCACATGCCGTGGATGCCCATGCGCTCCAGGAACATCGAAGTCGCCTTCTCCATCGGCTTCTTCAACGGATCGAACTCCGGAGGCAGGAGTAGCTTGCGACGATAGCGGATGAGTTCTTCCGTGAACTTGATGAGCTCCTTCTCTTTTCGAGGCAGAGGCAAAGACAGATCATCGAGATGCTCGATGATCTGTGCAGTGCTGTAGGCCCTCTTCGTGAGGAGGTAGTTGATGTAATGCCTACTGGGGTGCCGAAGCATCACGTCCCCGAGAGATCGCGAAGCGAGAGCGCCTTGAGCCCCTGGATGACGTCGTCGAGTCCTCGAGCCGCGCGCGCCGCCGCGGCTTCCGGTACCTCACTGAGGCCCACACGAGAACCGAGAACGAGCTCGCACAGCATGGAAAGGCACTTCTCGAAGTACGGGATCCGGCTGATGTAGAGATGAACGTTCTCGGAGTTGATCAGCCCGAGGCTGAGGACTGCGTCCACCGTCATCGACGACGGCATCGCCGCGGCTTCCTTCACGAGCTCTCGACGCAGACTCATGACCGCGGCGCTGTTCTCTGCTGCGATCTTCCGGGTACCGCTCGCGATGTCCCGGGCGAGCTTGACGTCGTTGAACCCCGTCACCGCTACGGGGTTGTCCATGGAAGCCGCGGCGATCTTGTTGGCGTGTGCTGCGTCGGCTCCGGCGAGGCAGAGGACGAACACCGCATCGTCGTAGCTCAGCGACTTCGACGTCACCGAGGCCAGCTTCGGAAGCCCGCGGAGCTCGAGCTGGAACGTTTCGCCATCCCATCCACCCAGGCGAATCGAGGCCCGACTCACCTCGGCCGCCGTCTTCGTAGCGGCTTCCGGTTCCTCGACCAAAGCAACGAGACTTTCGTTCTCGAGCGGCAAGAACTTCGCCGATGCCGGGAGAAGGAACTCACCCTTCAGCACCTGCATGACCTTGAGGCCCGGAACCATGCGGACGCGGGTGTGCTCTCCGGTCAGCGAACGGCACAACCAGGAATCACCACCACCGAGCTCGGCCTCACCTCCCTGCACCAGAAGCGGCACAGTGGCTTCCACGCCGCCCTGGCCTGCCATGTAGAAGCACCCGGTGCCCTTGGGAGGCGCCGAAGGCAGGTCGACACCCTCGGCGACCCGGGCACCCGCAATCTGGCCCTGTACGACCGCTGCGGCGCCGTTGGTGAACACCGCCATGGGTACGCGGGAGCCATCGAGATCGACGAGGTTGGGAAGTACCCAGCCCGTCATCTCCTTGCCATGAACGGTCTTGACCTTGTAGATGCCTGGGGTATCGACGCGTACCCACTTCGAGCTGTCGGTGTCGATCTTCATCGCACCACCGGCAACGGTCACGGTACCTTCGGTGTCGACACGACGCGTCACGTCGTCACCAGCGAACTTGAGGAAGCGAGCTCGCGACATCAGAACAGGAGCCGTGTCGTGCAGCGCTGAGCGCGACGCCGCCTTGACCCAGTAGGATCCATCGGCGTAGCCGCACTGGACGACGTCTGCGGAGGCCGCAGACAGCGCGGTGTTGAAGACCTCATCGCTTCGGTGCGTCGCAGTCTTCTCGGCAGCGGAGAGCAGCAGCAACGCGTGAGTCATCACGGGATTGACGCCCTCGAGGATTGCCGGCTCCTTCTCCGCGATCTTGGCGAGGCCCGTGAGGTCGGGTCGCAGGAGCGTCGGAGCCACTGCCGAGAGCATGGGGTAGTCCGCAGCACTGAGCTTCATGCCGGGACCCTGGATCATCGTAACAGCGCCCTGGGTTCCACCGCCCATGCCCTGCGAGATGCCGGCACCGAAGTCATTGTCACTCCGCCCCGGCGGATAGAACATGTTGTAGAGGTTCGTGTCGCCCCAGTCGTCGGTGATCATCTCGAACGTCTCAGGGCGGAACAACGCCTCACGAAGACGCACGGCGTTAAGCGGGGCCATTTTGCCCGAGCGAGTCATCAGGATGTCGAGCGGGGACAACTCGTGGTTCTTGATGACGATGGGGATCACGACACGGCGGGCGTTGGCTCCAGGACGAGCCACCGACAAGGCGCTATCGGTCGAGTTCTCGACGATGATGACGCCGTAGCCGTACCCCTGTTCTTCGTCGACCTTCATCATCGCGACGCGGGGTGTGTAGTCCGATGCCTCCGGCAGCGTACGGAACAGCTCGACGAGAATCTGGCGCGGCCAGGCCTCGGGGTCCTCATCGAGGGTGACGGCTGCCGTCTTCTCGAACTTCAGGGAAGGCTTCTGGAGGAAAAGATCCATGTTGATCACCTTTACTCGAGTAGAACTTTCTGAGACAGGATTCGCTGTAGAGCCTGGATCCACGCCGGTGAGGGAGAGGCTACCATAGCACCCCCGACTACGGTCACTGGCCATACGGCTGACGACAGCAGTTGCACGAGCTCGCGTCCCTTGACGGCTGGGTTCGACGCCGACTCGCTGGCCAGCTTGACCTGAGAGCCGCCGATTACGTGTACACGAGAGGCGATCTGTTTGATTCCACGATCAGATCGAAGCTCTACGTTACCTTTCACCCTTACGGTCTGATCCCCGTCGACATCGAGCACGTCGTTACCGGTGACGGTAACGGTACGATCAGCGCCGATGACCTCGGTCTTTGTACCATCGGTAGTGATGATCAGAGAATAGACTTCGTTCTCGACCTCGCCGGTATCGCGGTCAATGCCCTTGGGGGCGATGTGTACTTGCCAAGCCGTCTTGGTACCTCCGGGCGCGGCAAGTGGGAAATGACTGACGCGGACAGAAGCCTTCGCGTCTTGAGCGAACTCGTTGACGTGGAACACGTAGGACGCCGGAGCGTCGCCGCTGGGATCGTCCTCCTGACGCGCCACGGTCCAGGAGACATCTCCGCCGAAAGTCGAGAGCTCGTAGTTCTCTGCGAAGTCCTTGATGTAGTTCAAGACCGGAATGTAGATCCGTTGCGACAACGGAGTGCTTCCGATCTGAAGAACACCACCGCGCTTGAGGATGAGGAAGTTCTCGTCTCGAGTCGTGATGGCGATGTCGCCCGGGTTCAACTGCGGGCGCCGAGAACGAAAGCTCACGTCCGTAGCAGAGCCCTCCGCGGCAGCCGTAGAGCGTTCCGGACCTTCTTCTTCGTTCAGCGTCTGCAACGTCGACGCAGCGCCGAGATACCCCATGATGAACGGCGGAGTGTTGTCGCTGGGGAAAGCGATCAAACAGATCGCACCGACCTCGGGGAGATGGTGAATGCCCTCGCCGCTGGAGAAGTGATGGTAAGGCGACATCACTTGGATGTCTTCGACCGTCTTGCCGCTGTGTCTCGTATCCACGCGCACCGTGAAGGTCTTACGGTTCACGTCCGTGATCACGCCTTCTTCGCAGCGGAAGTAGGAGTAGCGGTTGTGCGACGGTGCGCCTTCTGTACGTGCCATTACGACCTCTTCAGCGGAGCGGCCGTACCCCAAGGTTTGGCGTCCGGCCCGGCGCCGACTGTAACACCTACAGCCAGAGCTGGGATCGGGTGCGGACCGGCCACCGAGGAACGCTGACCCGTCTGTGCGGCAGTCATCAAGTTCTGGCCCAGGCGCTCGCCCTGAAGGCGCGCCATCCAGTCGGTCTGACGACGCAGTGGGTTCTCCTTGGTCGGCACCAGCATCGATTCGTAGCGGATGGGCTTCTTCCCGTGGAGCACCGTACGGTTGACCTCGTCGATGACGGACTTCTGTACGGTGTCGCCGCGGATGTAGCTACCGTGGTCACCGGGATCTGTGATGCGAACGATACCAGTGGCGCTGCGTACCGCGAGCTCGACGTGACGACGAAGCACGCCTTCGCGGCCGTAGATGGTTCCGACGCGATCGACCATGTGAGACTGGACTGCATCCAGACCCTTGGTCTTCAGAAGATCGTGGATGTTGGCCTCACCAGCCGTCAGCTTTTCGCCGCGCTCGACCATCACACCTGGGCGAATGTGAGGCATCGGCTTCTGCCGCGTCTTGATCGGCGTCGTCTTGCCCTCAAGCACGATGGCCCACCCGCCTTGCTGGAGCTCGCGGACTGAAACCACCTTTCCGGCCCGGGGCGCCAGAGCTGCGTCTTCGCGGCCGGGCTTTGCCGCGTCGAACAACCGCTGCACCTCTTCGAACTCAGATACCGACTGGCCTGCGGTGCTGACGATGCCGCCGCCATGCGTTTGCTTCAGCATGATCTGAGCAGCGCGTTCACCAAGGGCTTGCGCCGCGATGAGACCGACATTCTCACCAGAGCGATACTCCGCACCGTTGGGGTGGATACCCATGCACTTCGAGCACACGCCCTGCGGCATGCGGCACTTCAATGGACTTCGGACCACGAAACGATCGATGCGGCTTTCCTTCGCCTTGGCCAGCATGTCGGGAGTCACGACGGCACCAGCGGGGTAGGTGTGCCCGCCGAGCGTGACAGGTTGAGCCAAGTGACGATCGACCACGTCCTTGTCGGCTACGGACAACGCCATCCCCTGCTGGGTGCCGCAATCGTCGCCAGAGATCGCCTGATCGATGTTGCTTTGCACCAGCAGCTTGGACATGTAGCCGGGCTTACGAACCGAATCCGTCTTCTGAATCACACCACGGCGAGCACCGGCGGCCTGTAGGAAGTAGCCGCCGAGATCGACACCCTCAGCAAAGCTCTTGGTCACCGGCACACGAGACGGCTTCCCCAGATGATCCTCTACCAGCATCGGAGCCATGATCAGGCCCTGGAACTGCTCACGCTTGGCCTTGATGCCAGAGCCCAAGGGAGCAGGGGCCATGTCGCTGACGTTCGTGGGCTTGGCCGCGAGCATCTTGTTGTAGACGTCGTGAATCCGACGCGTCGCCGCCAACCACTTGTCCGTCGCCTGATCGCTATTCAACGAGGCAACGTCCTTCTTCGTCTCCGAAATGATCTTGTCGCGCTCTCGACGAAGCGGCTCGATGTCCTGAAGCGACACCGTATGCCCAGACTCGTATGCCATCTGGAATCCCAGGCGGCTCATCCCATCGACTACCTCGACGAAGTGCTTGGGCTGCGTCTTGGCGACATCCTTGAGGATCTTCTCCTGGTACTTACGGTCCAGCGGCTTGCTGAGATTCGTGAGGATGTCGGAGCGGTACTTCTCCGGAACGATGAAGGCCATGCGAAGCCGCCCGAGCGTCGTGTTGCCGACGTTCTTGACGTGGATCTCATCGTTCAGATTGATCCTGTTCTCTCGGAACGCCTTCTCGGCTTCGTCCTTGCTGGCGAAGGTCCCACTGCGCTTCCCACGAGGAATCGACATCCGATACAGCGACAGCGCTGCTTCATTGGCCGGAGCGAAGATCACATCACCCGACGCTTCTGAGATGGTACGCGCGGACGGAAGAATCCGGTGTGCTTCGTCTACGGCCTCCCGAGTGAGAGGAACCATGAGGGCGACGGTGTCACCGTCGATGTCGCCGCCGATCGGAGGAAGAATCAGGGGGCTCACCTTGATGGCGGGATCGTCGGTCAGTCGGATGCGCTGAGCCACCAAGCCGTATTGATGAAGCACGGGGTCACGCTTCATCAGCACCGGGCGCGTCTCCACTTCCTTCTCGAGGGCCTTGATGGCCATCGGGTGCTTCTCGGAGATCATACGTTGCGCCATGTCCGGTCGAACGCGCGCAGCGAGTAGACGCTGAGCGACCATGGGGCGCATGAGCTCGAGGGCGATCTTCTTTGGTACACCCATCTCGTCAACACTGAGATTGGGGTCGACAACGATGGTGGCTCGAGCAGTGTAGTCCTGCTTCTTCGCGATCATCTTGTCTTGGAAGAAGCCATCCTTGGGCTTCTCACCAGAGATCATATGGATGATTCCGGGGAGCGTCTTGTCCGGATTCTCTTTGGTCCCACGCATGTCCAAGTCGAGAGCCTTCTTCCCCTTCGGCGTCGTACCAAGAAGGTTCTGGAGCTCCTGGTACAGGCCGGCACGCGTATCCAGCGTGTTGTTGTACGGGACCTTGCCCTCGCCCTTGGCCAGCGACTCATTCACCATCCCGAGACGCTTGTACAACGCGTTGAGCGGATTGTTCTTGATCGTACCGTCGGGCAGCGTGGTCTGCGGACGGAAGACCGGAGGAAGTACCGGCACGGCCTGGATTGTCCAGGCCTCTGCGGGGGTCTTCTTGGCCTCCTTCAGTGTGAGGAGCGTCTTGTACTTGAAGTTCAGCTTGTTGAGCGTCGCGCCCTTGGTCTTGGGGTCGTTGATCTCCGCAAGAGTAGCCTTCAGCGCCTTGTCGAGATCGACCTTGGCGAGTGCTGCCTTGATCCCCTTGCCGCCGTAGAGGCCACCCGGAAGGGTTTTCTTACCCTCGACGATCGCCGGAATGTCGGCCTCGGAGATACCGAGGGTGTGTGCGATGGCGCGCGAGAACACCGGGTTGGGCATCGGCTCTACGAGCTCGATGTGCCCCCAATGGGTACCCGTGGGTCCGCCGGTGACGTAGGGGTCGAAGATACCACCGGGTTCGGGCTTGTCGTCCTTGCCTCGGATCGAGCGCGTCGGGCGCTTGATGACGCCACGACTAAGACCTCGGGTCTCTGCGTCGCTTCGGGGCATCAGACGGATCTCAGCCCCGTTCTTCTGAACGTCCAGACCAAGTCCCGTCAGCATGGCCTCGAACTTCTTGAACACGAACGGGATACGGGGCGCCGGGATGCGCTCACCGTTTGTCAGCGCACCCCAGACCTCTCGGGCCTGCGGCTGGTCGGACTTCAGAGTCTGCATCTCACGCAGATTGTCCTTGAGCCCGGCTGCGAGAGCGGCGTAGACGCCAAGAGAGCCGATGCTCTGCGCACCGGTGTGGTCTCCGCCCTTGGGGACTTTGGTGTCGGTGTCGTAATGAATCTTTGGAGCGCCGTACTGCGTAACGATGGAGTCGTAGCCGCCACCACGGACATGCGTCTTCTTGTCGATCTGATGCTCGAGCTGGAAGGCGTAGTGCGGACCGGTCATCACCTCACCGAGCTTCCGACCGGTCTTCGGGTCGTACAGCGTCTCGGTGTCCTTGATGCCGTGCTTCTTGAGCTCGTCTTGGACCTTCTTGAGGTAGTCGACTCCACCCTGGAAGTTCTTCACCAGGTACGTCTTACCCGTCTTGTCCGCGATCTTGCCTGCCGCGGTCTCGAGAAGCTGACCCGGATTCATACGACCCGGGACGGATACGGGGTTGATGAGCATCTCGACGGGCTTGCCCTTGCCGTCTACGGGCATCTCCTTGTCGTCCAAGATCGAGGTCACAATACCCTTCGCGCTGTGCCGCGTAGAGATCTTCGACCCGATCTGAGCAGGCTCTACCGTGCGGACATGTACGACGACGTTCTTGCCCACACGTTCCGCACGGATGACCTCACCCTCGTACTCGCTGTCCCAAATCATCGTGGCGTTGTTGAATCGGTTGCGGAGGCGCTTTCCGATCTTGTACTTCGCCGTGATGTCGGACGATCCTGGAGTCTGTGATTCGTTGAGCGCAAGAACGAGAGGATCGCCAGGACGAACGCGCGTACCAGGACGCACGATACCGTCGTCTCCGATGTGCTTGAGCTTGTCGTTTCCGTAGACCGCTGGCTTAGCGATCAGAAACTCCTTCTTTCCGATACGGTGTGTGTCCGTCACAAGCATCGAAGGCTTGTACAGATGTTCGGATGCCAGACGCTGAGCCGCGCTGGCCGAGATCACAATACCGTCTTCGTGGTTCGACCCATTGGCCAGGTAAGCCGTGCGCAGATTGGTCCCGAGGGCCAGTGTGCCGTCCTTGGTGAAGTTGTTGTCGGCGACGAGCTGCCCAGCGCGCACCTTCTGTCCGGGCTTCACCGTGGGGTGGGAGTGGAGCTCGCCCTTGTCGTGGTTCGTTGGATAGTGGTGGTAGAGCGGGACGCTGTGCGCCTTGCCATCTGCGTCTTGGATCGTGATGGCGTCCTCCGTGACGGACTTCACTACGCCGTCGACAGGGGCTTTGTGCGCCAGGAAGCCACCACCAATGAGTCCTTCGAACGTCTTCCCCGCCCCGGCCTCCACCTGAACCTTCGGGGGTTCCCGGCCCACGACACTGATGGCCTGGGCCATGTGACGCGCCGACATCGTAGAACGACCAGCGGAGTCGTTCTGCATGAAGGGAACCAAGTTCGTTTCGATGGCAAAAACCTGAGACGCATTCGGCATCACGTAGTCCGCCTTGGTCCACGGGATGTCGTCTCGCATGTGCCCGCTGCCGTCGGACATACGCACTGCCTTACCAAGGGGCTGGGGCTTTCCTGCCTTCCACTTCACCTGATCGGGGAGGATCACATTGCTCACCGCAGCCGTCGCGGCGTCGACATCTTCGAACTTCCCGGTCTTCAGATTGTAGAGACGGACGTGCGGTTTGCGATCGCGAATCTCAACACCGAACGCAAGATGAGTGTTGACGCCGGCATTGGACTCCGGAGTGAACACGGGATCCAAGAAGCCGAGATGACTGGGATCGAGGGCGGTGTTCGACTTCGACAACGCATGCTGGTTCTGGATACCGCCAGGACCAGCGATGGTGACCATGCTGTGATCCGCCAGCATTGCCAGCGGATTGGTTTGCTTGCCGTTCGAAGCCAACGATGTCGTGAAGGCGTGAAACAACGGCTTCTGCAAGAGGTCGGGCATGACGACGTCACGAAGCACCGATGCATCGCCGGACATCAGACGCTGCTGCACCTTTGGGCGCCCGAGTACCTGTTGAATGCGGCGTTGAATCTCCGGGGAAGCCTTCTCCAAGCGATCTGCAAAGTGATCCTTGGCCGTCCACAGCTCCTTGTATCGAAGACTGTCGATGGGGTCGGGCTCCGCACGCTTCGCCGCGACGTCGAGCAGCTTCGTAGCGGCACGGAACAGAACATCACCGTTCACTTGCTCGGACTTCACCCCGACGTTGGCGTGCGCCACTGCGGGGTCCATCTTGGTCCCTTCGAAGATGGCACGGGTCTCGAGCAGCAGATTCGTCTTTGGCCCCGGAGGCTCCTTGCGCCAGGTCTCGTAGAGCGATCGAAGATCTTTGTCCAAGTTGGACTTCGCCTTGGACGCCTTGAAGGCATCCTCGCCCCACGACGCCTTCATCTTCTCGTCAGGCACACCCAGAGCGTGGAGCACGGAGTACAGAGGGATCTTTCGGTTACCCACCTTCATGTGGAGGTAACCGCTCATGTCCATCTGCATGTCGAAGCTGCGCCCCTTGGCGAGCTGAAACTGGGCCTCGAACTCTCCGGCACGCTCGGTGGCCTTGACGTAAACACCCGGGCGAAGACGCCACTGGTTCGAGATGAACTTCTCTTGACCGCCAACGATGTAGCTGTACTGCCGGGTCAACTTGGGGATCTTGGCTAGCTGGGCCTTACGGCTAGTCAGCACCTTTCCCGAGCCGGTGTCTACGACCTCGACGACGCCGGTCAGGGAAGCAGCCCACGACCGCCCTTCCAGCTTCGCTTTGAACTGGTCGTGGATGTCGTCGACACCCAAACGATCGTCGACCTGTAGGTCGCGTACGCGCACCTCGAGGCGTCCAGTGCGGTCCTTCACGGGGAAGGTCGACTCGATCTGCCCGATGAGCTGCTGCTTGAGCTCGTCGAACTGGCGATGGGGGTCCGATGTCAGCACAGCGGCAGTCTACTTCCCCCTCAAGAAAAGGGTCAACGCGCGCCTATCAGTAAGTGATGGCCTCTATGCCCGATCCAAAGCAACCGAGAAGCGAAATACCCGATTCCATCACGGACTTCGAACGCTCTCTATCCGAGGCGCTGTACGCAAACCTCGACGAACAAGACGAACAGGAAGAGGACGATACCGAATGCTCTCCATCTTCGGATGGTCAATGATCTCCGGGTTCATCCTCGGCGTGATCGACGCAATCAACACTAGCCGCGCATGGCGCTGGCTCAGAGGATGGCAATGAAAACCAAGGCACACGTGGATCTTCATCCACACGACGAAGACGAGACATCCTTCGACGACATGACGCCGAACTGTCATGCGTGCGACACCGAGCCCGTGGGCGTCGTCACCGAGGTCTATCTCGTCGTCAAAGGGATGCTGTTCCCCAGCTCGGAATACGACGTCCCGGTGTTCATTCCGGATCCCGACGTGAGAATGACGGTGCTCACGATGCCGAATGGGCAACTGGGGATCGTCACCGACCAAAGCATCACGAAGTACATGCACGCAGAGTGTTTGGATCAGCTCGTGAACGAAGCGGGTTCAACGTTCTGGGAAGACGCGGAAGAAGAGGAAGAGGAAGAGGAAGAGGACGACGAATGAGCTACGGGTATCTACAGGCGAAGATCCTAGTGGGCCGTGAACTGAAGGCGCAACACTCTCTGGCGGGCAAGACGGCGTCTGCGCTGAACGTGCCCCTCCTTCTGGGGCCGGTAGGGGGCGGTAAGACCGCCCTGGCTCGTGGGATGGCCGAAGAGCACGCAATGTTCTACGCCCCCATCAACAGCGGGGAGAACAGCGACCCCACGGATGTCGCGGGCGTTCCCGTGCCCAGCATGATCCGCTCCCTTCTCCGTGACGGTACGAGCTCCGAGAAGGCAGACGCCCGCGGCCAATACATGGAGTGGGTCCTCAATCGCTACGCCACCATGGCGTGTTCGGAGCCCGTGTTTCTGTTCTTCGACGACCTCGACAAGGCGCCGCCGAAGGTCCAAGGCGCTCTCCTCGGGATCACGGGGAACAGGATGTTCCGCGATCGCCCGCTGCATCCCGGTACGCTGCTGATGGGTGCTGGGAACCGTATCGATGATGACGCGTACGCCAACGAGATCAGCGAGTCGTTGCGTACGCGCATGACCATCATCGAGATGGTTCCTGATGTGCGTTCCTTCTCGCTGTATGGCACACAGACCGGTGAGATCAACCCGGCGTTCTTGGGCTACCTGCAATGGAAACCCGAACACCTCCACAAGTGGCAAGACGGCGTGAACCGCTTCCCCACACCGCGTGGGTGGTGGGAGGCGTCGAAGCAAACCGAGCTGTTCCCCGACCCGTTCGAGGATGTCTTCGGTAACGGCGTCGCCGAGAACTGGAAGGGGATCGTAGCCCGTAAACTCGGCGACCCCGTGGCCAATGACTTCTGGGCGTGGTTCGAGATCATCTCGAAGGTCGACGTCCAAGGAATCTTGATCAACGGAACGCTCCCAGTACTCGCCGATCCAAAGAAAACGCGCATGACTCAGTTCGCCTGTGTGTATGCCGTGTCTCAGGTTCTCAACAAGGACGGCGTATCGAAGAAGCACACGGGACTTGCTGTCCTTGTCGACAGCCTTGAGGCCGACATGCGCGTGGCCTTTCTGGTCCAGCTCTCCGGCAAGCTCAGGGCGGACATCGCGAAGCTCTTCCCACACGTCGCAAGCACAGTGATGAAGGATCTGGTTGGATGATCGACGAAGCATCAGTTACCGACAGAGAAGCCTTGGATCTGGTACGAGAAGCCCTCCGCGAGCTGATGCTTCGGTTCCCGCTGGCGGGTCTTTCCTACATGGGAGAGAACATCGTCGTACGCGAAGAGTCATCGATCAAGACGATGGACACCGATGGTCGCTTTGTCCGTTACTCACCTGAGTGGGTTCGCTCTTGTACAGACCGCGGGCGTGTGTTCGATCTTCTCCACGAGTGGCTTCACGTCTTCGGGAATCATCCGGCGCGCCTTGGCGGGCGCGATCCTTTCTTGTGGAACGTAGCGGTTGATATCGTGGTGGTACGTCAGGCATCCGAGATCCTGACCACCGCCACAGACAACTGGCCCCCACCAGATGACGGAATCATCCCGCCAGCATGGGCCAAGGACATGGACGCCGAGACGATTTACGACGTCTTGGCCAGCAACGCGAACAAGGTCCCGGCACCAAAGAGCGCAGAAGGCGTTCGTGGCGCCAATGACCTCAGACGAAGAGACCCCCAGGAGGCCGAGGCTTTTCGTGGGTCGTTTGCGAGTGAGCTCGCGCAAATCTGTGCTGTCCAGCAACAAGCCACAGGGCTCACACCAAAGGAGCTCTACGGCAGCGAGCTCTACAGCCGGCTGGATCAGATCCTGAAGGGCAATGTCCCGTGGTCGAAACTACTACGGGGCCAGCTCGTCAGCGAACTCGGTGCTGAGGAACACGGCTACGATCCGCCGAATCGACGCTACTACCCCGATATCATCCTGCCGCAGGCCTTCGACACCACACAGCGTAAGTTGCTGATCGCTGTAGATGTTTCTGCCAGCGTCGGTCAGGATCTACTGGACGAGTTCATCGGCAACGTCGTACCCGCGGCAGCTCGTGCAGCAGAAACCTGGGTAGTGACGTTCGACGCCGTGGTCCGCGAGACAGTAAAAACCCGCCATCCACGCCGTGTCCTTCGTGAGGTCCGCTTTCTCGCAGGATCCCATAACCACACCAGTGTTCGAGAAGTGTTCGCCTTGGTCGATCAGATCAAACCTACGTCGACTGTCGTCCTGACAGATGGGCACGTGCTTCTTCCCGACGAGCCGTACCCCAAAACTCTATGGATCATCCCCAGGGGCGGAAAGAAGCAACCCTGGGGACGCAACTACATCATGGAGGCTTCTTGGTGAGTGATCTTCTACAAGCCGCGGCGCGTCAGATCCTGGACGAGCGCCTGAGTCACAGCCTCAACGACCACGACAGACACTGCCTGTTGTTTCTCTACGGCTACGAAATCGTAGAGCGCCTCCGCGAGGTCAAGGGGTACGGGTCCTTGTCGGCATCGGCATACGATCTCATCAGTCTCGGACTGCTCCCACACAAGGCCCGCGCGGCAGGCATCAACGTCCGGGTTCCGTACACGCCGGATTCAGGTTCCGCCGCTGAGCGCGCGAAGAACCACCCGCTGTTCTTGGCCGACGCGCTGTACAACGCCGGAGATGCCGAAGGCGTCGAAGACGTGTTGCTGTGGCGTGAAGAACTAAACAAGCAATGGGCTACGCCAGCAAGAAACAACTGGTGGCCGCCCCACGAGTACATGGCGTACGTACTGACCAACCGCCCAAGTACGCTGGTGCACCGATACACCTACGAGCCCCATACATACCTGCACTGGTACACCACAAAGGACATCGTAGATCTGATCCAACGCACCAGCGCGGGCCCCTTTGGGCTACGCACTCTTCAGGCCGTGGTCAACAACAACCCCAGCCTCGAGCCAGAAGTTCACACCGCGCTTAGGAAGCGTTGCCGCGACGCCGCCTACTCCCTTCTGACCGCCGGGCGCCCGGACTACAGCACTCTGATCGAGAGCTTACGTCTCGTGGACCCCGAAGACAGACCAGAGCTCCTGGAAGATGCAGGTCCACGGGTGGCGCTGTGGTTGACACTGGATTCCGCCACCACAGAGCAGTTCATCGCCGGACTCTCAGCGCTGGCCAAGAACAGCTCCCAGGACATCCGGCGGCAGGTGTTGTCCGAGCTCACGCGGGTACCTACCGTAGAAGAACTTCGTGCAGTGCGCTCCAACGGCCTGCTCAGGGTGATCTACGACATGCCATACACCTTCATCGAGCGCCTCGATGAGAAGGCCGTCGACCACGTACACGCGTTGAGCTTCAAAATCGGTGCCTCCGATTTCGAGCTCATGCGGGGTGCTCTGCTGCGACGTGCAGATCGCGTCGAAGTAGCAAGCCCACCGGTTCGCCCAGGAGGCAACGACATCAACATCTTTGGCGGACGTTGGGTCGGTGACTCCATGATCGCCTCGCGTAGACGCGCACCAGAGATGCGTCAGAAACTGATCGATACCTGCGGGTCGCGAGATATCGCATTCCTGGTACTGACCAAGAGAACACCAAACATCGACGCACTCCTCAAGACGCACCCAACAGTGGATCGCATCGAAGGGGCAAGACTGCCTTTCGAGACCTAGAAGAAAGCCCCCGAAAGGGGGCTGCCTTCTTCAGCTTTGCCCCGCCCGCCGGAGAGGTAGCTGCTCCGGCAGCGGTCGCATATCCACTGCACCTTGCTGGCCTTGTTGAGGCGGCGGCTGCGCTCCTGGCCCCGTTGCCTGTGGCATCTCGGGAGGCACCATCTGTTGCTGCACCATGCCGGCCATTTCGGGGCTGGCGTCACGGAGCTGAGCAAAAGCGATCTCTTGTTCGTCAGGCGGAAGAGTTTTGATCTTCTGCGCATACGCCGCGGCAAGGGCGTCGAGAGGCACGCCGGCAGGCTGAGACAGCGATTGTTGCGATTCTGCAAAGGGATCGTTCTTCGGCTGCTGCTCCCGTACCTGCGCCGTAGCAATCGCTGCCTGGGCCTTGGCCTGGTACTTCGCCGCAACGAGTTGGGCCTCACCCATGATCTGCGCGTTCTGCAACTGCTGCCCGCGAAGTGTCTCGGCCTTCAGCTTCGACTCCGCCGCCATGAGCTCAAGTTCGTCCTCGACCTTCAAGTCGGCGTAGCTCAGCAACGTGGCGTCAGAGATCTTGTTCATGCTGTTGAGCTGCGCCATGAACGCCTGGCGTTGTAGATCATCAGCCATCCGGAACGGCTTGAAGCGGCCCTCGGGTACCGGAAGGTTCAGGTAGGCGCCCAGACGCTTCATTACCCAGTCGAGCAGCCTGTGATGGGCGTGCACGTTGCTGAGGAAGAAGTTCTCAAGCATGCGCATCGAAACCGACGAGCCCGCGTAGGTGCCGCGACCGAACACGAGGTCCACGGGGAAGCCCATACCAGCGACCATGACCTCGAGGGCCTGTTGGATCTCCGGCATCAGCAGAAGGCTGCGGCCGTTCTCACCGATGGTTTGGTGGCCCAGCGGGAACGGAAGGATGCCGTAGTACGCGGGATCTGCGCGTTGACGCGCGAGCTCTCGGCGGATGTGGTCGCGCCAGTTCGACAGATCAACAGTCGTGAAGGGGTCGGCGCCGGCAGTGGCGGGCTGCGGGAACAGGAAGATCTGAGGCACCAAGTGAGTCAGAAGGACTGCTTCTTGCGCCTTGCGCATGACCTGGACGTAGAACGCTTCCTTCAGCACAGGCATCAGAAGCGGGATGCCCCATCCGCGCGACATCGTAGACAGGCTCGGACGTCGAAGATGGAAGACCTCGGAACGATCGAAGACGAGACTGCGCTTCGTACGAACGGCCTCCAGGAAAATCTCGGGCGTCGTCGCTACGAGATCTTTGCGCCCCATCATGACTTGCGAACGGAAGTCCGGAGACAGGTCGAGGCCGTAATCCATACGGCCAGTGGCTTCGTTGTAGAAGATGTGGACGTTCTCCGGGTTCCATCGGATCAGATTGATCTCGGAGTACTTGGGGTAGTAGTCGTCTCGGCTTTCCGCCCAATGGGCCTGTCCGCACTTCGTGCATTCCAGCCAGAAACGGTGATTCGTGTAGCGCCACGACGGGCGGCTCTGCAACGCGTCGTGGACCTCGCCGCAGTTCGAGCACTTCAGCTTCTTCCGGAACGGGAAGCTGACAGACACGAAGGCGTTGCCGTACACGAAGTAGTCGAGATTGATCTCGAACTGTTGAACGCGATAGTTCAGCACCCCGTTCATCAGGGTGTCCCACTTCTTGACGACCCCGTTGTCCTTGTGCTGGAGCACCAAGTCGGTGACCGGATACTCCGCAGCCCGAGTCACCACGCTGTTGATGATCCCATGCGTCAGGTAATAGAACCGACAGAACCCGAACAGCGCCTTGATCGAGGGCGGCGTGTACGTGCTGGCCTGGTCGAAGAACGGATTGGAGAAGGGCTGGTACTTGCGCCCCAAGATCTGCCCGCGGTCGGCATTGCCGCCCAGCGCAGAACCCCGAGCTCCACCGAAGGCACTACCGCCTCCAAAGAACGTCATACCGAACCTCCGGGAGCCTTCGGCTTCCGCCGAAGCGAGATGCCTGACGCGCTCTCCAGCGCACCACCGGCGAGTATCTGAGGGGCGAAGGGTAGACCAGCCGTGGCGACACCGCCTGCGATGTTTCCGCCGAGGCGACGCAGCTTCTGCCCCACCGTGCGACCGCCCTCGGCGCTTTCGTCGCCTCGAAGAACCTCCGGCGCCGCGAAGGCTACAGGCACACCCACTGCCATCATAGCGTTTGCGTTGCTGCCGCCGACGACCTCGTCCTTGAGCGCCTTCGCCGTGGCGCCTGGTTTCTTGATCAAGCCCTTGACCACACCAGGGATGCTGGTGATCCCCGCTGCATCCGCCGCATCACCGCGCTGCCCCCACTGTTGGAGCTCTTTCTTACTGTCGGCGAGTTCGCGCTTGAGACCCTCCGTCGACTTGCCCATCGACTTTGCGTGAGCTGCTTCGTCGGCAAAGCGCTTCTCCAGCAGATCGATGCGGCGACCGGCTTCTTCGCTGCTGCGCATGCCGATGGCCCCGGGCTTCCCGGTATGAGAACCCGTGAACCCGTGGAGCTGGCGTTGCCCGAAGCGCTTGATTCCCTGTCCGGCACGCCTGAGCGTACCCACCACCGCGCCCCCAGCCGACGCCGTAGGGTCGAGTAGGCGGGTATCGCGGTATCCGCGGCCCACAGCAGCTACGCCGCCGGCAAGGGCGCCGCCTCGAAGGGCACCGCGTACGCCGGCCGACCAGCCAGACTCGCCTTCTTGGCGCGTCGCCACACCATGTGCAGCACCAGCGGCGGCGCCGAGAACCGCGGTGCGGCCCACGCGATCGGTGAGGTAACGCGCGAGGTGTGCTGGGCCGGCTTCTTTGACGATCTCAAGGAAGACGTCTGTAGGATTCATCGTTTACCGCCGATCATCCTGAGCTGCTGGAGTAGCTGGGACTGCACGGTGTCGGCGTAGTCCCATTCGACCAGCAACCGGTATACCGCACTCCCTACCCCGCTGTCAGGAAGACCTTCGACGGCCTTTTCGAGAGGCAGAGCTCGTCGCTTCTCGAACAACTCGAGGCATTGCGTCTTGAGCTCCTCGAACTCGTACGGTTCTTTGATCAACTCACGGCTGCTGCACGAAATGCAGCGTACATCGTTGTCGTCACGATGGATGGCACCGCAGTTCTTGCAGCGCAGCTTTCGTTCCTCGAGTTCACGCTGCGCGAAATCGAGAGGAGACGGCACCACGGGGATGCCCTCGTGCTTGAACGCCGCAGCGATGTACTTGTCGACTTCGATGCCTGTCGGCCGCTTCTTGTCGAGGGCCTTCATGATCTGATACCCGACCACGAGATGACCGAGCTCGGGCTCTTCGAGGAAGACGAAGTTCGGGGTCTCTCCTGCCAGACCGCGACAGACCCAGTGGAAGACCTCCCACTGCCGCCATGGTGACGGGGACTCCAGTACCACGCGTCCGGCGCAGATCTTGTTCCACACCCGATTCGACACGGCGAGACCATCGCGCTCCATGGTGAGCTTGAGAGTCTCTACCTCCCACTCTGTGAACTCGGTGCCGTAGCGCTCAAGCAGGAGAAGGAGAAGAGCAATGGGATGTGCATCGGCATGACGCCAGATGTCCTTGAGCGTCGGCGCTGAGGTGTGTAGATCTTTCCGCAGCGCCGACGTCTTCTCCCCGCCAAAGGCCTCTAGTACGTCATCGACGATACCGCCGAGAGTGGGAGGTGTGTATTCCGGGGGAGATTCTCCTCTCTCCTCCGGGAATGACGATCCGGCCCCACTAGGGGGCCAGACACGTACATGATTCGGATCGAAGAGGATGGACATGGATCAGCCGTTGGGATCGGCGATGTAGACGACGGCGAAGTCCCGGATTCCGTCCGGCGCGGCAGCCGACGTGTACTTGCGGCCAGAGAACGTGCCGGTCGTGACGACCGCGCCCACGGCGACCTCGCGAAGAGGAGTCGCCACACCCGCGAGAGCACGAATCGGACGGAACAGCACCATGAGGGCGCCGAAGCCGATGTCGAAGGTCCCGAGAGCGCTGACCTGGGGCGGAATGACGACTTCCGTGATCTCGTCGAGACCGAGATTCTCGGTGGATTGAATCGTGTCGCCACCATCGGCGTCGGCCGGGGTGAACGTGAGGGTCACGTCCTCACCGTAGGCCTTGCCCTTGATGATGATGGGATCCGTCGTGTAGGCGCCGACCGACGCCGAACGCGTGACGGTGATGCTGCGCGCGCCCGTGGCGATCGCGGTCTGCAAGAAGTCCCCCGCCGACGCACGAAGGATCTGTTCCGACGTCGAACCGGCACGACCGTCGAGGAAGTAGTCGACGTCCGCGACCGGCGGGTTGGTCCAGGTGTCGACGCGCACGAGCCCGTTGTTCTCGAGAGTCTCGAACGCTTCGTCGACGTCGTTTCGGAGGTCTTCGACCTCACCCGCGGCGCCGCGCTTGCCCTGCACGAGATGGGGCCGACGCGGGCCCTTCGAACCGAAGTATTGACTCGACATGTTCTCTTCCTCCTAGATCAGGTTGCCGCAGCAAGGCGGGACAGTACCACCTTTTGCGGATCCGGCATCGACTTGAAGATTCCGACGGGGTCCTTTGCGAAGCTGCTGGCGAAGCCATCGCCGAACAACTCATCGAGTTTCGCGGTGCGCTCTGAGAGCGACTTGAGCTGCATGCCGCTGACGTAGTCGTTCCCCGCGGACCACGAGTAGGTCTCGCACTCGTCGGCCGCATGCTTCGTTCCGTAGACCGCGGCGTATGGGTCGAGGAACCCGACACCCGGCCGGTTGTAGCTACCGGACGCACCGGTCTCCACATCGGCTCCCATGATCATGTTGACCATGACCATGGGATCGATCTCCGCCTTCTTCTCGAGCAAGAGCTCGTACACCTCTTCGTGTCCGGTGCCCATGAAAGCCGTGATACGAGCGTGAAGCTGGGCTTCGACGTTCTCCCCGTACTCGGTGCCGGCGTAGTTCATGACGGCGCCAGAGAGCTTGACTCCGAGCTCATCGGCGCGCTGAGCCACGGACACCGCGTATGCGCGGCGTTCTTCGAGCGGGAACGAGTGCAGATGATCGTCGAAGTACGCCGCGGCCTGCTTGACCTGTGCGGTGGTGTCGATGGGATAGCGCTCGAGGTGGGGAAGTGCGTAGTGAACCGCGCTTGCTTGCTTCTTCTTGACGTGACCATCGAACAGAGTGAGATCACCGCAGTGAGCCCACTCCGCAGACGCCAGGAGTGCAGAAGTCTTCTGGGGGAGGTCGAGGCTCTTACTGGGCGAAGAGCGGACAGGATGATTGCGCAGAGTACCCTGCGGCATGATCTCGGTACCCGTGAGGTCTGCCTTCTTCGCCATCACGGGGTCGATCTGGTCCCTCTTCTCGAGCTGCTTGTCCAGCTTCTTGTGCGTCGAGTCGAGCTTGGAGAACAGATCGAACAACCCGAAAATGTGGCCGGACTCCGGACCATCCCCGCGTTGCATCGCGTTGTCTTGTTCCTTCGTGAGCTCGACTGTGCGACCAGAGGCCGTCTTGGTTCCTGAAGCCTGCGCGGCGCGGAACTCGTCCATGCGCTCATGGGCCTTCTCGCTTCCGCTTCTTGCGCGATGCGCCATGTCCATGGCACCGAAGCCGACGGTGAGAGCCTTTCCGATCATCGCCTTCTTGATCAGATCTGTCGGAGGCTGAAGGTCATACCACGAACACCCCACCACAAGGTTCGACGCAACCTTTGCCTGGACGTCATCGGGCAGTAGGTGCCCACACTCCAGGAAGTAGAGGATGGAGATCGTGGTGTGCTCGGGGTCGTGCATCGCGTACTTGCGAAGCACGTTCCCATGGTTCGTGGCCACCAGCCCGAACAGGCGGTCGGGAAGCTCCTCGAGCTCGTCGGTCGTCAACAAACGCGACGCCGCCAGCTTGGTCGGTAGCTTCTGCTTGAGGGCAGCCAGCTTGTTGCGGAGGACGAGACCACGAGGGTCGTCGTAGATGTCGAGCACGATCCCGGCGATTCGCATGCACGAATCGTACTGCGTGCAAGGGAAGTGGGTCAAACCGTCCTATCAGTAAGTGGAGGTGCAATGCATCGTCAGACGGGTCCTCAACAACCAAGCCCGATCCCGGGCAAGAAGAAGAACTGCAACGAATGGGCGGTATTCGAAGCCGCAGGATCTTCACCCACCGCGGCTTTGTGCAACGGCGGGTGGTACGACGGCAGCTTCTACCACGAATGTCCGGTACGGGCTGAGTGCGTAGTTGCCACCAGGCAGAAGGCCGGCAAGACCCATCTACCCGTTACGCACCAGGCGAGGCCGCTCCTCGGGGCCCCGAGATCGTTCACAGTAGCGTCAACCCCAAACCTAGGAGCGCAACCGCCGGTCCAGAAATCGTGGGCCGATCAGTTCAGAGCGCGACCGCCGGTACCGACGACCGTGCCTCAAGTGCCCATGCGGGCTCCCGAAGGACTACCGACACCAGCAACCGTTCCGGCACCGCTCCCCTATCCCGTAGCACCGCCGAAGGAATGGCCGGCCGCGATGACGACGCCGTACGCAGGGCCCGTGGCCCCGCCGAGCGTTGGTATCACGCCGACGTTTCTTCCAGGTGAGGAGGAAGACGTGTTCTCACGTCTCCTCAAGAACATCGCACAAGGCGCTGTCGGCTCAACAGGCTGGCACATCTTCGACTACGCCCGTACCGTAGACCTGTTCGGGCGGCGCTGATCAGATGCGGGCGCACAACGCCCGCATCCTTTGCTATGCAGTTCATCAAACGCCTACCGGGTGTGGGATACCTCGACAACTGGCTCTGGTTGCCGAAGACCCACGTGAGCCAAACGCAGATCGAGTCGGCCTTCACCTTTGAAGGCCCCAAGATCGTAGAGGCATGGCATGCCGAGGAGCACCATTTCAGGGTGCCCAGGAACTACCTGGCACAAGAGACGCTTGAGAAGATGCCGTTCCAAGTATTCGATCTGCGATCTCGGCGGTTCCCTCGAGTACATCTGAAGAGCTCGGTCGTACTCGACTACAAGGAGCCGCACAAGGATTACCAGAGACGGGGCAGTGCTGCACTACTTGAGACGTTCGATGGGATTCTGTGCTTGCGCTGCGGGGCGGGCAAAACCGTCGTAGGTCTACATTCTGCGGCACAGCTCAACGTTCCTGTGATCATAACAGTCACAGACGAAGGCCTTGCAGAGCAGTGGGTGGAGGAGATCGTCGCCCATCTTGGGGTGCCTGAGTCCGACATCGGCATGATCGGTGGCAAGAGAGCAAAGGGAAAGATGAACTGGGAGCACGCCATCGCGGTGGCCCACGTTCAAACACTCGCCCGGCGACAAGAAGAGGGCCTGCTGCCGCCAGAGATGCTGAACCACTTCGGTCTTCTGATCTGCGACGAGGCTCACGTCATGGGTGCTCCGTACTTCAACACGGCGATACCGCCTTTCCGCGGCCGGAGGTGGGGGCTCTCCGCCACTCCAGTGCGTGAAGACGGATACGATCCTCTTCTTCGCTACACCCTCGGGCCTGTTGTCTACACCTACTTGACGCCTGACCTGATCCCGAAGGTGTACTTCCGCCAACTACCTACCCGACTGGATCTCGACAACCCGAAGGTTGTAGCTGAAACGCACGACGCCACCGGCCAGTTCCACTACGGCATGACCTACGGATATCTGTCACGCGAACGTAAAGATCGTACCGAGCGTATCGTGAAGGACATCCAAGACGGCCTAGACAGTGGACGCCAGATCCTCGTACTCACGCACAGCAAAGACATGACCGACGTCCTCGGTTCGTATTTCCCCGGAGCCGGAGTGGTGAACGGTGAGGTGAAAGGACAGGAGCGCAGACGGCGTATCAGAGAGTGCAACCCAGTCATCGCCATCATGCAGCTCGGCAAGCAAGCGCTGAACAAGCCGAGTCTCGATACGCTCTACGTCCTCGAGCCCTTCTCCAAGGCCGGCATGCTCCAGCAAACCATGGGCCGCGTGCTCCGTCTGTTCGCCGGCAAGAAGAACCCACTCGTCATCTTCTTCGAAGACATCGGCATCCGACCGATGTCACGGCTCTGCGGCAAGCTACGGATGAAGCTCAATCGATGGCCCGCAGCAAAGGGCGGGCAGATCCCACACACCACGGTAAAACCATCATGATCAAGATCGAAACACACCGAACGTTCTATACCCTCGACCAAGGAGCACCGGCGGAAGAACGCAGGATCTGGGAAGAACAACTCGCTCTGGTGCATTGCGGGACCAAAGAACCGCTCGTCGGCATCCTCGAGTACTCCGAGACCGACGAATACGACTGGGCCCTCTACGGTGCCCTGACCTACCTCATCCATGTCGAGTTCGCCGTCGACCCCAACAACAACGCCCTTCGTCTTCACGTACCGCTTCGAACGCTGATCCCCTTTGGCGTCATGTCCCCGGCAAACATCAAGTTCCCAACACCCCCTACGGCGGTCATGTGGATCAAGGACCAGCCCGAGACCGTGAAGAAGTGGTTCTGCGACACCTACCTCGCAGTGTTCGATCCCCCGCGCATCATCACATCCGCCGTTCTTCCGCCCCGCTGAATCATGGACGCCGTACAACGACTCCGCGTACTCCGAGACAACTGGCGGGAGTGCAAGAAGTGCGAGCTCTCCAAGTTGCGCGGAGACAACCGCGTCGTGTTCGGCTCCGGTAACGCCGGGGCCGACATTCTTCTTGTCCTGCCGCCACCGACACAAGCCGATGTTCAGGAGAACATGGGCCTCAGCGACGCGGCCGGTCAGTTGATCGAAGACATGCTGATGGAGGCGGGCCTCGATCCCGTCAAGGATGTGTTCCGCACAAACGTCGTCGGCTGCCGGCCCTACGTCGTGCTTCCGGCAACTGAAGAACAAGAAGAGCGCATCCAAGACCGAAAGGTCGTCAAGGCAGAAGTATCCGCCTGTTCCCCTAGGGTCGAAGAGATCATTTACCTCGTCGACCCCAAACTCATCCTCGCCTTCGGTGAGGAAGCATGGGAAGCCCTCGTCATCCCAAAGGTCCGCGCCCCAGAAACCACGATCACAGCCGCCGCGGGGAAGCTGTACTACACCTACGTTCCTGGCCGCTTCCGTCCGATCCGGTACCCGGTCATGGCACTCGAGGCTCCGCTGAAACTGGTGGCCAACCCGAGCGCGGCAGCGCACGGGCCGATCGCCACGACGCTGAAGTACATCATGCAGGCAAAGAAGTACGTCGATCTGATCAACAAGGACGAAGCAAGATGAGCAAGCAAGTTCCTGTCGCCGTGACCGCTGCGGTGTCGAAGTTCGAGACCGCCCGTGAGGCGCTCAACGGATTCCGCACCCAGCATGCGAAGATCCTCGAGACCTTCGAGAACCTCAAGGAGCAGTACAACCAGTCGCTGAACGAAGTGAAGGCGCTGTACAAGGAACACCACGAGGTCATCGGCGGAAAGCTCGGTGACTTCTCGGCGCGAAGCCGCGTGATGGTCGACGCAGAGCTCTTGCTGAAGCTCATGGGGCCCACGGTGGATCCGATCATCACCATCAAGTACGGTGTCGAACGGAAGTACTACGACGAGGCCGTCAGCCGAGGGATCATCCCGTCGGAGGTCGTTCGCCAAGTCGAGAAGCGAACCGAGCCCTCGATCTACGGACCCAAGGAACAGTGAAGCCGAACATCGAGATCAAGATCCTCGCGGACTTCAAAGACAGAGACGGGGCGCCCTTGCTGGACAGTGAGGGCGCTTCTGTTTCCTACAAAAGGAGCGTTGTGCGTACCAAAGACGAGATCAAGATGCTCATTGGAGACGCGAATGCTCGCGTGTCCGTGAGCTTGTCGGAGACGGTGCCCGGACCTTACGGGTACAGCAACCTCAAGGTGTCGGTGACTGTCACACTGAACTGCGATCAGAACCAGAAGACGATCGAACAGGCAGAGAACGCGGCTCTCCAGGAGTGCATCGCATTTCTCGATACCAGCGTCGACACCGGCTACGCGTTGTTGACCTCTCACCTGAAGCGCCACCTGGGAGACCCCAATGGCTAACTCTGGCTTCAAGGGCCGCGTCCTCCAGTTGAGCAACCTGCTCATCCAAGGAGGAAGCACCGGCCCTTCGGTGTCCTTCAACGTCTTGTTCATGGATGGCGACGGCGTCGTCCACGCCCAGACCAAACACGTCGTGTCGCTGACGGACGATCCACAGATCAAGCAAGCATCCAAGGCTCTGCTCGATGCCTGCCTTGCGCACGCCGAGCGTCTTCACTTCGACGCGCCCAACGACCCCCTGAAGATGGAAGAGATCCGTCGTGGAATCGCAGAGACCTTTGTTCAAGACGATGCCGATAGCGACCCTGGCGAGCAGGGTTGACGCTTTTGCAGAGAGATGCCTGCCTGATCATGTGGTGGATGATGCGAACCCCGTGTCGTTCGCTGACATCGACGCAAAGAACTACTACGACGGCCTCGCGCGAAAGTTTGCCGTAGGGATTCGTTGCCACGGCAGCGATGCTCCTCATGTGTTCACGAAGTGGAGCCGCTCTCAGCTCCTGGCGCATTTGGGTACACGCGAAAAGTGGTTCGATCACGTCAGCATCGACACACAAGCCGACGAGCTCAACACACGTCGGTCATCGCTGAACGGCTTCATGGTGCGAACCATGAAGTCTTTCGACCACGACGATCTACGAATCGTACGCGGCATCGTCTCCTCTTCGTACGCCGACATCCCAGACACCGACATCATGCGGGCCCTCCGTGAAGTTCTGCCGAACGGAGACGCGCTGTCGTACTCGGGGAAGACAGACCGTGCCTTTTACGCCTACGTGCTATCCGAGGACATGATCCGAATCCCAGGAACCAGCTTCGAGGGCTACCCCGGAATGCTGGTTCGGAACAGCGAAGTTGGTTTCACCTCGCTCTGGGTGATCCCTACGCTCACTGTAGTCGGTTGGTCGTATCCGATTATCCTGCAACGCGACCCGCTTCTCCGTAAGGTACACCGAGGCAGCTTCGACGAGCTCCGTACGTCGTTCGATGATGCGTTGGGCAAGGCGAGGATCTACTGGAGACCGATGGAGGAGAAGCTGAACAAGTTGTACTCCATCACCTACGCTACGGAAGACGAAGCGATCAATCAAGTCGTGACGCTTCTGTCGCGTGCTGGTGCGATGAAGGGGATGATTCAGCAGTGCTGCACGGCGTATCGTAACGCGCGGCATTCGTTCCACACCGCGTATTGCATCTTTGCCGCGGTGCTCGAGGTGGCATCCTCGCATGCCAACCAAGACGCCTCCTACATCGGCGCTACCGTTGCTGGCGCCGTGCTCTACGGACTCATTGGGTAGTGGTGGTCATCGGCGGCCCCCACTACCCCTAGTGGTAGCCGCCACGCCCCGTTGCGCCTACCAGGCGCGTGGGCGTACAACAATCGACCCGAGGTACGATGATCAACGTTGAACTTAGGCTCCTGACGAAGATGCTACACAGCGGGAACTTCGCCCCGATACAACAAGGGGAGATCACGAAGGAGCACTTCGTAACCGAGCAAGGATCGATCCTTTTCAACTTCATCACCAACTACCGAAGCGATAGCGACGGGCGTGCTCGCTTCCCTTCACTATCGATCGTCCGTTCTAGATTCGAGGGTCGATCGGCCATCGAGCTCCCTGACCCCGATCCCGGAGACACTCTTGAGGCGCTGGTCTACGAGACCAATGTGCAGCGCATAAAAGCGCGCATGTCGACCATCGCAAAGCAGCTCGAGGAGTCAGCGCTGAATGCGTCGAATCCAGCAGACGCGCTCTCAGCATCGATCGGCACGCTTCGAACGCTCAACGAGGGTCTTCACCGTGCCAGACACCTCAGTCTGTCACACGCGATCCAAGACATCGTTGCGGACTACGACATCGGCAACATCCTGCCCCTCGGTATCCCTTGGCGTTGGCCTTCCTATCAAGAGGTCACGCGAGGGATGCACAAGAAAGAGTTCTACGTGATCGCGGGGAGGCCGAAGTCTCGAAAGACGTTCGTAACCCTCGCTGCCGTAGTTCACGCCTTCATGATGTTCGGTAGCCGCATACTAGTGTTCTCGCCAGAGATGCCGGCGAAACAGATCATGCTTCGTTCGATCGCCATGATGGCGCATCTACGCTACATGGAGTTCAAACGAAGCGATCTAGATCAGGCCGAAACCATGCGCCTCATCGAGGCCGCACGGACCTACGGTCGTCTCGACGTCAACGAGAAAGACGATCAATACTACCAGCGCTTCCGTCAATATCGTTCGGACATGGACCCCGAGGCCCAGCCTACCTTCGACGTCATCGAAAGCACCGGCAAGTCTATCGGGTGGATGGAAGCACAGATCGAAGCGTTTGCGCCTGACATCGTCATGGCAGACTCGTTCTACCGCCAGCACTACGACGGCAAGAAGAACGACTCGGATTGGAAGGCGGTGACGTCGACCAGTCGAGGTATCAAGGATCTGGCCATGTCGACGAACACGTGCGTCATCGGTACACACCAGATGAACCGCGGTGCCGACAAGGACGTCGGTACGCTGAGCAATCTGTCGCTGGCCGATGCGATTGGTCAGGACGCCGACATGATCGTGCGCGTCATCACGGGCGTTCTCGAAGGCGCCCAGGTCTCGGCCTTGGTGAACCTTGGCGGGCGCGAGGTACCGTTCGACGGTGTGCTGATCAACAACGTTCCGTGTTCGGATTTCAGCGAGATCGCCCCCATCACGAACAAGAAAACTCTGGAAACACTCATGGCAAAGGAAGGGGAAGCCGACGCCGAAGAGGAGAAGAGATCGATGAAGAAGAAGGCCCTTCGACGCCACACCGCTGATCACGCATCCTCGAAGGAGCTCCAAGAACGGACGCAGTTTGAGAGCATCCTCGACGCAGACGTCGAAGACGAACGTGAGCTCATCGAGGGCGAAGAGGAATGAACGACATCGCGACGGCGCTGTTCAACTTGGAGCCAAGACTTCGTGAGCGCGCCAAGTTCGGAACAGACTACGTCCTGATCCAATGCCCGTTCCACGGCGACGGCCAGGAGAAGACACCGTCGTGCTCCGTAAGCCTTGAGAAGCCTGTGTTCCACTGCCACGCCTGTCAGACCTCTGGCCACGTGAGCCGGCTGTTCCGCTCTCTAGGCATGGATCCGCAATCCGTAGACGTCGTGCTGCGCATGACGGGGATGGATGCACGGAAGCAAGAAACCGCGATCTACGGAAAAGGCAAGCTCGCGGTACGAATGGTCAACGGGGGCTACAACCCCTACCGCGGAAAGTTCATCCTCGATGAAGATCTTCTGGACGCCTACCGCCACGCCCCCAAGGCGCTGCTACAGGCCGGGTTCAAGAAGAAGACACTCCACCACTTCGAGGTGGGGTACGACTTCCAGAATCTTAGGATCACATTCCCCTTGCGCAACGTGTACGGCGACCTCGTCGGTATCTCTGGGCGAGCCGCCTACGACGGCGATGAGCCGCGTTACAAGATCTACGACCAAGAGCTCCGTTTTCGTGAAGGATTCTCGGTACCTGAGAACTACACGATGGAGTCGGTCAAGGACGCCATCTTGTGGCACGGGCACATTGTCAGACCCTTCCTGTACAAGGACGACAGTGAAGCCCTGGTCGTCACCGAGGGGTTCAAGGCTTGCATGTGGACCTGGCAAGCCGGCTATGAGAACACGGTAGCCCTTGTTGGCGCGTATCTGTCAGATCTACACGCCGAGATGATCGCCACCGTAGTGAAGTACGTAGTGCTGTTCTTGGACAACAACGAAGCCGGAATCCGCGGCACCTACCACGCTGGCTGGAGACTTGCCCAGCGCGGTGTACATGTACTCGTGGTCCCCTACCCCGATGAGCGCGAACAGCCCGACGCTCTGACACCCGAAGAAATCAAACTCGCTTTTCGATCCTTGAAGCCTTTTCACGTCTGGAGAACATCATGAACAAAGATCTAATGCGCCACCGCCAGACCCCCTCGTTCGCCGCCCAGGGTGCCGCCCGGAATCTCGGCCCCAGCGCGCGTGCCGGCGGCGGTCCTGGGGGAGGAAGCAAGATCGTGGAGGGCCGCTACGAGGCCTTCTACCCCCGAGATACCCCGATCTGGCTCCGCATCAGCCCGGCGTCGTCATACACCTACGAGGTCTACGACCGCGTCGAGAAGGAAGTCGTCGAAGTCACGACGACGTGGCTCGAGTACCGGAAGCACTACATCCCGGGCAACAAGAACCGGACGGGCCAGAACGGAAAGCGTCTGCAACAGGACTTCTTCTGCTCCTGCGGTCCTCGCCGCGAACAGCCGTGCTGGGGATGCGCGATTCGCACTGCGCACTACGAGAAGCTCGACGCCATCGAGGCCCGTACCGGTATCCGACCGGACGACGAGCCGCCGGTGAGCGCTTCTACGCAGTTCGCTCTCGCCATCACGGTGGCGGAGTGGATCTACAACATCCCGGTTCGAGACTCCAATGGTTCGATCCGGAAGACCCGTGGTGGTGAGCTGATCTACCGCCACATCCCCGCACCCTTCGCCGAGGAGAACTCGGAGGTCTCCGAGCTCGAAGGCTTCGACCGGACGTTCGGGCACCGCATGCACTGGTCCATGGGCAGCCAGCACCTCGGGCAGCTTCTTGCCGTCGACGAGCGCCTGCGCTCGCACTGCGGCAACTGCGCCGGGGAAATGGTGGCCGACACCATGGTCTGCCCGTCGTGCGAGACCTCCCACAAGCTGCCTGGTGCAGTGAAGGGCATCGACCTCGACAAGGCCCGGCAGAAGAAGCGGAAGTGCTCGGCTTGCGGAGAGACCAACACGTTCGTTCCGCTCTACCAGTGCCCGGACTGCGGAGACCCCAAGGAGGGCAGCCTGCTGTCCTTCGATCTTCGCGTGATGAAGGAAAACATCGGAGACAACAAGTCGATCATCCACGTCGTCGACATCCGGATGCCGGGCTCTCCGGACCCCAACATCCAGACCCGTCTGGACGAGATGAACAACAACCCCCTGAAGCTGGACGCCATCTTCGCCCCGACGGACCTGAAGTACCAGAAGTCGGCGCTGGGCGACCGGCTCACCAAGGGACTCAGTCCCGTACTCGAACGCAAGGACGAGTCGGAGACCACGGAATCCTACTCCGAGGATGACGAGGACTCCGAAGACAAGATCGCGTTCTGATCATGCCGCGTCTCCGTTTGCTCCCGCCCGTAGAATCGGCGGAAACACCGGAGGAGGCCGCCCCGATCTTCAACTACTTGATGAATCGGGGCGGCCACATCGCGATCGACACCGAGACGACTGGTATCCAGAAGCTCGAGTCTCGCGTTTTGTTTTGGTCTATGGCCACTGAAGATCGCCGGTTCTTCCTGACCGACAATCTTCTCGGGTACTTCCGCCCTCTTCTTGAGCGCAAAGACGTCACCTGGCGGCTGGCAAACGCCAAGTTCGATCGTCACATGCTCGCGAACATGGGCTACGAGTTCCAGGGCCCAACCTGGGACATCATCGACATGGACGCCATGATCGATGACACGCGGCCCCACGGTCTCAAAGACCAGGCTTGGTTGTCGTACCAGGCGAAGTGGGGCGAGTTCAAGGAGCTGTTCCTCGATCCCTGGACGGTCGCAGAGGAGCTGGGTTTCGACAAATCGTTCTACGCCCAGTTCAAGCAACTCGATGTTGGGCAAAAGCTGCTCGAGGTCTACAACCAGCGGCCAGACATCGTAGAGGACTACGCGAGCTGTGACGCCTTCTTCACGTACATGCGTGCCGAAGACCTAGCCACACAACTCGCGGCCACTACGCTGCCCACGGAAGTCGTGCCGGGCTTCAAGACGCTCTCCGACTACTACGAGACCATCGAAGTACCGCTGACGCGCTCGCTCTGGCGCATGGAGCGCGCCGGCTTCGCTGTCGACCGCGATTGGGTGAAGCAGATCGACATTCCGATGCGGGACGGCATCGCGGCTCTGAACAAGGAACTCCGACAGATCATCGGATACGAGTTCAATCCGAAGTCGTCTGCGGACATCGCGTCGATCCTCTACGACAAGAGCCAGTTCGCCATGAAGCCGCTGAAGTACACCAGCGGTGGTGGCGGCGAACCAAAGCCCTCAACCGACGAAGCAACCCTCAAGACCCTCAAGCTACGATGCAGCGACATCCAGTCGCCGCAGTTCAAGTTCCTTGATGCGCTGCTGCGCTTCAAGAAGCTGACGAAGCTGCACGGCACCTACGTCAAGAACATCGACAAGGTGATCGCCAGCGACGGACGCGTCCACTGCCGCCTGAACCAGAGCGGTGCCAGGACATCTCGTCTGTCGTCGTCAGACCCCAACATGCAGAACATCCCGATCCGAAATGATCCCTACAAGATTCGCGGCTGCTTTGTCGCAGATCCAGGAACACTTCTGATCGACTACGACTATCCCCAGATCGAGTTCCGAATCGCCGCCGCTCTTGCTGGTGAGAAGGACATGATCGAGGCCATCAAGCGTGGCTGGGATATCCACACCGCGAATGCGGCCAACATGTACAAGAGCGATTCGCGCGTTACCTACGACGCGATCATGGAGGCTCGGCGTAAGAAAGACGCCAAGGAGCCGATGAGCGACATCGACAAGTACCTGCTGTCTCGCCGTGATGGAGCCAAGACCGTTGGTCTTGGAACTCTGTACGGCGAGGGTACGGCGAAGATGGCTCAAGAGCTCAAGATCTCGAGACAAGAGGCCGAAGAGCTCCGAGATGCGTTCTTCACCACGTACCCGTCGATCGCCAATCAGATCGACTACATGCATGGGTACGCCCATACGTACGAGCACACTCACACGATGCTCGGGCGTATGCGGCGTCTGCACCGGATCAACAACCTGTACAACAGCGGTCTGGTAGCCGCCGAAGAACGCCAGGCGTACAACTCCTTGATCCAGGGATCTGGTGCCGAGATGATGAAGCTCGCGCTTCTTCGTATCGACAACAACCCCGACTTCATCGCACTTGGTGGCCGGCTGGTCCTGACGGTGCACGACGAGCTCATCGCGCGTGCTCCCAAGGACACTGCGCACGAGGTCGCCGGGATCATGAAGGAGATGATGTCCGACCCCTACAACTGGGGGCCGATTCGCCTGAACTACCCCGTACCTGTAGACCCCGATGGCTCCATTGGTGAGCGCTGGAGTGACGTGAAATGATGAACGTGAGTGTGATCCATCCTGTGCTACCGTGGTACGGGATCTTCTTCATCTCTTCGAAGAAACCCGCCCCTGGGGTGGCCTACTCGATGTTGTCTGCAACAGAGAACACCGAGAACCACTACATCGACGTGGTGTCACGGCCGCTTCTGTGCTGGACGCTCGCCTACGGCGGGGCACCGGAAGCTCTGTACTACTGGAGCAAGCGCTCGCGCCCAGCAACTGCCCTTGAGATCTGCGCGTACCTCGGCGATGCCGAGGACATCCAACACCATCTCGGGGACTTGGAACACGGAGATGTGCAGCTCGGTGCCCAGCGTCTTGCTGTCTCCGAGAAGCTGGAAGTGTTGATCAAGCTCCATCAACAGGAGGCTGCGGTTTACCTGTCGAAGGACGCACGCGACGTGCTGACCCTGCTGGAGGATTGAACATGGCGAGCAAGAAGACGGCGAAGAAGAAGGCACCTGCCAGCAAGAGCCAAACCACGAGGGCGGCAAGGGCCAGAGCAGAAGCCACGACCAAGAACAAAGCCCAACCCAAGGCTGACATCGACGATGTGATCGCAGCAGTCAACAAGGAGATGAAGGGCTCCGTGGTGCGTCGTGCGTCCGACATGGACACATTGTACCTGCTGCGGCGACCCACCGGGATTCCCACGCTCGACATCGCCATGGGTGGTGGCTTTCCGGCGTCTGCGACCTCAGTGCTCGTCGGGCCCGACGGCGCCGGCAAGGACTACTTGTTGTGGAGAACCTGTGCCGAGACCCAAAAGATCTACGGTGACGAGTTCTGCATGGTGGCCTTCCTGACTGAGTTTCGCGCCGACAAGCCGTTCATGCGCAACATGTGCGGGTTGAAGGTCGCGTTCTCCGACGCCGAGATCGAGTCCTACAACGAGGCCCGTGAGAAGTCCGGCGTCGAGCCCCTCACCGAAGAGGAGATCGAGGAGCTCAAGACCGAGGTCGGCAAGATCTACATCATCGACGGCGTGACGGCCGAACAAGGCTTCGACGCGTTGATCCGCATCATCGCATCGAACACCTGTCAGATTGCTGTGATCAACAGCATCGGTTTCCTGCAAACCGAAGCAAAGGAAGCGACGGAGAGCTTCACCGAGTTCCCGCAACAGCGGAACGAGGCGATGCTGCTGTCGAAGTTCATGCCGAAGCTGGCGATGACCCTCAACAACGACGACAACGGCAGGAACGAAACCTCGCTGCTGATCGTCAACCAAGTCCGCTCCAAGGACAACGCCCAAGCCGTACGCGGACGTCCGACCCAGGAACGCGACAAGTACGAGGCCGGCTCGAAGTCCTACGCCCTGAAGCACGGCAAGGCCATCGAGGTCTTCGTTCACAAGGGACCGAAGTACCGGGACGCCGTGGACAACACGGTCATCGGACGCAAGACGCCGTGGGAGCTCACCAAGGGCAAACTCGGCACCCACGACGGCAAGGCAGGGTCGTTCGACTTCTTCTACGACGGTGGCGCCGACATCCTTGGCGACCTTCACGCGGCGTGCTTGCTGTACGACGTCTTCGAGACCGCAGGTGCTTGGGTGACCTACGACGACGAAGAGTTCGGCTTCAAGGCACAGGGCAAGGAAGGTGTGCGTCGTCAGCTCATGGACAACCCAGAGCTCGTCGCCCACCTCAAAGAGCGTGTGCTCCAGGCTGCCAACGTGGTGTGTAGGTACCGCTGACGTGGCTACGCAGAAGCAGCGCAAGCGGCGGTCTGCTCGAGTGGAGAGGGCGGTGGCTGCCGATCTTGGTGGCCACCGCACCTTCAACTCCGGTGCCGGCGATGAAAAGGGCGACGCCGTCGTCCCTCACCGCGTCACCCAAACCGGGGGCTCACTGAGAGAAGTCACCAAGCTCGCTCTCAGGATCGAAAGCAAGACAACCGAGGCAGCGTCGTACACGTTTCACGTGCTCGACTGGATCAAGCTCGTAGACGCCGCTCTTGCGAACGGCGAGCTACCCGTCTTCCACATCCAAGTGCTTACGCGGAGCACTCCTGTGGACTTCGTAGTGATCCAGAGTTCGTTCTTTCGCGAGCTCTTTCCAGGGCACGTGCCTCCGCTTTCTCGTGCGCGTGTGCGGTCTGTAAAGATCGATTACGAAAAGATGAAGGAGTGGGATGACCTCGAACCCGCCATGGCTTTCGAGTTCGACCTATCACCCTCACGAGGCTACGTCACAGCGGTGTCTTACGATGCCTTCCTGACGAAACTGAAGCACTACGAGACAACGCTATGAAGACAGCGGTAACACTGGCGGATGCCGTCGGGCTCACCAAGGACGACATCTTCGATCTCGAAGGCGCTTACGTCGGTATGTTGAAGACGACGGTGCGCGACCAAGATCGTCAGGGCTACTTTCATCCAAGTAGCGTTGGGAGCTGCGGACGAAAGAACGTCTACGAGTACATCCGTGCGCCTGCCATCCAAACCATCGAGCCCGAAAGTCTAGAGATCTTCGATCTCGGGCATGCGATCCATGAGCTCGTCGGGAACAAGTTGCTGAAGACAGGTACGTACCTGAAGGAAAGCAACGTCGGATACAACCTCCGCCTGGAGGTACCCTTTGATCCCGCCACAGATCAGTTGTTCGTCGACTTTGGTGTCGGCGGCACGACGGATGGTGTACTCGACATCTGGGCAGCCACCTGGCGTCAACGGGCTGTAGTGGAGACGAAGTCGATCGGCCTCAAGTACTTCGAGACACTGACTGGGCCCAAAGAAGATCATCTCGAGCAAGCACACATCTACGCGTATCGATTCGACGCACCGATCATCTACGTCTGGTACTACTGCAAGAACGACTCTCGACGTAAGGTGTATCGGGTGCCCTACGATCACTCGATCTTGATGCGGGCGCTCAAGAAGTTCGAAACCTGGCTCGAGCACGTCAGAAACAACACCCTGCCCGATCGCAGCGAGGACTGGTTCGCTTGTCCGCGCTGCGAGTACCGCCTGGTGTGCCAACCTTCGATCATTCGAAACCAGTCGTCGCGGACCCACGGCAAGAAGCTGAACGTGATCCGTAAGAACGGCCAGATGAGGTAGCCGTGAGCGGTCTGAAACTGAAAGACAAAGCAATCGTGCCCCAGACCAAGGGGCAGGAGAGTCTCGTGGGCTTCACTGCCCAAGAGATCATGGACGAAGTGTCGGCGCGCACCCACGAGCTCGGGCTGCCGGCGTACCCGCGCCCCACAAACACACCGGTGCCCCTCACCGATGTTGACGTCGAGACCTTGACCAATCACCAGCTCGGGGCGTTGTACACGCAGTACACCGCCTTTGCGCAGTTCGTGAACGGACAGCTCGCAGAGGCAGAGGCGGGTTACAAGATCGCGTCGTCTCGGTTGAAGATGCTGGACGCCCGACTACGCGCCGAGCTGTTCGCGCAGAACGTACCGAAGACCGAGGTGCCCGTGCGCGTCAAAGAGAACGGCGCGCTTCAGGATGCCGAGTTCGAGCTGGTCAAGTTGTTCGCGATGAAGACCATCCTCGAGGCCCACTACAAGGCATACGACAAACAGGCCTCGGCGCTGTCGCGCATCATCACCCTCCGCGAGCTCGAGTTCGAGAAGGAGATGCGGGACAACGGGATCCACGGCCGAAAGCCCCGGGCCCGAACGGCTCAGCGTCCTGGGAGGGACTTCGCGCGTGAGGACTAGTGAACGCTACGCCTTGCTCAAGCTCGAGGTCGAGTTACGTGAGAAGCCGATCAGCATCAACGCGGCGTACAGCACTTCGCGAGGACGCCGCTTCCTGACCTCAGAGGGAAAGGCTTTCACGGCACGCCTTTCCTCTGTGATCGCGAAAGCTACGTTGACGGCTAACGCGTCATGGAAAGATGTCGTCGACACTGTCTATAAGAATGGGGGAGGCATTCATCTGATGATCGACTTGTACCTCGACGACCTGCACAACCCGCATTGGGTCGTCGGCGGCAACAAAACGGCGTCAGGTGCGCCTCGTCCTCCGTACAAAGTCTTCGACGGCTCGAACTACATCAAGCTGATCGAGGATGCCGTCGTCAAGGGGACTGGTATCGACGATAGCTGCCATTTGTTCACAGGAATCGAAAAGCATCACGATCCGGATGACCCGCGCATCGGGATCGTGTATACGGTGCTCGAATGAGTAAAACCACTGAACTCGTAGCTCTAGCCAAGGACAAGTGCGAGGATCCTCGATTCGCCGTGTGCTATGCGCGAGGATCAGTGTTCAAGGCTGAGGGACACTTCCATCGTGTGGAGAAAGGCAAGCGCAGCCTCGTGAGTCGCGCGCTCTGTCTTTCCGAGCACTACGGAAAGCGTTGCCAGATCTGTCCCAATCGGGACTTTACTGTAACGTTGGTCGCACATGGGACTTGACGATCTCAACCTGAGCGAGCTAGTCCTGCTGGCCCAGGAAACGAACGACAAGGCTCATCGCGGCCTCGGGCGAGACGCGCTCATCAAGCTCGCTCTCGGAGAAGACTTCGTGATCCATGAACGGCAGGTGGACAAGACACGCCTGACCATCATGGAGTTTGTCGAGACCCACTGGGATCAGGTGAGGCCTCTGCTCTCCTGCCCAGCGAAAACCCGAGACTCACGAGCGTGCTTCCAGTGCACGGACATCCAGGTGCTGGAGTGCGCTACGTCGAACGACATCATCTTCGTCTGGAAACGCAACAAGGATCGATAGGAGATACAATGGCACTTCCGAACGAGTTCGCCGAGTACGAGAGCTTCAGCAAGGAACAGTGGATGGAGGTCGCGTCAAGCACGGACCCCATCCGCCGCAAGGTCGTCGCGAACTGTCTCCGTGAGCTCGGCGTGGCTCCCGCGGACTACATGGGCTGGGACGCCGCGACCCGCGTCGACTTCATCATGAGCAAGGCGGAGCCCAAGAAGGCCGACACCGGCTCGGGCAAGACCTCGGGCAAGGGCAAGGCGGCGGCGACTCCGTCGGCTTCGGCGGCGCCGGCTGCGGCCGTCGGCGGCATCGACCCCGCGGTCATCGCCGAGCTCCAGGAGAAGGTCGAGTACAACTCGAAGCTCCTCACGAAGGTCCACGACCTTCTCGTCGTTCTCATCTACTCGAACCCCGCGGCGAAGGCGAACGCCGAGGAGCTCGACGTCGACGTGAACCTCCTGGGAAACGGCTGAGCTCCCCTGTAGGCCCGGCGACTCGGCTTCTCGGGGTTGAGTCGCTGCCTCGCGGCTCGGTCGTGGAATACTCGGCAGCACATCTCAGACAGATGTCGCTGTCCGAGCTCCTCGGTCTGGCAGCGAGCCTTGGGCTGGATATGTCTGGTCTCGAGGACAAGCGATCAGCGGTGTACACCAAGCTGATCCAAACGGCCTACAGCGTGGAGTGAGAGAAGGGGCCCTCTGGCCCCTTTTCTTTTGCCCCGATACCATGGCGGCATGAAACGCATCATCTACCGCATCCTGTCGTGTCTCAGCCTGATCCTGGGATACGGCTTCCTCTTCCTCGCCACAGCACTGCTGTTCGCCCACAAGGTGAAGCTCCGGTCCGCGACCGCGCAATGGCGGCCGTGGTTTGCTGCCCGGCTCAAGTACAGCACGACCATCGGCTCAGCCGTGATCTTCAACCCCAACCACCTCGGGGACGAGCAAGAACTCAGAATCCGAGCTCACGAGAAGGTACACGTCCGCCAGTTCGAGGATGACGCCGTCTTCTTCGTTCTGCTCGCTGCCTGGGAAGTCGTCGCCGTGCTGTCCCCGCTCTGGGTGCGCGTCGTCTTCACCGTGCCAGTCCTCTGGCTCATGCTTTACATCGCGAAGTGGCTCAACGCCTGGCTCCGAGGCGGCCACGTCTACCGCGACGCCGAACACGAACGCAGCGCCTACGCCCAGACCGACACCCACCACACCGCCAGCGGAAAGAGCTGGCTCGACGACCACCTATCCCGGCCGCGGGACTGGTAAGGAAAAAGGCGGGTCACCCCGCCTTTTCTTTTGATCAGTTCGCCACCCAAGCGACTAAACCAACGACAACACCCACCAACACGACACCTAGGACAAGACCGAAGCCAAAGGTGTCGTAGAACGGTCGGCGCCTCGAACGCTCGAACACCTGGGCTTGTTCACGGATGTCGCCGCGAAGACCTTCGATCTCCCGCCCCATGCTCTGCCTGACCACCTCGAGCTCGGCGTCACAGCTCTGCCGCACCGCCAACATCGAAGCATCGAAGCGCTCGACCTGAAGCCGCAGTTCCTCGCGGTACCAGCGCAACCGGTTCGTCCAACGCAATGCTGTGTCGATGTCGAGCAGCATGCCCTGGTAGGGCGCCCGCTCATTGGGGTCCAGCGCTTCGATACGGTCTTCCCCCGGCGGGATGTCCGGGGGTTGCGCCAGCGCTGTGGAGCACAACACGCAGAGCAGTGCAGTGATCGTTTTCATCGGCCTTGCCCGGTTTCCAGCATCAACTGTCGCAGTCGTTCGGGGTCCTTCCGGAGCGCCTCGACTTCTTCAGCCAAGCGCTCCTCGAACTTCTCCATGAGGGCACGGCTTGTGGCTTCGAGCTCTGTGAGACTGCGCTGGAGCCTTGCACGCTCGGCTTCAAGCTGTTTGATGCGCAGCTCGGCTTCGGTACGTGCGCGCTCATCAGCAGGCCCGGTGGGGTCGACTACAACGACCTCACGGCGGTACAGCCGCATACCGATGGCGACGAGCAGCATGACCGGGAGGATCAAAAGAACCCACCAGTTCGCCTTCAACCACGGCCATCCCGTAGTGAGCCACCAGGACTTCATGCCGCGGCCTTTCGTCGGATGCCGCTGCGCGGAGTCGCCGCGGTGATACCGGTGCCGCCAGCCGGAGCTCCGGTACCCGGAATCAGCGGAATGGCTCCAGATGACGAAAGAGCGACCGGGTTGGCCCGTGTCGTTGCCTGCGCGGCCTGAAGGGTGCCCTCGCCCGCCATGAAGCCCTGGGCCGCCGGGGAGTACCCGCGACGAAGCGCCGTGCCCCCTACGATGGGTGAGGTGACAGAGGACGGATCTGAAGCGATTGCTCCGGACATCGCATCGGCGCGTGCCTTGAACGCACGGTGCTGCGGGGCGACACCAAGGCGCTGCGGCAACGCCGCCGCTGCGCGGGCATCGCGACCACCAGCGACGACGCCTTGAAGACGGTGTTTCCCGAGACCGCCGAGCTGGCCCATGACCTGGCGTGAGGTCGTGGCACCGCCGGCAGCGGCTTGGGCGACGCCACGGCCCAGAGCAGCGGCTCCGCCGACGCCCTGTGCGGCGCGGCCGGCGAGGAAGCGCTGCATCAGAGCGGGACTGACAGCGACCTTCTCGAGGAAGGCTTGGTAGGTCGGGTTCATCGCATCGACGGGGGTGCGAGGTCATCGGGGGAGGACAGACGGCGTTCACGTACATCGACAAACGCCGCCTTGGCCTTGGTGAAGGTGTAGTCGGCGAACTGCCCGCAGGCGCCGCCCCACAGAGCATACGTCGACAGCTCGCCCCAGGTGTTGTTGACGCGGGCACTGACGTAGTCGATCAGCACCTCGGGTCGTACGGGGATGAGAACGGCGACGAGGACTCCGACGACGATCGGCATCATCGGGAGAACGAAGCGCGTGAGGACGACGCTGTCCTTTCGGCGTTCCTTCCCCATGGTCGAGTCGATGAGGGTTTTCGCGAGCTGGGTGATACCGACGCAAGCGACGGCGACCAAGAGCGCTTGCCAGCAGTAGATCAGATCGAGCGGGTTCATGATGTACCTCAGAAGTTGCGGGGACCAGGATCACGGAAGGTGTAGCGGACGGCACGGATGGTGACAGCGCCTTGGGGCGCGTACGCGACCTGGTAGGTATTCGCGGAGTTGTCGACGACCTCGGACAACCCGGACACCGTAACGATCTCGTGAGTCGGTGATGCCGCCGTTGCCGATGCGCTACCGAGATTGGTCACCGTGCGCGCCCCAGGGGTGCCCCAGTTGGATGCGAGCCTGCGAACGAACAGCACATCGCTGTCGTCAGTGACCACCATGATCTGCACGCTGACGAGCGTTGCCCCATTTGGCAGATCGATCGGGAAGTGAATCATCTCGCTGGAACCAAGACCGGTCCACAACCCAGCACCAGGTGACGCCGAGTTGTAGGTCCAGCCTTGTCCAACACCGAGCTCGAGGTTGATCTCCTTGGTTCGCAGGGGCAGCACGGAAGTGCCGTAGGTATTGGGGCCGTAGAGGAAGTCGCCGCGGACCCGGAGATTGCCGCCGGAATCCAGGCTTCCGATCTCCTCGGCGAACTGCTCACCCATCGCCAGAGCGCGCCAGGCATGGTGTCGTCGTGAACCTTCGTCCGACGGAGTCACGAACACGCCGGCTGCGCTGTCGTCGTACCGCGGATTCGCAGTCAACAGACTCGCTGGCGTAACCGTCCCGGTTGCTCCGATCTCTAGGCTGTCCACCGCAAGCTGCGGTAGGCGGCCCAAAGCACTCAACGTGTGAACCCGCGCGGTACCGGTACCCGACGTCGGGAAGGCCGGGACTGCCCCATCCAGGCGCATTAGCTGAATGTCGTCTGGATTGTGTGTCTCGATCGACGACACCATGTAAAAACCAGCGCGGCTCGTAGGAGTCAGGATCTCTACTACCGCACCAGGACCCAGGTGGCTTTCGTTACCAAACGAAATACCAGAGTTGATGCTGATCGTGCCATCAAGCGGACTATTGGTGTCGAAGCCAAAGCCCAACGAGCCCACGAGCGCGGTCTCGGCCCCGAGAAGGCTCGCGATGTCGAGGCGATGACGCCCGCCACCGGTGTCGTAACCGGCTACGACGAGACCGGTTTCGTAGGTGTTGTCGACCTGACCTGTTTTGTCGATGTAGACGGCGTAGTTACCGAAACGCTCGACCTGCTCGCGATTGGCCTCGAGCTCGTCCGCGAATGCTGGTGTTTCGAACGACAGTCTGCCGAAGGTGTCGAACTCCGTTGCCGTAGAGACCGCGCCGGTGAGGGCGCGATAACCGATTCGGAGTGCTCGGGTAGATCCGCCGTACTCCCGGCCACCAGACGTATTCAAGATACCGCTGGCACCACCGATCACGAGCAACGCAGGCTGACTGGCCTCTGGCGCACCAGCAAAGAAACCACCGTTCACCACGGGCTGAGATGTTCCCTGATCACCCGTGGCGAAAGTCGGCCGGTAAGGCGTGTAGGTACACGCCGTATTCGCCGGGAACACCGGACTGCTGCCGTCGAGACGACGGAGCTCAGCGGTGGTATCCGTAGGCCCAAGGGCGTGGATGATGTAGAGACCGTTGTATCCCGGCGCTCCGCTGATCTCCAACATGTCGACACCGAGCATGAGCTCCGTGGCGCCGCTGACGTGGAAGAAAGTACCCGGGGTCGTCGTGGTGATTCGGGTCGCACCGGCACCGCCGACGTTCAGAGTGGCGCCACCGACACCAGACAGATCAGTGGTATCTCCGGCACCGCCTCCACGACGCCTCCCCAGGAAATGGGAGTATGCGCCTCCATTGGAGACGTGCTCGACACCAACTACACCGTTGATCGAAGCCCCAGTATTCGAGACCCGAAGACCCGCATTCGCGATGTCTTGGCCGTACATCGCGGTGTTGGCGACGTTGAGTGCTACGGCGCCGGCATCGATCGTGATGGAGCGCCCACCGCCCGCCGGACCCAAGGTACCGAGGTCGTAAGCCGCGTTGAGGCCTCCGGTCTCGAACGACGCAAGTCGCATGTTCAGATCTTCGTCGTTGAGTGCGAGGGCGTAGTGCGGGCGGTTCGAGATCGCAGCCGTAAGCTGTTCGCCGAACTGGATACCGCGATTGCCCGCGCTGGTTCCCGGGGGATTTGCCGTGCTGTACGGCACGGCGGGGCCGAACCCGCCACCATCCCCGAACATCTCTGCTGCGGTCTTGATCGCCATCGCTCTCTCCTAGAACCGGAACTCCCAACGAACCTCGATCGAGAAGAAGCCGGTCTTGTGGATGGTATCGAACGTATCGTACGCCACGAGATGGCCGCCGGCACCAGGATACACGCCGGCGCTCCCGTTGGGGAGAGACGGGTCGGCTGTACCCTTGTAGATGCCGATCTCCGAAAGTGGAACCGAAGTGAAAGATCCGAAATTGATGTCTGACTGCGAGAACACCGCGACGAAGCGGGTGCTCGTACTCGTTGGAAATACGCCGGGAGTCGAAATCTCCCGCATCCACAACGGGGCTGCGGTGACCTGTACCGGACGCTCGAGGATACCGACAGTCACGTCCGTGTCGGTTTGCAGATTCGTCCCGGCGTACCCCGCCGGATAGGCGTCGGAGTACGGCGAGGCGCTGGCGTCTGCGCTGTTCTGCCTCGTACCGCCAATACCGAAGCCGATGTAGCGGATGACGTTGTCCTGGTGCCTCACGAAGCTCGGGGGACCCAAGGACTGCGGGGTGATCACTTCGCAGAAGAACTGCCGCCCGGTGTTGACGATGATGTTGTGGGTCCGCTGGTGCCAGCGTCGCCTCTTACCACGGTCGTAGAGATCGATCTCCAGATTCCACTTGAGCTCGATCTCTTGGTTGATTCGCATCATGGCAACACTACTCCTCCGCTCTTGATCACTGCCGTTATCTCGTAGGTACCGGCAGGGAGCGTCATATCATAGGTCGGGGTAAAGCTGTCGCCTGCTGCGACGTAAGTACCGAGCACGTCCACCACATCAGTGTCGAAGAAGAAGGCCGAATCGAGCGTCAAGACCCCTCCGGGCCAATCGATCGTCAACACGAACTCGATGACGTCGAGGGGGCAGTCGACGATGCCATCGTAGAACGAGGCGCCGTCGTCGTAGAGCGACCAGATCGTACCATCACCCCTGTAGTCGTCGTACATGAAAGCGCGAGGCGAACCGCACACGGTATCAACGAGATTCATCGTGAGACCGGCGCCCACATCGTCGATCACGTCGATGTTGTCGACAACAGAACGTCGGCCCACCAACAAGGGGTACGTGTACGTGGGCTTCACGCGCGTCACGAACTGGAACAGCAAGCTGAGGTTCGTGAGAGTCACTAGATCGAGATTGAAGCGGACCACGAAGTGGTGAAACTTCTCGATCTCGGTCAGAAGGCCAGCACGTACCCAAGGGATGTACCACTTGGGGTCGTTGTACAGATCGATGATGTCGACACCCGCCCCGATAGGTGAGAACTGGGGCACCACGTCCCCAAGAGCCCAAGGCGCCTGTGTCTGGGGGTTCCTGGCGAGGCCGCTGGAGGGGCTCAGATCGAGCGGGTCTTTCTTGTAGTAGTACGTCCTGATGACTTCCGACACGACATCTGGATTGCTGGTGGTGTCGCGCAACAAAATGCGCCCAGTGGTCGGGCTGTAGTCGTCTCTGATCTCCTCGACTGTACCCTCGACCTCCGCGAAGGGCTGACCCAGTAGAATCTGTGCGCCCGTACGTACGGCCTCCACCGACGGCCCGCCTTGGTAGGCGTACAGCAAGCCGGCAACACCAGCGTTGTAGTTGAAGTCCGGTAGTTCTCGTACATCTTCGCGGTACAGACCAGCGAGCCGGCCAAAAAGATCTTCTGTGTTCTGATCATTACTGAAGATCGTCAACTCGGCCCAGAGGATGTCAGGAGGCTCGGTGTCGGAGACAATGAATACGTCATCCCTAAACAGCAAGAACGGCAGCGGCTCTCCTCCGGACTCGCGGTACAGCGGCTCAAGGATGTAGTCCACGTTCTCCTGCCAGATCGTAGGTGTCTGACTCTGCGGAATCAGATCCTGCAACCGAGGGATACCCACGGTGTCGGGGTAGATGGGGACAGCCTTCCTCCGCTTCACGCCCAGCATTCGGAGCTCGAAGCGCGAGCTATCGAGAACGTGACTGAAGACCTCCATGTCGACGGCTAGCTGGGAGCCGCGTTGAGCGACCACGACACCCCTGGCATCGGAAACCGAAGAATCAGCGGTGTCGAACACCTCGAACTTCACGAGGTCGCCGGGATAGGCGCCTTCGTATTCGTAGTCGGCGCCGCCGCGAACAACTGAAGGCACAGCCCAGGTCTCAGAAGCGTCGAACGGGAGCGGGTCGCTGAGTAGCAGTCGCTGGAAGTCCATGGGGTCGTCTGCACCCGTTTGGGCTCGATCGATCCGAAAGGACTGACCGTTGTTGAGCACCAGTAGATCGCCGCGGCGAACTTCGGGTAGCGATACACCGTCCCCGGCGTAGTAGACGCGGTCTGTCACAAGGGCGCCGGCATCACCGCGCAACGAAGCCCACACATCGGTGACGAATCCCAACCCGGCAGAGGACATCGACGACACCTGGAACCCACGCGTCGACGACCGCAGGCCGAGGCGGCACGTCCGATAGATGTAGAACGCGCCGGCAAAATTGTCGGGCACGTCCCCGCCGACCACGGTGAGCTCGCCAAGCGCGTTGTTCACCGAGGCCACGACGTGGCGTTCGCCGTTGATGGCTACGACGTCACCTGCGGCTGCCCATGACGGCAACGAGAGCGCCGGGAAGGAGATCAGATCTGTGAATCCGTCACCATCACCATCATCCGTAGTGGAGGCCCCAGTGATCTCCCTGCGGTAAGTGGGATCGTCTCGGCGTACACCGAAGCCGTAGGCTTCGATACCCGTGCCCATCAACGCAGTGTTGATGTCAGAGATGATCGTAGACAACGAGTTTCCAGTGAACACGATGTCTCGCGTATCGGTCGCCAACGCCCCATCGGGCGTTGCGTACTCGACAGAGAGCGTGAATCCCGCCACAGAGGGCACACCGCTCTCGAACGGGTGGGACGACAGCAAAACACCAAACCGCTGATCGACAACGACGTCATCCGGGGCGGGCTCAGCAATCAGCGTTCGGTACGCGATCCACTTCTTCTGGAACGTTCTCTGAGAATCCCGGACGCTGTGGTTGTAGTGATGCTGCCAGACCTCGAGCATCTGCGCCGAGACGATCTGAGCGACGCCACGCCACGCTTCCTCGAAGACTCCCCTGTTCTCTACCAAGCGCCATTCGTCGCCGAGAGCTTTCCATAGCGGAGATACATCGGGTTCAACGCCCAGGGGCGCCCGGGCTGCGACGACATTCGCCAAGACCTCTGCTGGCTCCGAGTCCGACTCTCCATCGTTGACCACGAGCTCGAGACGGTAGATGCCCTGGACATCGGGAACGATGTACGGAGTTTCGGTATCTGCGCCAACGATCAACGACTGCCTGATGATACGAAACGGAGCACCGGTCAGATCATCCGGAAGCGAATCCGTAGTAATCGCGAGAGTACCCCCTGGGTTGTTCACCGAAGCGATGATGTAGCGCTCGGCGCCAATACGAAGAACATCACCCGGGCTCACCCACGCTGGAAGTGAAGCCGGAGTGAACGACAGCGTAGTCGTCACGGCATCGGCGTCGCCGTCGTCGACGGTGGACCCAGAGCTGTTGTCTGCGGCGTACTGGCTTCCGAATGGCGCATCGAAAGCTCTCCAGGTGTACGTCAGGGCCGCGCCCTCGACGTCATAGCTCGCGCGTCCATCAAAGCGGACGGCCTGCCCCACGGGCGTCACACGATCGGCTCCTGCATCGGCGACAGGAGGAATGTTGGGGAATCGCAGATCTGAAGCCAGGCGCAGCGCCCTGATCTCCATGCCAGCGGGTTCTGTAGAGCTTCCGCGCACAAAGACACGAAAGGTATCCACCACTGAGGGCGGAGTCGCCTCGACCGGAAGCACGTAGCGGACTTCCGAACCCGCAGAGTCACCGTCTCCGATCAACACGTAAGCCCGGCCGGTGCCGCTATCGACAGCGATACGGAACGTCTTGTAGGTCCTGTTGATCTCTCTCACCAACTCAGCCGTGCCGGGTAGCGCCGTGACACTGCCGAAGTCATCGACGCGCGAGATGGCGAGGCCGCTCGAGGAGAAGTAGACAGCGATACCGCGCCCGCCGTCGTCTGCGATCATGAATCCTGCGCGGCGGCGGCTGAGATCGGAGAAGTTGTGAGGCAGCTCTGGGAACCGAAGTGTAGCTTCGAAGGTGAAGCGGGACGGAATAGCAGAGACGAAGTCGAGCTGTGCTGCCACACCATCCGCAGATCGGGCGTTCAGGACCGAAAAGTCGGTGTTGTACGAAAAGTACGGAGACGTCGACGGCGAAATCGTAAGATCTCCTGGACCCAACGACAATGCGCCGCCCAACGTGGTTCCGCTGAAGTCAGCCAGGTCCCAAGACGGTGTGGTGGGGAGTGCCATGCTGCCGTAGAGTACCCAAGATGAAGTTCCGACCGCTACCCCCAGGACTGGCGCAACGCATGATCCAGGGTGAAACCGATGTACTCACCCCTCTCATGGACCAGCGCCTGAGCTCCATCAAGTCGATGCCGTGCCCGCGCTGCCACTCCTCGATGGCCCCTCACATGGACCCCGCTCACATGTACCGCGACGGGGACCTTCTTCCTCGAGTAGTCGGTAAGTGCCAAGAGTGCGGTGCCCAAGTCGATCCAAGCAACGGGATTGTGATCGACAGAGGGGACTCCCGACTCGTCGAAGATCCCCTCCCGATCATCAAGCCCAAGTCATCGTAGAGTTCCGGCGCTGACCCGGAGTACGCGGATGTTGTCGGGGATGTAGCGTTGCGTACGAACCGTGGTCACGAAGTCCCTGACGATCTGTGCGCGGATACGTCGACTCTCGTCGTGGTACACCACAACGAACAGCGGGGCCGCACGCCCAGTAAGACTGGCCGTGTCCGTGACGTACACCGAAGATGCGCCGCGCTTCGTGAGCACGGATGTCAGATCGGTCACCTCGAGTGCCTCGTTGGGTTCGATTTCATCGAGCAGCGTTTCGAAGGCCCGACGCATGACGGCCTCCGCGGAGCCGCCGAGATAGTTCCACGTCAGCGATACGTAGTGCGGGAACAGATGACGCACCAAGATCTCTTCGTTCAGCACCCGGTGTAGATCGGAGTCGCAGAAGCTCTGGACCTCATCGACAAGCTGACTCCTGTCGTAAGTGACCTGTACGTTCTGCTGGCTGAGCTGAACGTATTCCTCGGGACTGTCCGAGGATCCCACCAACAGAATCGAACGACTGATCTCGGCAAACAGAACCTCTGCACGGCTGTAGGACAAGACAGGGTTCTCGGTGCTCAAGCGGAAACCATCAGCGGCATGACCGGTGATCTCCATCTCCACCCCGGTGTTGAGGTTGTAGACGTCGCCGGGCCCCTCCGACACCATCTGAACATCGGCGTAGTACAGCCCCGTGGCGTCCTGGTTCTCGTTCATTTCCGTGGACGACACGCGCTGTACGTAGCGCAGCACGCGGTAGGCCGAGAGCGGCTGTGAAACACCAACCAGCCCCGGTGTGCGCGTCGACAGCGTCAGCGTGTTCTCTGCGACCGAGCGGATGATGTAGATCCCACTATCCGGGTGTTCGTTGGACAAACTGAGGATCGAAAGCGTGCCAAGAGCATTCGGGGGCGTGTCGTCCAGAAGAATCGGCCGATTCGCCTGAAGCTGTAGTGCCCCCGACAGATCGAGCGACGCCACCGTCTCGCCGACTTGCTCATTGATGTAGTCGACGACGTCCTGTCTGGGCATGTCGAAGGGGAACGTGATTGTAATGAACGGATCGGTTCCCAGGCGGATACGCATCGACAACCCGCCCACAGCGATGTTCCCGACAGACGACAGCGGCGCGGTGCCCGTGATGGGGATGTACAGCAGCTCGAGAAGATCTCCGGGCTTCACTCCTTGAAGCAAGAAGTTGACGGTCGTGTCGTTGAGCGAATCGGGCGCCGAAGAAGTCCCTTGATGTGTGAGCTCGGTGAGGGGCGGCGCCGGAACAACCACTCGCTGGTTCTCGGGATCTGGCACGTAAGACAGCTCTGAAGAACCCTGGCGAGCCGTGAGTCGTGTCGAGCCGTACCGGAACTCCGCACTGGTCGGAGCCAAGAAGTAAGCGCGCGCCGACCCCACACTGGGGCGGCCAATGCGCACGCGGGCCGACACGTCGGGGTTGAACACGACGTTGTCGTACAGCGACGTCTGACCCGTAGTGTCCTCGGGCCCTACAGGACCGCGGCCAACGATGACCTCGTCGAAAGCCGAACCCGTTGTAGGACCAAAAATCACGCGCCCGCGTGTACCGGCATTGGTCCCGTCGACGACTTCGACGACGTCACCGATGCGCACGGCGAACTGACTGAAGTCCGTACCCGCAGCGACAAGCCTGGCGTTGCTCGAGCCGATGACCCACCCAAGCTCGGCGAGCGCAGAACCACCGGAAATGCGTACATGACGAGCCGAGACGATGCCGACATATTCGCGTCCGTCCTTTGTGATCACAAGAGCACGAACACCAGCAGCAACGAGCGGGGCATCACCGTTGATCTCCGCTGCCACCTGTGCCGCGGTCTTGACACCGGGAGTGAAGGTGAACACCGAAGGCGAAGGGACGGCGGCCCAGACGGCCGTGGGATCGAGCACTTCCCAGAAGAAGTCGAGCGTCCCTACGGCGTACGTACCAACAGTAGGTACAACAGAACGCGTCACCAAGCCCGTGATCACCCGCCCGTCGAAGCGGACGCCAGTACCTTCGTTCTGAAAGGCATTGCTGACCACGGCTACGGGATCGCGGAACGGGATCTGCGTACCACTGGGAGCCCCGGAGCTGTCCAGCAGTTCCATCGAGGTGATGCGCACAACAGGGGTGTCGACACCCTCGGAGCGCCTGAAGATGCGGTAGGCCACGCTACCGAGAGTCCGCACCAACACGGGCTCTACGACCAAGCTGACGGCATTGACCTCCGTGACGGTGTACTCGCCGCCGTACTCATCATCGAGCACCTCCAGGACGTCACCTGCGACGACATTTGCATCGATGAAGTTGACGGCGCCGGCAGTCGTAACCACGCCGCTGTCGGCGACCGTGATGAGGTCGGATCCCGTGAGCTTGATGGCCTTCGGGTCAGTGAGCTCGACGTCGATTTCGTCGACCACTCGCCACGACAGACCACCCTGCGCACCCGTCATGGCCGTGGCCAGCCGAACCGTATACGGGCTCGTACTGGTGATGGCGATGATGCGGTAGCTCCCGGCGTCCACGCCTTCTTCGAGGACAAGACTCATACCGGGCTCGGGCGCGCGGTCCCCGGGCACATAACCGGAGAGCTCGACAGTATCTTCGAGCCCAGGCGTAGACCCCTGAGTCAGTGCATTGTTGCCGCGGGCGAGTGGATTCTGATCGGTGAGGCCCTCGATCTGCGCTGTTGCCGTTTCGGTCTCGCCAGCTAGATAGATGTCTGTTTTGCCGCCGATGTGGATGGTGTCGTTCGGGAGCTCGAGCGTTCCAGCGGTGCTGTCGGGCAACGTGATCCCACCAGGAATGTCACTCAACGTGATTCCCCGACGCCGAAGCATCCACGTCAACGATGTCGCAGGAGACGTCACCGGTAGATCATGATCCACGCGAATCTGCGTGTTCGACAAGACCTCGAGGACAGCGGCGTCGACGACACGAAGTGCCGGCGTAGTGTCGGTGTAGACGAGCGTGACGAACCACTCGGCAGGTACGGTACCGACCGCCCCAAGGCGGGATACGAAAGACCCCGAAGGGGCATCTACGATTCGGGTGGTCGTGTTGGCGTCCAGATCGTCCGGGGCCGTGCCGGCACCGAAGAAGTTGCCGTCGACGTCCGGAGAAGGAATCGGACCGAGGCCAGCGCCCTTCACGACGTCGCGTTGCATCTCGGGGTCACGGAAGCCAACAGAGAAAATCCTACGAATCGCAGGGAAGCTCTCGGGGAGCACGGCTACGATGCCGCGGTCGGTGTTGAGTGTCTTGTCCCCGAGGGACCTCTCGACGCGCGCCACAAACTCGTTGTTGGTCTCCCGTGGTGCGCCGAACCGGAAGCGCCTCGGATTCCGCACACGTACCGCGGTCGGTACGTTCGCGATGCTCACGATCTCTCGCGGCTCCACGTTGTACTCATCACCCCGACGCTCTGCGGTGTAGTTGGCGTCGAAGTAGTACTCAGATCCCTCAATGTTGAGGAGCATCTGGTCGGCAGTGATCTGTTGGGGCCTCGTCGGCAGAAAGCGAAGCCCAGAACGCGTCGTCGCCGGATTGACCGCAGACAACGTGATGCTCTGTGGGGTCGAGAAGTAGAGACGCACCACCCCCACGGCGAAGCCACCGCCAATGCGATTGGCGAAGAAGTTGCCCATCAAGGCATCGACCTCGTCATCGCTCATGCTGTCGACGTTCCGTAGAGAACGCCGCAGCTTCACGAGCTTGGTCTCGCGAATCACCGGCTCGAGCAGCACACGCATCGGGTCGATGAGCACGTCCGTGAGCTCGTCGACCTCAGTGATGGCCAGATCCGGAAACGCTTGTCGAACGCGACTCTGCACGAAGGTCGCAACGTCCTGGTCGAACGGATCGATCCCGATGCGCTCGATGATGGGCTCGACGAGCTCGGCGTTGGCGCGACTACCCTCGCTCAAGTCGATGTCTGGGTCGTAGCGGAGTAGCGCGTCTTCGAGGAATCGTCGGAGGTCGGAGCTAGCCATGGTGATCCTACAAGGTGAGGGTAGCCGCGCCCGTCTGACCCGAGTGGCTGGTCAGCAGGATGGTCACGTAAATCGAGGTGCTTCGTGGGTCGGCGGTCAGTGCTTGGATGTCTGCCGAGAGTAGTCTTTCGCTAGGCGGGATATTGCGATCCTGGGTCTGGGCGTTGATCACGTACTGGCGTGCCGCTGCCACGGCGATCGCTACATCAGCCGCCGCTTGCTGGGAAGTGATACCACCGACCCGCTTGATCATTCCGCCGCCCGAGCGCGGATGAAAGATGTTGGTTCCCTGAGTACGAAGTAGTTGACGAAGAAAGACTTGGATCAGGCGTAGCGTGCCCGTCACCTTCTTCGGTCGTGTACCCAGGGTGAGCTCGACGAGGCTGCGTTCCGTGAACGTCAGCGACGTAGAAAGGACGGTCACGCCCGTGATGATTGCATCCTCGATTCCCTCTGGGACCTGGGCGATGAGCGCTGTCTCTGAGTACGCAACGAACTCAGGAGAGGTGAAACCGTTGATCAACACAGACTCGACGTTACGGAAGTCACGCCCACGAACAATCAGACTGCGCGGAACGACACCAGGAGCGTTCGAGAACGACGACGTCGGCAGCACGTCGAGCAAGCGTACTAGTTGAATACCGATCATTGGTCGTCCCCTGGCGGCGTGTTGACGTCGCCCTCAGCATCCGCTCTGCGGAAGAACTCAGGAGGCGTGTCCTTCATAGCGTCGATCTTTGAAGACAGCTCTTCTCGGATCTTACGTACGCGTTCCAGCCGACTCGGACTCGTGGGGTCCGTCCCGCCCTCAAGACGCTCGATGTTTTGGTCCACGAGCTCCTCGAGGCTAAGACTGACGTAGGAATCTCGGATTTCCGCAGACCGAAGCTCCCCCACGGCGTCGGATACGACGCGTCTGAACTCGCGTAGCTGCTCTCGAGCTGATGTGCGCGGTGTGTCGGCCACGGCGCAACTGTAACTCAGGGGTCCGCGTCTTCGCTATTCGGGTCGAACGGGTCGGGCTGGAAGCTCACTGGGCGCCATTCCTGAAGGATACGGGTCGACGCCGCGTTCTTAGACACCGGAGCGACCTCTCGCGCTGTCGTGGCGGCTTGGCGGACGAGCCACGTGGTGTACGACACCCCATCAGGCTCCATCGAAAAGAGCTCTTCGATACGGAGACCAAGTAGCAGATCCAAAGCGCGATCGAAACCTTGCTCCTGCATAGTACGGACGACGTTGTCGATCGGGCGCTCTCTCGACACCACATAGCCGCCCAACGCGTCCCGCAAACCGACCAATGCGGCGCGGTAGCCGTCGAGGATGCTGGTGAGCTCAGCGCTGTAACGCGCACCTCGGGAAAGGCTACCAATGGCTTGGTCTACAAGACGCACATCGGGATACGCCGCCAAGAACTGATTGATCGAAGGTTGAAGGTCAGCGTAGGCCGTAGCTCTCGCGCTTCGGATCTGGTAGGACCAGTTACCGACCTCGTATGGGATCAGCAGATCTAGGACCAGACGAGACGTAGTGACTTCTGTGATGACGGCGTCGTAAGACACGGCGGAAGGGCTAGTGAGGCTGATCAAGTCACCTACCCGTACGCCGCGCAGAAGGAAGTCGCCAGTAACCTGGAACTCCGTCAACGCCGCGTACACAGGAGTAGCGGTCACAGCAAAACCAAGTGCTGTTGCCCCCGTGCTGGGGGCCGAAACACCGATGCTGCCGGTAGTACTTGTGCTGGGGGACAACAAAACCAACCGGTCGTCTGTGATCGTAGCGAATAGCGCAATGTCTTCTTCGGGGATGACGCGATCAAGCACAATACGCGCTACGCCCGCGGACAGCACACGGTAGAAGCCTGTGTTGGTGGGGTTGGCTGCACTTGTGAGCTGGACCCGTGCGCCGGCAGGCACATCGCGGTAGTCGCCTCCGATGTAGTAGGTCAGCGCCCCCGAAGGCGGTGCAGGCGACAAAGTGAGCACAGGCCCGTCCACGGCAGTGATCTCGTAGTCCGCCACACCAGGAGCTGTGGTGTGAACAAACATACCGGGGAGCACACCGAGGGCCTCGAGGTTCTTCGAAGCGCTAGTTGCCTGGTTACCTGATGCGACCAGATCTGCGCCTTGGTCAACGCGCTCCCACAGTACGCTCTCTTCTCCGATGACCGCGGTGCGTTGACCCACGAAAGAGCCAAGTGGGGAGCGCACCGTGTCTAGTCTGACTGCGGGGTAGTTCGCCAACTCGGCCACAACAAGATCGATAGGCACGGGCGTGCCCGATGCTTCGGAAGAGAGAACCTCTGTCGGAGGAAACGCCCAGACCCAGAAGTTCTCACGCGGTGCCGTATCGAACAGGGTCTTGAGCCTAGATGCGTCACCCGGATCTTCAGACTGAAACACGAGCTGGTTCGTTCCAGCGTCCCATGTCACTGAGATCCCAGGAAGGTTGGCGTCTAGATCTAGGGCCGCCGCGGGACCATCGACGTGCGGCAACGGCACCACGTACGAAACCACGCCACCACCGTTGAGCTCGAAAGCGACCTCGTCCGCGGCAGCCAACGAAACCCAAGGCGTGATCGGTCGTGTACGCAACTCCGCACGTGAAGAGCCGGGAAGCACAACTGGGCCCACAGGGGCGCCATCGACCTCGAACGTGAACGATGTCCCAGGATCGTAGTTGTACGGGGCCGACAACACCGACGAGATGCGGGGCTGTTCGCCTGGGGAATCCAAAAGCACACCCGTAGTCGGGTCCCCAGTCTTCGGCATCAGTTCGAGCTCTGGGTTCTGAAACGACGATGCCTTCGTCAGAAGTGTTCGCATCGTCAGGAGCTCAAGCATGGCCATTCGGCTTTCGGCCTGTGCACTTGAGCCCTCCATTACGGTGCGGAGCTCTGACAGTCGTGTGGAGATCCGTGAAGCAATGTCCCGGACCGCAGTCTCGGGAAGACGAACGCGCTCCAACGAAGACAGCGCACCAGCGACAGCAGTACCCAGCGTGAGGATGGTATCATGCCTTGAAGGGCCATCGATCCACGCTTGTTTGATCTTCTCTCTGAGTTCCTCTCCTGTCTCGACTACGGAAGAACCGGACACCACGTTTTTGATCAACTCCGTGGATACGAAACGCGACACGCTTCGGCGAAAGCGATCTACCGCAGGACCAATCGAACCCCGGATGCCGCTAGTACGAGCCCCAAGCCCCGCATTGAGGTCGAGAATGGCGGCCTGAGCGTTGGCCAGGTCCGTAGTGGAGTCTACGAGCTTCGACGGTCTGGAAGCCAAAGGAGCGGATTCTCTGATGACGTCGAGAGCCTCGAGCTGGCGTGTGACCTCTGCGCTCAGCCGGTTCGCCGCAAGCCGCACCAGATAGAAGTAGGCATCCGGGCGAAGAAGTAGCGCCGTGGTCAGTAGATCGAACACACGATCCTTGACCACAAGTACGGCCCGCGCGCCTGTCTTCAGGCGAGGTACCTCGACGCGCTTCAGCAAGAAGCGATCAACTACGTCTTGAACTTCCTCGTCGGTAAACCCGGGCATGATCATCCAAGGTGAGTGTTCATCTTCTGAATGTCAGCCCGTGTAAGACGAAGCGCGTGATCGCGCACCTTCTTCGGGTCGATCCCCAGAATCGAGCAGATATACAAGAAGGAGTAGCGTCCTTCTTCGTCTTCTTCTTCCTGGCCGTCCCAGAAAAGCCAACCCGCAGCATCTACGGCGAGCTCATGATTCGAAGCGGTCGGGTCCTTGTACAGAACGAAGTCCCACACTGCTCTTCTCACCACCGCAAGAAGAAGCCGCTGGGTAGGATCAGTGCTTTGACGCTGCTCCACCCAGTCTTGGTCGACCGAAAGGTCAAGACACAACGATAGATGTAACCGCTCCATCGATCCCCGGATCTGGAATGTAGACGATTGACGTGTCTCGTCGAGAGACTCTAAGAGTCGTTGTTCCTGCGGCAATCCCATAGATCACGACCTTGTCCGAGCGAATCTCTACGCTCGCGATGGACGGGTCGTCCGTAGAGTACACGACATCTTCATGCGCCGTACCCTCAAGTACTCGAAAGTCGGTAGCCGTGATCGTAGGGGTCAACTTGAGCGAAGAACCGACGGACACTGTGAACGGGCCAGCAGGATCGTATGCGACTGCCCCGATGATGGGGAACAGGAGATGCATGATGTTGATGGACGCTCGATCAGGTACAACGATCTGACGTTGCGTATCCTCGAGGCTCTCTATGGTGACCAGGTAAAGGCCACTACGGAGTAGATCAACTTGGATGTACCCGTTTGCGTCCGTCCTCACGTTCACGCGCTCGCCCAGGATGCCGTGACCGTCGACTACGAGAGGCCTGAAGCACGGGATGAACGCGACATCCACTCCCTTGTTCGGTCTACCGTCCGCGCGCCAGATGTAACCCGAAGCACGGCACAGTCTGGGATTGGCAGAAGTCGGAAGATCCAGCAACTCGGCCGTGATCTCAAAGTTGTTCGCCCCGGTTGGTGCCAACGCCGGCGGAGAGTAGACCTCGATGTACTGTGGCGATGGAATGGCCCCTCCAGCAATGTAGAAGCGCAACTGGTACAGCACTGCTGGATCGTCGCCGTTCAGCGTGAACTCCACTGTGCCCGATAGGACGTCACCTGTCGTCGCCTGCGTGATCAGCGTAGTACCCGTGGCGTCGTAGACGCGCACGACCACACCGTCTACGGAGTCTGAGCCGACGCTGTCGTCTACGACGCTGATCTGTACGGTCTCGAGCGGCATGTCGGCTAGCTTACCAAAACACCGGCCTTCTCGCCTATCAGCAGTTGAGCGGGAGAAACCGCATTGGAGGAATCATGGAACAGAAGACCGAAGATCACACCGCCGCCGGTGAGCCCACACTCACGGACAGTGAAAAGGCTTACGCCATGCTGGCGGAGCTGATGACCACCACGATCGGGTTGCTGAGCTTCAACGGGCCTGGCGAGAAGGACATCGCCGATGCCGTGGAGACCGCGTGTCTCCTCCACGGCATCGGCACCAAATCGAAGGACGCCGTGATGCGAACACTGGCGTCGAAAAGACTCCACATCCTGAACACTCACCACGCCGTCGGCACCCTGAACGAGGCCGAGAACGGCTCGTGGATGAACGCGGGCTGTGCCTGCATGCGCTGTCAGATCCTCCTGCGCGCCAAGCTGTCGGACCGCCCTGAGGTTCCGGACGTCGAGGGCGGTCACGTTCTCGCACATCAGATCCGAAAGCGCCCCGACGCCGAGACCGTCACGGACGAGGCGACGAAGCGCGGTGAGCTGATGCACGGCTTGCTGCGCAACATCACGGGGGACGACTCCTCGTCAGGCGGCGGGCTGGAGCAGCTCCTCAACACGCTGCGCTCCTCCGGCATCGAGATGACCATCATCAACGCCAACGAGCTCTTCGGGCCGCCCGAGAGCGAAGGATGAAGCCAGAAGAGGGGGGGGGGGGGGGGGGGGGGGGGCCCCCTGTTTTTTGG